GGTATTCCGTTTCTGTAAAAAATATTATGATCGATGGTACCATGTAAAGTAATGCCGCCGCCTTCAATGCCTGCATCTGGCAAGGATCCTGCCGGTGATGCTAGCTCAATATTAATATCATTAACTACTAGATTGTTAACCGTGACATTGGTTGCGGTGTTTTGAACAAATAAATCACCTCGAACAATCACGTTACCTTGTATATCAAGACTTGCTTGGGGATCTTCATTCCATATTCCAACACGCTTACCTGATGGGTTAACTGTTACAGCAGAAACTGTACCTTCAACAGAGCCGTTAACTAAAATTTTAAGTTTAGTATCAAGTAACGTAGAATGGATCGTCGACACATCGGCACTAGTTTCATCAACATATAATTGAATATTTTGATATTGTCCAATTGCTAGGCCACCGTTAGAAAGAATTCCTAACTGCCCATCTATAGTTCCGTTTGTATCGTTTCTTAAAAATTTAGTGCTATCAACGTTGGCAACAGATGTAGCGTTAGTTGCTGTGGCAGTTATTCTAATTCCAGGAATGCTGTGATTAAATGTTAGGCCTGCCCAAACTTTTGCAATACCGTTATATGGTGTAGCAGGAGTAAATGTGACTTCACTTAGAATTGCAATCAACACTCCGTTGTTATACAAACTAGATACTGTATATGTTTGCACGTTGTCGGCTAAAATATCTTCAACTATCCACCCTGCTTTTCCTTGAGAGTCGGAATAGATTGGGCCTGCTGTAATAAAATCAGCACCATCATAAACTTTTAATTGCTTAGATACAGAGTCTAGCCACAAATCTCCGCTGACAATTCCAGTAGGGGTTGTTGGACTAACGATCGGACCGCCTACTGGTTTGAATTGGTTAGTTAGATTGTAAACAAACATTCTTCCCAACGCAGTATTGTACCACAACTGCCCGACGAGCGGGCTTCTTGGCTGTGCCGGGCTGGCAAAATTTTCTAGCAGATGAATAAAGTTTGTGTTATAGTATGTTCCGTATGCACTAACATTCTTACCAATTAAAGTCAGGCTGGTAGACAATTCATCTGTTTTTTGATCAGATAGATTTAATAAAATTTTTCCGTTAGTAAGTTTAAGTGTATATGCCATAGTCTTAAGTCTTTATATAATAATCCAAATATTGCGGCGAAGTAGGACCAGCACCTAATTGAGAGGACAAATCAGGAACATTAAACTGACTTCCGGAGCCACCGTAGGTTTGTCCAATAACTGCATATAGCGCGGGGTAGTCTGCAATATTATATGAAGATCCGTCACACTTTAACCATCCTGCTGGTACCGAGCCTGATTGTCCGGCGGTTGCCGTTACTGCACCTGTAAATAACAGTAGCTTGTAAACATCTTGTAAGAAATCTGCTTTAGTTTGTTTATATAAACTTCCATTTCCTTGTAAGCCGCTATCTGGTAACGCCTGTGGACGATATACCATCACAGAATCAGTTATTGAAGTAGTCGATGTTGATGCTTTACTAAAAATTGCTTGGGCAGTTAGCGTAGTTATAAAACTTTTATTTGCGGCCGGAGTACCGTCCCATGATAAACCTGCACTACCAACATCACCTGAAAGGTAGAATGTTGTTGCTCCGACCAATTTAGTTGCGATTGTTGCGGTACCTGCTAGATATCCAACAAATGTATTAGCGTAGATATTTCTCCAACGTTTAGTCGGACTGCCGATGTCGTATGTGGACGTAGCATATGGAATCATTGCTGTAGGTGATGTTGTATTTTCATCACCTATTGTTAATGGACCTACTAAAATCTGCTCATACTTACAAGTTAGTGTTGATGCAACGTAGGCATTTGATACATACAAATTATGTGAAACGTATGCTGAACCTGTTGAATATAAATTTCCAGATAAGCTAACATTGCCGTTTACATCTAGATCAGCTGTTGGACTAGCTGTATTAATTCCAACCCGCTTACTAGTTCCTTTAATTGTTAAGATAGAGTTCTTAATATTATCTTTAACTATCTGGAACTGGAAGTCGCCGCCATTATATGTATTAAGGAATGTACCTTGATACTGATTATCTCTTTGAATAATAAATGTAGGATCTAGGCCAACTGTTACACCACCGTCGTTACCAACATTTAAAATTCCGCTAATTTTTTGATTAATATCATTTCGAACAAAATTATTTGCACTAACTATTTGTAAACTAGGTACTGTTTGCTGTAGGGCCGCGGCTTGACTAGCCACACCGTTATATTGTGCATAACTAGGAGATACTAATGTTCCAAGATTTTTTCCTGTAACATTTGATCCGGATTTAATAGTACTAAATCCATCAATAATTTGTAACGGAGTAAATGCATCTTGTGAAATAATTTCTATTGCATTACCGTTTATATAATTGATAACAATATTATGGGAGCCGCCTAATATATCAGTTGCAGTCGTAGCATAACTACCAGATTTTAATGCGTTACTATAATTAGGACCAATAAGTGTAAAATCAGCTCCGTTAAAAATCTTTAGTTGATTATTTGAAGTATCAACCCATATGTCACCGATTTGAGTATTAACTGGCTCGTTTGCTTGCTGGTGTACACCGCCAACTGGATACCAAGTTGCGGCCTGTGCGGTCCCATCGTTAATTTTTAATTTTTTAGAATTTAAGTCAGTAGTGTCGAACCATAACTGTCCTTCGATTGGGTTATTTGGCGGACTCGAACTAGAAAAGTTTTCAAGTAAATGAACAAGATCTTGTGCAAGGACCTGGCCATACGATGGAAAATTTCGACCAACAAGTGTTAATGAAGTGTCAACTGTGTTAACATTGCCTTCTTGTACGGTAATATAGTATCCACCGGCATCTTTGGCCGGATCCGTAAACGTTATTTTATAATCACCTGTTGCCATTATATTATCCGGTTAATGATGTTAGACTTTGTATTCTAACAGTATAATCTATTTGTAGAATACGATTTAAACTTTTTTGCACTGGATGGAATATAACGTGTGTTAACAAATCACCAGTTCCGGTACCGTTACTGTTGTATGCTCGTAACCCTAATTCATCAAATACATAGGTTCCGTTGTAGTCTGTTGAATTATCAAATGCACCTTGCCCGTTTGGTTCACCAAAATCCAATAAACAACTTACTAGTACATCAGTGTAAGGTGTACCGGTAATGTGTCTTACTGTCATAAAATTACGGCTTGGATCTAGATTATCAACACTATTAGTATCAATTACTTTAGAGTAGGTTTCGTTGTATAAACTTGCATTGATACCAACAGCATTAGGAGTTAGATATGTAATAATCCCTGTCGGATCAACGCGGCTACCACCATTGCCGAATGCCATTTCGCCTATCCATCCCTCGCCTTGATTGCTGATTGCTCGAGCTAACGCAATACTAAAATTTTCGTAATGAATTGCATTAGGTTTATCAACAATAACTTCTCCTGTTGTAGGGTCGCTAATCTTAATATGTCCGCGAATATGCAGGTTGCCTTGCTCAGTTGGAGCGGCTTCTTGGGGGGTTTTCTCTTGATTTTCAGTCATTTTTGTATCGTTTGAATCGTCCATAATGTTATTTATCGCTTAGTTAATTGTATTGTTTACCAGGTTTGTGTAGTCAATGCTACACGCTTCCAGATGTTTGCTACACCGTCAGTATAGTCCGCTATGCAATAATAGATATGCGAGCTACTTGCGGCTAAAGAACCTTCTTGATCACCCGCTTGGCCTTTACTAGTTGCGGGTACATCTGCTAATTTCCACGATATTGTACCGTTTGCAACGTTTAGTCCGTCGCCAACTATTACTGTACCTAACTTAGTTTTTGTTGCCGGTAATACTGGTTCTGCTGTACGCTGTTCGGGTGTAATTTCTGCTTCATAGGTACCAAAAGAGATATAATTGTCGTTTGCAACAGTAACACTTTGGCTCATGTTTACTTGATATAAGCGAACATTATTAGTATTCCATACAGGAGAAACTGAAACTATAGTTCCGGGTAGTAATACACCTGTTGTTGCATTTCTAACCCGTTGTCCGTTACTCGGAGTAGCTGAGCCAGTAACATCTATATTGTGAACAAATATCGTTTGTCCGGGGGCTCGAGTTGTGGCTAACGGATAAAAACTTGTAGTAACTCTCCACATATTTGCATCTGAGGTAGGGCCAGTAACTAAAGGACCGGTATGGGCTCCTTGTAGAACTACTGATGCTGAAGGGGTATAGCTACTACCAAATGCTGAGATGCTGATCGCAGATACTGGAGTAGCTGAAAGCACCGATGACCCTTGTGCTTTCGTAACTCCGTTAGCTTTAATATTAAAAATCGGAGCTTGTGTGTAATCTGATCCAGGATTATCTAAACTAACTCCTCTAACCCCATATAACACTTCTGTAAAATTTTTCTGTGTTCCGTCAAGATTTGAGCTTAGATACCAATACCCCGGCTGGCCGGCATTGTCTAGTGCCGAACAGGTTACAGGAACAAAATCTCCCTCAACAGTCCCGTTTGGTAGCTGACCTTCATCTAATCGGTTAGCAAGATACCAGCTGTATTGCCCGCCGTTGGCAACTAATTTACCTACCTGTACTGTTTCGCAGATTAGCGGATAGTTTCCGTCAGCAATAACTAATTGAGGGACTTCAAACAAATAAGTTCCTAAAGGAATTGTAGCAAATGCCAAGTTAATATCAAATGTTACTACTCCGCTAGGAATATCTACGTCAGTATATTTTAACGCTTTAGTTTGATTAACTTGAGGATCACGGAAAGTTGGAAGGCCATCTCGCAATTCAGTCAATGCAACATACGGTAAGAAATCTGCCAAACGCTGTACAATCTGAGCATCACTAATTTGTAATTGTGCCTGGGCATTAAGAGTTGTTTGATTAGCAAAAACTAATGATGCAACAGGAGGTGAATTATAAGACAGAACAGGAGATTTAATATACAATCCCATATCGGCAGAAGCCTGTGCACCTGTACCATCGCCACCTGTAAAGTCGATTGTAACTGTATCCGATGGACGGAACCAATATGTACTAGTAGTATCTAAGACTGTATAAGTTAAAGAATCTATAGATGTTGGAACAATCGAAGTTGTTGCTTGGAATCCGCTTCCAGTTGCATCAGTGACTTTAATTACCGGTGCAGATCTAAAACTACCAGACGATGTTAGCGCAGTTGCTACAATAGATTTACCTAATTCAAAACCGCCACTAGATGCAATCTTACCACCAGAGTATGTAAGCTGAGTGCCATTGATATCAATACTATCAGGGCCAACAAAAAGAGTATTCCATCGCTTAGATGCGCTACCAAGATTTCTTGTATCATTACCGTCTGGTAATATATCTTGTGCAACTGCGGCCAATCCCGATGTTATTCTACCATCAATAATTTGTGCATCATTCTTAATTGCAATTGACCCGAGCATACCTGGGTGAAAAATACACTGATAGTAAACAACACTCTGTGACGGGGCATCTGGCACAGTCCAAAACATTGTACCGTTGAATCGACCGACAAAGTTAGCGCCTGCGCCAGCAACGCTTGTACCGGTGTTAGATACCCATAACCAATCGCCCTCTGTTACTGCGGCGCCGCCTGGGGCTGTCCTAATTTGTACAGGATGTGATGGTTGATTAGGAATCACAAAAGCAACTGTGCTTCCCGGTAAAATTCCAGTAACGCTCGGGTTTGAACCTGTATAACCTTCAATACCGTAACCCGAAGTATTTCCAGCGGATGCAACAATTCTTAATTCTTTGTATGCAGGTCTTGATAGTCTAGCATTTAATGTAAGAGCGGCATTTTCGCCAATTAATTGAAGCCCTGATCCAGGAGTAACTACGCCAGGTACTAGTGCAGTTGCAGTAGTAATTGTAACAATCGGAACACTTAATGTTCCGTCACCTGTTACGTTTACACCTGTACCGATCTTAATACCGCCGAGACGTATATCAGTAGCAGTACTAAATGGAGCCAACGGACCTACTGGACCTTGCGCACCTGTGTCACCTTTATCTCCTTTATCTCCCTGGGCTCCAGTATCGCCTTTGGCGCCTGTTTCTCCAGTTTCACCCTTGTCACCTTTTAGGGTTGTTTTAAGAGCCGAGTAAGTTAATTTTTTTGTTACTCCGTTGTCAACAACAACGAACACGCTCTGATCGGCCATTGTTGATACAACTGGTAGTTGTGTTATTTTTGTCATAGTTATTAAATTCCTTCTAGAGGGTTCTCTTCTTCATCAGTTAATACAGCGCCAGTTTCAAGAATGATAACTGGATCGCCTGGGTAATAATCATCAGTCGGTAACGGTGCTGGGCTCTCTTCTAAGAACTTAAACACCGTAGTATTTTCAAATATTTTGCCGGTTCGTTTTACTACTGTTACTTCGACGCCTGGCTGGATATCAAAATCAAAATGCACTACTGGCCGTTCAACACTATTAATTATCACAGAGCTCATGGTGAACTGAGGATTTATAGTACTAGTGTTGAGGATTCCAAATGTGTTAGTTTCCCCCGAATCGTAAGCAACTGCTAAAGAAGAAGTTGTTACAGGGTTAACTGTTGGTTTGAGTAGCGGTAAGCCGCCGTAGTTTACCGTAAATAGGTCTGTTAACGGAGGAGCATTAATCGATCGAGTCAACCCAGTAATAGGATCGATCCACAGTTTGTTAGTTATTCCAGTAATTGCAATGCTAGTTAATGTGAATACATTGGTTGTAACTGTAGACACAAATTTTTCAATTTCAGTAGTATCAGTAACTGGTAAATTTTGTGCTTTACCTTGATCAATAACTAAGGTTCCTTTTGGATAACCATCAAGGATACCTGTTCCTAATGTACCTCTTCTTAGCTGTGACAATATGTTGTTATTGACTGTAAAAAATTCAATACGCTCGCCAGCAATGTAAACAATGCCCGGAAGGTTCTTTTCAGGAGCAGGTACTGAAAGCACACTTGCATCTTCTACTGTAATTTTTGTATCATTTCCAACTAATGGTTCTGCAAGACGAGTTGTATTACTTTGACTTAATCTCTTATAACTTGTACGACCAACAATATCTGTAAACATACGATAAGCAGTAGCGCCTGAATATGCATTATCATTTAATGACGTAACTATAATTTCATCATCTGTTGATTCAAAAATTCCGTCTCTAAGTGTAATAGTTTTATTATTGTCATCTAACATATAATCAATTTCATTGATTAAAGGTTTTCTATTATATTCTACCCAAATATAATTTGAGTTAGATATTTCTCTGCTTAATGTGTATTTGCCAAGGCGATTTGATTGATATTTTTCTTTTCGGATGCCGTCAGCATCATGATTATTAAATGTTATAACCCGTAAAGTATCAGATAATGCGCCGGCCTGGTCTCTCGGAACAGCAGTAGTTAAAACAACCTTTCCATCTTGTATTTCGTAGTCATGGAATCGAAGGATAACGATTGCTAACGCATCTCCTGTTTTAATTTTTTCACTACCAAATAATACTCGAGTAGGAGGAGGTGTTAATTGATAGTCTATACTAGGAATCAATTTTTCTCCATTTTTATAAACTTCTAATACTCGCAAATCAACTTGTCCCGGAATAACTGGATCATTCGGTGCAATATCGTACTCGTATTTTCCTTCTTCAACTACGTAATATGTAGTTTGTGGTGGAACTAATCGCTTTTTATTCCATTCAACAATTACTTGTGAATGGTGTGGTAGTACAACTCCTGGAGGATTTGTTAATGTAAATTCAGTAGTTGTGTTTGGAACATTTGAGAAAATTTGTTCGTGTACTTGACTATACGCTTTTGATTCTCCGGTAAACATCCATACTTGAATCTCTTTAGTCCCTATTGGATCGTGTAAAACTCGGACGGCTCCTTTTGGATTTTTATTTTTTGATCTGCCCGGGGCGGCTTCAATAAAGAAATTTGTAGTTTCAATGCCATTAACTGTTACATAAGCATCGTTAATAGCAGATAAACTTGCAACCGAAACAATAGTTGTCGAAGTGCTTGACGAATTCCGTACCAGTTGATAATCTATTAAGCCGATTCCGCCTGCTGTTAAACTAGTAATGCTCAACCATGTTTGTGTAGTTGCAGGGCTAGTTAATGTTATTGTTCCAGCAATAGTATTAACTGTATAGTCTCTATATATCCTTAAAGGAGTAGTATCTGCAACAACAAATACAGATGCAGTACTAGCCACCTTCATGCCAATCGGATATGTTAAATTTGCTGTTAGCTCGTATCGACGATTTAAAATATAGGGGCTAGCTTGTGTTTTTTGTTCAAACACAGTAATGCCAATAGCTTCTTGAACCTGTCCAGGTAATAGTTCCTCTGGTGCATAACTGCTTGAAGGATCTAAAAACTTATATCCATCAATATTAATATCTGCAGGAAGAATACCGAGCGTAATACTGTCTAATGGACCACCGTCAATAACAACGTCAAGGGCGTCAGGGTCAGCAGGAAGAACTGTGCCATCACTTGTTTGATCTCTAAAAGTTACTATATTATCAGTAGCGGTATTAAAACTAGTCAACGGAATATAAACTGTAGCGGTATTATTCTGACCAATAATAGTTTGTGTAATTGCAGTACTTGTATTTTGATCTATTCTTACTGAAACGCCTGTTCCAGAATTTAGATAGACGTTAATATAGGTTCCTGAACTGACAGTAAAAGGCGTTACTACTGGTACTAGACCTTGTTGTACATAGACTACTTGATTGCTTAGTTGATTCTTTAATCCAGACCAGTACGAAATTTGCGAGGTTGATTGCCCTATTAAATTAAGTATATAAGAATATTGAGGGTTTGGAATATATTGAGTTCCAAATCCGGACCCAACTATAATAAATGGAGGAACATCTATAATATCAATATTCAGCTGAGTGTATCTATTTTGCCAGAAACCCAACTGTGCAGTAGCCTGAGCTTCTTCATTTTGTAATGATAATAGTTCGTCCTCGAAATTACTTTGAGGATTTTTTACAATTCCGTAGTTTGTTTCAGCTGAATAACTATCCCATGCGCCTTCCCAATACTTTAATGTGTCCCATGCACTAGAATAGCTAAACGGCAATGTCTCTATTTTTACGCCGCCATAACTGAGACCTTTCATTAATTGCTCAGGGTCCTTGCCGGGCATTCCTGGAAGAGGAGCATAGTATTCATCAATTCTATCGTATGCTGATAAAAATTCTACATCTTTAATATAATCAACTGTTAGTACTGCATTGATTATTGGAACAAAATTTAATTTTAATCTTCCATATCGTTTTGTAAAAGTAAGTCCGTTAGTATTAGTATATTCTTCAGTATAATGCTCAATTGTAAATTTATCATTTAAAATTAGAGAATTATTTTGTTTTAATATAATAGTATTTCTATCTAAGCGGGGCACCCATGTTAAGTTAAAAGTATATGCTTGGCCGTCACCGATAAATTGATCTGTGTAGGATAAATCTACAATCTCTCTATTATATCCTATCCTATCAAATTTTAAAGTTAGGTTATTGGATCTAACTTTTCCGTTACTTAAATAGGCCGAAGCTTTAGCAGGTTTTCCTGCAAGACCCAATCCGCCTTCTAGGTAAACTGTCGGCGTTAATGTATAACCTGTTCCAGGTTTTATTATTTCAATTTCGTAAACTTTTCCTAAACTAATATACGCTCGCGCTGTGGCGCCTGCTCCCAAATCACCGGGCGCTGAAATAATTTTAACTGTTGGAGGAGTAATGTAGTCTTCGCCACTATCATATACTGCTATAGCGTTTACGCTATGTGTAAAGTTATCATACCATGATCTATAAGGATACTGAAGTACTGCCGGGGAGGTCTTACTTAAAGTTTCAAACGTGTCTGTTACAGAATTGTAATACGGTGATAAATCAAAATCTGTTGTAAAAGTTTCACTGCTTTCTTGATTGTCATATTTTACGGTGAAGTTTCTTATCTTTGTATGATATGGCTTAACTTCATTAATCCATTTTTCATAGTAGGAACTATCTTGTAACTTGTAAGAAGGACGTTGATCTAATGCGCCTGCCTCGTTTGTAACGTTTATAAACGAAGTTTTAAATGCCCAGTCTAAATTAGTTTGTTCGTGCATTGCATATTTTACTGCTTTGAAGAAGAACTGATTCCAGTACTGTGATAAAGAATTAACAAATAATTCGTCTTTAATTGCACGTAGTATAAAAATCAATTCTTGGTTTATGCTCTGATCAAAAAGTGTTTGATCAAAAGCCGCAATTTCGTCAAAAGCAAAGTCAGTAAGATCTTGATTCCAAATTTTATCTGTGATTTGTATGGTTCCGTTTTCTTCGTATACTACATCCCACTCTTTACTCCATGTACCTACAGTGGATGCATCTACTCTCCTTAACACCATGTATGTGCCGTTACCTGCATTCTTAACTTTAACGTACTCGCCTGCAACTATGTTAACTGCATTAAGTTCATATGTATCTGCTACAGTATCTGCAAAGTCTTGCAAAGCATTATAGGTAGGATCTTGCCAATCAACAAAATTCCAAAATAATCGAGTATCATATTTTTGAGTTTCTCTTCTTACCCATTCTTTAATATTTTGATCCCACTGGAGCTTTGTCCAGAAGCCCGCGGCATCTATATCGGACTGTACTATAACTGTATACGGTCTAACTGACAGAGTAGGAATAGACGTAAATCCGGTTCCACCGCTTTCAACTGTTGCGCCGATGACTTGTCCTAGTTCATTTAGAATTGTTTTGATTATAGCATTTTCACCTGTACCAGTAACTGTAACTGTAGGAGGGCGAAGTGCGTTATATCCGTTACCTGGATTGGTAACTGTTACTTGGTCAATTCTACCTCTGCTATCTATCGTACATGCAAGTTCTGCTTGCTTGAGGCCGCGAGTGATAATCGTACCTAATGTATAATTGTCTTCAACTATAACATCATACTCATTTAACAGCTCGTCTGGAATAATATCGTATGAGTTTAAATTATCAAACGTACAAAATTTAGCTATACGCTCAGTTAATAAAATTGAATTAGTCCATGTTATTAAATTACGAAGAGCATTAAATCGATCAACAAACATGCTCTGTCTCGGTCTAAATGAAATTCCGTATCTTTGTTTTGCATTCAGTAAGCTATCAGGAACTTCGCTTCCTACAGAATCAAACCCTGCAAGACTTTCGATTAATTTCCTTTCAAGCATAATTGGTGGTCTGCTAAATGGATCATTCTCCTGTAGCAACAACCATTCAGTATGTCGAGGAACACTATCAGACCCTGTGTCATAATTGATATGCAGATTGACTTCTTGTGCCTGGATCGTGTCTTTAATATTAATTAAACTAAAACTATTTTTACTTAAGACATTAACTGCTTTTAAATTTTGTCCTCTAGGATCTGCAATCAATCCTGCAACTTCTAACCCGCTTAATCGGCGAGTGTCTATGTCAGGAACTGTTACTTTATTTTTAACCCAGAAATAATAAACATTTGAAAAAGTTTGACTTATGCTATTGTAAACTTGTTTAATACTTAATACGCTGTTGTTTGGATATTTTGGTTGTCCGCTAATTCCTTTAATTATACCTTCGTTGGTATCTGCAATCGCGGCCCACTCGCTTGGCAAGTATTCTGAACGTACCCACTCATATATTTGAATAGAACTTCCTGGAAAAATTGATCCCCAGTTATTTTTTCTATATTCTAACTCGCCTTGTTCATACCATACATATTTGACCGAACTAGTGTCCCACCATAATTCCCCAATATGTTCATCAATCCAGTTTGTAGTTGAATCTACAGAGACCCCGCTATTTCCTAAACTATAAATTGCTGGGTCAAATAGTGTTTTATAAGTTAATTCTTGATCAGCTACTCCGGAAACTTTTCCTTTCATTGGATCAATAATTGCTAGATAATCTTGTATTCTATCATCGTTAACGTTAACAGTGAACACCTTCTTTACTAAATCAGTATTAACTAAACTATCTTGTGTTCGATACTCTGACCAACTATTAGTTGAAGAATCTATTTTACTAAAAATTAGCAACGAGCCGTTAGATGCTCCTGCATCAGTATCCGAGCTCGGCATTCCAACATATACATTATCATTAGCTTGCGCAATACTATAACCAAAATTACTATCTTGAATAATCAGATTGCTGTCTAAGTCCTGCGCATAAGAGAAGTAAATGTTGTATCGATTAAACACGCTAACGTTACCGACATTACCTAACTTATCATAAAATATAGTACTATTTGCATCAAAGGTTGTTTTTCTTACTTGAGTATCGGAAGTTGGATCATTTACATATTTTCTTGACGGTACTGTTGTATCTGGATACAGTCTATAATTATAAATGTTAAAAGTTGTTCTTCTCGAATATAAATCTCCAAGACTAGAAATAACAAGATTCTGTTTATCTTCGTCTATAATAATATCGGTACCGAAAACAGTATTGGCATGCTTATTTGGATTAAAGAGATTTTGTAACCAAACGTATGCAGTACCAGACCAGCGCCACACAGAAACTACTCCTTGTGTTGCTTCGATTTGATTTCCTGGAGCAGAAACAAATAAGTACTCGCCGTCCTGACTCATTGCTAACTTATTGCCTAGACTGTCTCCGGACGAAATTATTCCAACGATGCCTTCACTTGACTTGTTTATAGTTTGTACTAAATTAAAATTAGTTCCAGATTTAGTATAGACTAATACTGCACCTTCATTCGCACGATATCCTGGAGCACCTACTGCTACTATTGACAGATCAGATGCAGATGCAATACTTGTACCAAACTTAGGAGGATAGTTATTAAAGAATGTTAGAGGGTTTGTTAAGGTTTCTTGGGAGGTAACAAATATACTACGGGTTGATGTACTAACACCAATGTTAAAATTGACTACAGCGTCTAAGCCAGTAGTATTTCCAAAAGTTACTGTAGGTGGTTGATTATATCCATAACCAGGATTTGTAATTTCAATTTCTAAAAGTTGTCCTGCAATTAAAGAAGGATCGTCTTGTAGCTCTTGATTAGAATATGTAGTCACAGAAGAAATTCGAGCAGTTGCCGTGCTTCCTCCTTGAATCTGGGGGGAACTTAATGTTACTGTCGTAGCAGTTGTATACCTTCTTCCCGGAACAGCAACTGATGCCCCAATAACACTTCCGCCCATTTGATAAACATAAACTTTACCTGTACCTTCACCGGGTGCTGATACAAGGAGTGTCTTATTAACTGTACCAGTATTCAATGCAATGTCATAACCGAATTGTCCGCCTGCTACTGGAGTCGGACTTGCTAACACTCCTAGCGTAATATCAACTGCGGCTGGTCTATATAATTGGGTTATCTTTACTAGGCCGGTATAATCGAGCTGGGTAGCTGAAGCAGAGACACTTGCATATCTTACTGCTCCCGAGGCTCCGAGTTTAATACGACTAGCATTAGGGGCTCCGGCAAATATTAAATCTTCGTATTGATCATATTTTAAACTAAACCCAAACAACGGAGAAATTGAGCTTACATAATAATCTGTATTGCCAACATCGTTTAATCTATAAGAAATATATGTATTAGCATCAACTGCTCTAGCATTTGTTCTTTCATAAACAACAATTAAACCAGGACCAAAGTTAATGTCGGGATATCCCGGAGCACTAACAACAAATGTACTAGTCGAAGTTTCTATTGAGGTTCTAAATCCCCATAGTTGACCGGTATTGTTAACTCCGCTATCAATTAGTGAAGGCGTATAATTATTAATCTTTTTATAAACAGCAAATTTGTTGTTATTGTGATTGCTATCTACCCAAATTTTATCATCAAACTCTATGCTTCCAAGATTTGGTAGATTATGGACATCATCAAAGTCTTTAAATCTAACAGATACAAACTTAAACAATTGACCAATAATAATATTCTCGGTTGTATATGAATATGATATATAAACACCTTGACTTGTTATTGTTGAAGGAATGCTTATGTAAATGGAATAATTATTATCGGCTATTTTACTAATAGATGTGATAATAGTGCCTATTGCAATACCGTTACCTATTATTTCTGCACCTATCGCAAGGCCTTCGTTCGAAGTGACGTTAGTAATAATTTCGCCGCTGTCGGTGATATTTCCAATAAAAGACCCAGAAATAGTTTTAGAAGTAGTTGCAGAATACGGCTCTGCAACTAAGTCAGTAGCAACAATAAACGACGTAGGTGTGGGTGCTTGCAATACGATAAAAATTTTATTAATTTCAGTAATAAATCTTGATACACCAATAATATCGCCTGGTTTTAAACTATGAGGTTTAGCAGTAGTGAATGTTGCAGAACTACCAATCACGGTAATTTTAAAATCAATAATAGCATTTTTCTGTCTAGTATAACGTAATACATCCCAATCGCCATCTTCCCGGAATCCGAGCCAAAATGTTGATCCTTCTTTAATAGCATCTGCACTTGCAATGTCCAATAGACTATTTTTATTAAATGCTGTTGCTGTTATATCATCTAACCGCACATACCCTGCATTTGGAAGAGGAGTTATATAATCGATGTTGTTAGAGTCGCCGAATGCGATAGGATCAAATGTCGGGAATACTGTTTTCCAATCATAGTCTTCTGGTTGAATCAGAACATCTTTTACAGGTTTGTAATACGTAAAATCATTTGTAATTTTTTCATAATCAATAAATTGAACAATCTGTGGATTTTGTATAAACTTACTGTCGTCGAGATTTATTTCCAATTCTTGGTAAGTGTTATAACCGCCAAAATGTCCTATACGGAAAGCCCACGACTCATTAAATGTTGCCTTACCTTTTAGACTATTAACTGTAGCTTTAGATATTTTGTTAATTGCATTAGCTGTACCCTTTTCACGAATATATCCTTGATAGAACTTGTATTGAGCAATACCGTCATTAAAGATATTATCTAAGTAAACACGGGGACTATATCCTGTTAGATGTTGTGCCATTTGTTGCTGGCCCGTATCAAAATTATCAATATCTAAACTATAAAAATCCTCAAACTGACTAATTTTATAATCAAAGTTTGGTAATAGCCCAGGGGATGGTTCTTCAGCTAGCTTATTCCAGTTATCAAAATTAAATGTATCTGCGCCAAATATCTTTGTTATTGCGCCGTAATATCTGCCGTTGTATCTTACAACTTCGCCTGCACTATAATCTTTATATGCTTGCCAGTCGTTGACTATTGCTTCATCAAAGACAAATCCCGGACTTGTAAACCCGCCTGTCCATTCGCTAGTTCTAAAGCCAATTAATTTTACTCGGCGCTGGCGGTATCCAGTTTCTACATCGTATATGATATCATTGAACATACTATAATTGTTAAAAACAATAGCATGTTGTTTTTGTATCATATTGAACTGAGCATAGTAAACACCTACTCTAGGAAATGCTGTACTAATTTCGAATTCGCCGTCGAGCCTACTTAAAAGAAATCCATTTTTCGGAAACGCACTTCCGTCAGCCGATAGTAAACTAAATTCATAATTTTCATTATACAGATCATCTGCCACTCCGTAGACTGCATCACCGATTCCACTTGTAGTGCTAAATTTTAATTTGTCTGCAAATGGGCTTAATGTGATAATAGACCCGACTGACCAGTTTTGTGTTGCCCAGAATAAAAATTCTTTGGTGCTAAATTCCCAATTCATTATTTCGCTAAATTCGGAATTTAGATAGTCAAAGACAAACCCTTGATTTTCAAGATATTTTCCGTAGCCAAGCAAGAAATCTGCAATAGCTTGTTGAGTTAAAAACTTTGTTCCATAAGGAATCTTTGTAATTGTACTGTTGTAATTTTTAGATTTAGCAACCGATATACCGCCAGTGACTGGTAACCCGTTTAATTTTTGAAACTTAGTTACGTCAAAGGATGTATCGGATGTATGACTTGACTTTGTACGATAAAATATATTACTGTTAAAAACTACTTGACCCGATTGATAAAATTTATTTTGCGCCCATGTAAGATAGTTTTCACCTTTACCACCAACTCTTATTTCAGAATCTCCCAGGCCGTGTATCGGTTCAACAATTTCAAAGTACGGTTTATACTTGTCATATCCTCGAACTGTCCAAAATCCTTGACCTTTCTGGACTATCACTCCGCTAATTCTAAATGTGCTTATAGGATTGCTTTTAGATAAGACAATATTATAATCTTCAGCGGGCAATAATACACCAGGATTAGTGCTAGTTGGATCAACTGAATCAATGACAACTTTTAGTTTTTCTTTTGATATAAAACCTTCTGCTTTATAAACTAATCTATACTCGATATTAGAAATATCAAGTTTTAACGAAGTTAAGAAATTTGAAGATTTTTGTAATCCATGTTCAATTAGCATCACACTATATCCCGATGCTAGTTGTCTTTGATTATCAATTGTATCTCTGTATAAGATTACATTATTAATTTTTAATAATTCTTCGTTATCACCGTAGCTGTACTGCCCTGCTATTGATTTTTTAATTCTCACAGGATCAAACATTAGAGCCGCATAGGCCGCAGGATTCGTTAGCGCGGCTAGTACTTGAACTGCAAATGGCCAAAGGACACTTCTTCTCCATGCCGTTTCAGCCGGAGCATGATCACCAAATTTCCAAGGGGCATCAATAGTTGTAAACGATAAATCTTTAATAAGTCCAATACTAACGGGATCTTTTAAATTTCCGTATTCATCCACAGGCAAGTAATCAAGAAGATTTTGTCGAGAATATTCTAACCAAGTTCCTGCTCGACTACCTTGCTTAATAACACCATTTGCAATGTCTCTCCATAAGATTGTATTTCCTGAAGTGTATGGTGCTAATCCGTATACAGTTGTCCACCAAAGAGGTTTTTCTGTGAAGCCTAACATTTCCCAAGGACTAGTATGTGGTCGATCAGTATCGTAAAAATATTTAAAAATTCCTCTCCAATGACCAGGAACTGTTAAAGTTTGTATTGCTCCGGTAGAGGATTCTCTGTAATTGTATGTGCGAGGTTGTCCTTGAGAAGTTCCAGAATTAGTAGTGTGGTCAACTCCCGACATTCCTGCCCAGCGTAAAAATTCTACTTCTAATATTTGTGTAACTTCTACAGGAGTAAAGGCATTTGTTCTGTAGGCTCCGGGCAGAATTGAATTTACATTTATTAGATCAGCATTATAAGAAACTTTTATGTTATTAAAAATTCTAGTTTCAAATTCAAATAAAATGTCATCTCTATAATCATTAAAAGCAACCATAATACTGCCATCGTGCCCCTGTAGGACTTTTGTTGATGTTAAGTATGTGTCGTCTATGTATAACTGAGGTTGATATTTTGGAAACAATCCAAGTTTTGTAGGTGTTGGAGGAATGTAACAACCTTCAGTTGTTGCATAATCTTTAATAACAATAACATCACCTAATGTTAATGTAAAATTAAAAGTTACATTTGCTTGATATTTGTCAAATGTATAGTCTACTCCATGAGTTAGGATTAAATCATTTCTATAAACTAAGATGGCTCTTTCTGTTAGTGCTGAACTGTCAAACGATGAATCAATACTGTAACTAGTAATTCTCGTGTCTGTAACTGTATAGGTTCTAGATTTATAATCTTTTCCATAAGTCAACATATCACTAAAACCGTAAGGAAAGTTAATATCTTTACCTAAATTTAATTCAACTAGTATTTGATCTACTGCATCTCTCGGCAATGTTTCTTTAGGGATTGTAAGTAGTTTATTGACAAAAGAATTTTTATAATAGTAATAATCGTTTGCAACTTTTCTTATAGCTGTTACTAAATTATATTCTTGCTGTCCTAAAAAAAGCTGGGCAAAGCTAAGAGGATACTGATGACTAATTAATCGAGTGCCGTACTTTGATGCTTGTCCCAGGTCTCGAAAATTATTTTCTCCTATAACGTTACCGCTAAAATTATCTAAACGTTCTACTATAGTTTTAAAGTTATCAGACATTTCTGCAAGAGTCACTTGTGCTATAGGACCGTTCGTTGGATTGTTTGTTAGCGCCGGGCTAGGCTCGTAGTAACCTAATGCATTCGGTGCTCGAGTAGTATATATCTTGAATAATACTTTATCATGTAATGCTAAATTGTTTACAAAAATTGCAAAATAAAATTGATCTTGGACGGAAAAATTAAAATCAGTACCTAACTTTTGTTTTTTATCATTTATCCAAACATCGATTGTAAGATCTTCAGTCCAACCGGGATAGTCAATTGCATTAATTTCTACTATGTTAGAAATCTCAGTAATTATGTTGTATTGTAAAATAGGAATACGAGAACTTTCTGATTCTACCCATACGTTATTAAATGAAGTTGAACTATCTGTGGCAATTTTTAAATAACCAGAACTGACCGGGAATACTATGTTTTTAGCTGTATTTGAAATAACAAAACTATCTGTATTAAAATAATTAGAGAATAAGAAATCTCCAATGTTTGCCACATTTAAGAATTTTAAATTTAATCCTAATACTGAATCATAGACGGTGCCTTCAGTATATCCAAATATGCGTGTGCCTGCAAAACTGCCTTGATAGTAATCAGTGTTACTAAAACTTATGCCATTCTCATCAAACAAATCAAAAATCGGCGCTTGATTAATTGTTGTCTTTTGTTGGGCTGGATCCCAGCTTGTTCCGTTCCATAACCAACTAGACCCTTTATAGTTAGTTCCGTCGGAATTAACAATCGTTGCGCCGTCATATGGGATTCCTTGAGGATCTTCAATAAGATTAATTCTTTGATTCCCGTCAAGGTCTTCAAATTTTACAGTATAAACTCGACCTCTAACTAACGGATCAGTATCTGCATTGAATATAACTCTAAAACCTTCTTCTAGTTTTACTCCATCAACATAATAACCAAAACTTCTTTCAACATTAGTAAATGCATCAAGAGTTGAGTTATCCATTAAGTTAATATTTGACATTGCCGAGTAACCAAAATTATACAATTTGATGTTTGGTCGGAATTCAATAATAGGTCTCTTGGCTCGCTTATCGACAGGATAAACGGGATCAGTGCCGTTAGCTGTAGCAGAGGCCGCAATAACATCTTTATGGAACCAGCGATTATACCGAGTCCACGGATTTAAGTCTCTACTTGCTCGATTAATAGTTACATACTCAGGAGATATCGGAGCATTTCTAAAGTCGTCGAACGGAAACTTATCAAACGGCTCAACGTCAAAGTCGGTGTCCAAATTATTTGATGCGTTGACATTATTCTTTAATGTATCAAAATCGATTAAAACAATCTCTTCGCCAACACCCTCAACAATATATCTTTTATTTTTATACTTTTCCGGAGTAACTTGGCCGCTAAAATATACCATTAGTCCATTAGTGAATTGTACATCGTTACCTGAACTATAAGTCGTCTTTCCTAAGATATCTTTTTCAACATCAATTTCAGAATTTTCAGTTAATTTTTTAACAATAATTCGGCCAGCAATCCGTTGGTCATCGCTAGCAACATAGAATAAAGTCGACGGTGTGTTATCGTCAACTGTTAAAATTACCTGACCTTGTTTAGGTCCATTGTTTAATGCTTTGTCGTAGGTATCTTCTTTACCGTAACTTATTGCTGTCTTGATATAAAAATTATGACTGCTGTCTACATTAAACACATACGTCATGCCTCTAAACAATGTTAGAACAGGATTTGGTGTTAGGCCGTCTGGACTAATAATCCAAACATCTGTATCAGGACTGTCAGTTACTGTGTATGTGCTAACAGTGGCTTTTATTGGTCCTGTGATTTCGATTAAATCAGGACCAGCTTCTAACCAATAGTATTGATTATAGTTTACAAACTTATCCCAGTCAATATGGGGATTATAACTAAATGTTTTAGCCTGTAAAATTCTATCATGATTTTTAGCGGGCGAGCCAGCAAATGCCAAACTAGATAATAAATCATCATAGGTTTGGACTTTATCAATATTATTCTTTGCATTTTTGATTATTAATGCAGGCTCTAATTGATAATCTTTTGCAAGTTCTGTTGTGCTATCTAAATATTGATCTGTCTCAGGATTAAATGTATTAGTTAATTTGCTACCGACAAATGCATTAATACGTTCAATTTGTGGAACTTCAATTAGTTTGTCTAATGTTGCAGATAAGAATCTTTTATTTTTATCTGTTTGAAGGTATCCCGGTAAAAGGTTAGCAGTTTGACGTTGATGGTCAGATGCGTCTGCGTTGTATGCGTCAACTAGCTCGTTAGGACTTTTTTTTCTTTTCATGTATCGCTTCTATTAAACTATAAGTTTGCCTGGTGTTACTGCACCGATAATCTCTATATCATTAACTGTTAATCCTGAAACAAATATTTCATCTGCTTGACTAGCAATTTCGTACAAGTTTCCGAACGCACTTCCGTTATTAGATACAACAATAAAATTAGTAATATCAGGAGTCATGACATTCATAACGTAAGTAGACAATTCACTAAAATGGAATGTATCTCCGAAGTCCCAATTTTCAATTGCAAAAAACTCACCGATAGCCGCAATAATTCTTGTCTTTAAATCGTTATCGCTAACAGAGCGATTAGAATTTTTACTAGCACGGAAGGTTGCTTGAAGATTTGGGGATGCCTTATCACCGAATAAAATTTTATATTTTGCTGGATGATAAACGATTGAATCGCTTACACTTTTTATCGGTTCGAGACTCTTACTATATGTATCTTCTAACATAGATACTGTTGGTGCTAGAGGCTTAGTACCTCCAGAGACTAACCAATTTCTAAATTCTGCGTCGTAGGTACTAGTTAAAATATAAATGTCGATGATATTGCTCTTTGCAGGATCAATTCTTTTTTCAGAACCGCTGTTATGTAGGTAGTGAAATTTTAGGCCCGACCGTCCCGGTTTAGCAAAATATTCAGTTGTCAGTAGATATTGTTGATTGTCTTCTGACCAATATTTTACTACATCTGTAGTATAAAAATAAAATAACTGGCCGTCTACTGGAGTAGTTATTACATCGTCTTCAGACGGATAAATCTCAAATAGATCAGTACTTACGAGTTTAGATCGTAATCCGTCAACATTTTTTTGAAAGAAAATAAAATTATTTAGATACCCAGTTTGGGCCGAAACAGCAGTCGATGCTGTGATTTTTTCAAAGCTATCGGGGTCATCAATTTGTCCGTCATTCTTAGCATCAAAGAAACTGATAGATACTTTTTTAGGATCGATGTAACCATCGTTTTCAATAATATTACTATCTATTTGCCAGCTATAATCAATGCCCAATGCAGAAGTTGAAGTTGTATTAGGCGCAGTATTAATACCTAGCACTGAGATCTTATCTTTAATTACTGAGTTTGAAACAAAGTCAAAATTTGTTTTATAGGCATCAATAAAGAAGCCTGTTTGTTGTTCGCTTTTAAACAAATAATTAGTTTCTCTATAAAATGTAGTATAGCTCTTTCCAGTCCATTGAAACGCAATCTGCCACGAACTATCAATGTTAAGATTACTAGTATCTCCTTGATAGATTAGATTAAATTCTGTTTTTAAATCAAGATTAGTGTCAACAATAATAAACCATTCACGACTTAAACGATCAAAACTTAAACCAAAGTTTCTCTTAGCAACCATCTGATTTACAATTTCGTTTTCTAATGCATAGCTTAATGTTGTTTGATAAGGAGGAATACATTCTGTAGCGACTGCACCGTCTGGAATGTAACCTGTTAAAATTACCGGGCCTGTTCCATCATACAGTAATCCTACACCGCTATTGGCTCCATCTCCGACAACCTTAACTACTTTAGCCCAAAGATAATCTCTTGTATTGCCATCTTTAACTGTTGTTAGTTTTCCGTTTGGCTGGAAATATTGAAGTGTAGTATTATCATTAGTAACAATCGCAGGCGCAGAGAATTTAACTAAAGATCCTGCCTCTAGATACATTGCATTGTTACTAGAAAAATATCCTAATTGTGTAGGAATTTTATCAAACTTGTTTTTAAAATATCCCCTAGTCTGATTTGACTGGGCACGATTAAACGTCCAATCAATAGAAATATTAGTTAAGTCTGCTCTTGGAAATTTATCAAAGTAAAAATTTCTAAGACTTGCACTATTGATTAGCGGCTCAACTTGGTGCTTCAATGCACCAAATGCTTCATTTCGTGTTGTAAAAGAAAATGTAAATTGATTTCGTTGATCCTCTTTGTAAAGAATTCCATCATGTGCAAAAATATCAACTTGGCTGTATTTTCCTGTTACATCAGTAAGATCAAAATATTTTGAGATTCCTGAACTTTGTCTATTAACACTTTTAACTTTTAAAATATCAGCCGCGATAGTAACCGGAGCAACATTATAGTCCTCAGCAGTAATCATACGATTTTGAATGTAATAATTTTGCGGAGCTTTTTTCTTTATTGATGCAATAGTTTCTGAGGGTGCGCTATTAATTACACTATATTGCAGACTCAATGTCAATGTTAAAATATGGCTTTGGCCTGATTTATTTGTATACGGGATTCTAAGAGTAATACCATTTATTGCATCAGGACTGATTACATAACTTAATCCGTTGCTTTGGCGATAGAATAATCTAAATGCTCCTTTCGGAAGGTCGCCAAAGTTTCCGTCGGCAAAGTTTAAATCGACTTGATCGTTATTACGAGTTGTTACTGCAAAAAAAGTTCTGTTGTCGAGATTAATACTATTATAGATAACATTGTTGCCAACTGTAGAAGATACTTTTGTCCATTCTGTTGAATAATTTCCTGAAGTATCAAGTTGCCATAGCCATACGTCTGTTTCATTAATATCATTAACATTAACTCCAACTACTTCGTCAGCAACCGGTCTGTCAATGTTAAATGCTTGACTGTTTAATGTTCCTTGCTTGAATAATACAAAAAATCCTGTGTTTGCAGAGCCGGCGCCTTTATTATCATTCTTAAAGATTAGACCAAAATTTCTTCCGGGGACAGGTGATTCTTCGTAAACTGTTGTAGAGTCTTTGAATCCTGAACTAACAATTTCAAAACCCATTGTAACTCCGTTAATAGATTTTGTAAATGAATAAACAGGAACATCAGTATTTTTAGAATTTATTTTATACTGTTCGGTCGATACACCGTTAATTGTTGCTTTGTCATTGGGTTGACCGTATGCCATAAGGCCCGGCATGGCAGAATTAATAACCGTTATGAATTGTTGGTACCAATTTGTGCTCGATACGTCATTCCAGACAATAATTTGATTGGCTAAGTTTGTATTGTTGCTATCGAATACATTATCTGTAGTTGATAATGCTGTTATTTTTAAGAAGCCCGTTGCTGGAGTATTTCTTTTAGGAGAGTAGCTAATAAGTTGTGCTAAACGTAAAACGCTATCTTTGCGCTGAGCTGTTTCTAAAAAGTTTTCACGGGCATTTAAATCAATACGGAAACTTAGATTTTGCCCTAGGTACGCAATAAGATCAACTAATGCAATAAATTCTGAGCTATCAATATAATCATTAAATTCTTCGGGATAGTTATCTCGAAGGTATTGAATCATTACACGGCGTAGCGTGTCAAAATCGTAAGATTTGAAGTCTGCGTTTTTGAATGATTGGTAAATTCTAGTCCAATCTTCGGCAACTAATAGTTTGTTATTTGTTGAAGGTATCATATATGTTAAGCCATCCGGATAACATATTTATTGAAAAAATTATCTCGGTATATTATTGTACAGACAAACCGGCGTTCTTATCAAATGCTAAACGTAATGTTTGTGATTGATCAGTTCCAGTAAACGTCATTGTAACTTCTAACAATAGGCCGTACTCAGCCTCTGCTACGTTAATTTTGGGGCTAGTGATCCTTGGATCAGCACCTAAAATTTGTTTAATATCTGTGTCTATTGCGTTTCGAATGTCTTGCGTAAATGGCTCAAACAATAAATTCCAAATAATGCTTCCAAACTCCGGATTCATTACTCTTTCACCTTTTCTAGTGCTAAAATGATTCATTAGATCTTGTTTAATTACGTCAAAATCGTAGAGCTTGCTATTACGCTGTTGAGGATCTAATGTACTAAATCCTTTATAGAATTGACTAGTTTGTAGTCTATGCTGTTCAGAATAGTTTGCAGGTTGAATTATTTGATTTTTGTATGGCATAATCTATATTTAACCGTTACGCAGTTACGGTTCCTCCGGCCTGCTTATAAAACGCAGTAGCCTGCGCAAAATTCTTTCCACCTTGACCGTAAACATCTCCCGGTAAGCTAGCCCAAATACGTTTTGTTTTACTAATTGCGGTAGTAAAATCTCCCTTGTTAATTGCAGTTAACGCACCTGCTCTTTTTAACAAAAAGATACAACCTAAGTCTTGGCTTCTAGGACTAAAGTCTGGGAGCGATAATGCTTTCTGGCATTCGTCCCAAGTCTTGCTTAAAAATTGATATGCGCCGGCCGCAGTAGATGTAATAGTTCCTGCTTTTGTAGGGTATGTGAATCCTTTTCTAGGATGATCTTTAAACTGGTATGTTCGTAATTTAGGATCGTCAATATCAAATAAATTATCTCCTCTTGGCCCGAATCTTGTTCTATAGCCGTCAGGGCCAGATGTTCCTTCACAGCACCGTAGCATCCACAAGAATGCAGTAACGTTATCTTCTTCTTTATTTCCGGTAGGAGTCGGCGGGGTTCCGGCAACGTTAGTTGATGCTTTATACTCAACTGTAACTGTTTTTCCAGGGACACCTGTTCCTCTGTTGTCAAGGTCGAGGTCAGTTGCTTTAGCAGTAAATTGTGTAGGATTGATGTTTTCGTGCTGGTCCCAAGGTTCGTGTGTTGGGACACGCTTCATAATACTAATAATATCTTCTGCTTTATAAAATTTTCCATCGCTCCAGCCGCCCGGGTCAACATCTCTATTTGGTAAACTGTATATTGGTAGTGCCGTTGGCTCGGTGGGAGCCCGAACAGTTGTTGCGGCTGATGATGCTACTGGTGCTGGTTGTGCTATAGCTCCATTAATATTAAGACTAGGAGATGTTAATCTGAGATCAACATCACCTCGAACTCCGAGCGATTTAGTGGCGCTGAACTTAATATCAGCGGCACGGACACTAGCTTGGGTAGTTCCTTCCAGTTTTAACTGAGTTGCTTTAATGGACATTTCATTTTTAGATTGCACAGTTATAAAAGATGAAAGTAGGCTAGTAGAAACACTAGAATTCATAGTAATAGAAGTCCCTGCATTAATTCCCAATGTATCATCAATGCCGATAACTGCTGACCTAGAATGTAAATTATATGTTCCGTCAAATGACATTAAACACTCTCTGGCGCCGTCAACAGACCAATTGCCTTTTGTCTGTTGTTTTATATTACCGCCAGCATTAATATTAACATCTCGAAGTGCTTCGATATTAAAGTCTCGGTCGGCACGTAGATTAAAATCTCCTTCTGCATGGATACTCACCGAATCAGCCGCATAGATATCTATCTTGCCTTGTGCTGTTAGTTCAATCCAAGCGGTGCCTGCCGCATTAGCAATGTAGATTAAATCACTACTATTGTGTAAAAGGATTTGATGTCCGGTCCTAGTACGAATTCTAAACAACTCGTCGATAATATTACCTTTACCAGTCTTAGGATCTTTCAAAAGTTTTCCGTCATCCATAACTATTTGATGACCACCAAGCCGGCTGACGAATGCTACTAGTTTACCACTATTGTATCCAAGCTCTTTTTTAGGAGCATTAATAGAAGCATCAACTGGACCTGGAGTTGAAATTCCATAAACACTACTCGGGTGTTCTCTTCGAGCACTACTTGAAGATATTCCTCGAATATCGTCTGCTAATAATCCTTGTGCTAGCAATCGATCAGCAAACGGATGTATTGGTTTCGTATATTCGTCACGTTTGGGATTACTTAAATCTCTATTTCTCTTTGAGAATTCGGCCACTGGAAGATTTTTTGTTCCATATTTTCTTTCTTGTTCCGGTGTCATTGCAACAAACTTCGAAGCCGCAATGCCGGGCACCATATGGTTTTGAAATTTGTCGGGCACAACTCCTAGCCAGTAACCTGAATTTTTATCGCCGCCAACAAACATAACAAAAACGACCGTTCCCAAGTCCGGTGGAATGAACCACATGCCATAGCTTTTTTGAACATCATCAAACTTTGACGAATCGTTGCCTTCCCACTGTTGATTTGTATAACCAAAGAAACTTGGGAGATACTTAACTGTAATAGTTTCGCCTTGGACTTTGTTTTCCGGATCTGGTGTTGTTCCTTCAAGCAACATTACTTCCAGGCTTCCCATAAATGTAGGGTCCTGATTATGTGTAACAACTGCAAGGTACGGACCAGGGTGGCCGTATCTTGGCGATTCTGAAGAGTCTATGCCTGCCATGTTTAAGTTTTAGTTTGCATTAATTTGTCAATTGGGCTTAACGTTTGTTGAGATCCGTACTGCGCATACGCAGTCTGCGGGTCTACATTATTTCCAAAATATCCTTGTACTGTATTGCCGATACCTGCTGATTGTGATTCAACTGATCCTTTATTTGAAGAAATATTCATTTGTTGCACCGTTGCATACTTGTCAGTAATTGACTGTGAATTTAGCTGACCTGCTCCGCCAAGTATGCCATTACTGGGTACTCCTCTAGCCGAATCTATAAATTTAGATAACTCTGCAACTGCCGGAATATCTAATGCTCCGGGTAAATTTGACGGCTTGCCGCCGGTGGCAATAATTTTTTGTAAATCTATTGCAGGAATATTAGCAATCGGTGACGTAGTTAATGGTTGCAATGCAGGAAGATTTGCAATCGATGCTCCACTGATATTTGCTAAACTAATTCCTAAAGATTTAAGTCCAGCAATGTCTGTATTTTCAGGAACATTTTTAAGTATTTCTAACATTCTGTCAAATATACTGCTTTGCTGATCACTGCTTAGTCCGCTTAATTGTGCAGGGTCAATTCCTAGCTTAGCCGCAAGGGCCCTAGGATCGTTCGGTGTTGCCAACATTACTTGATCTATCGAATTACCAATGGCGTTGATTTGAGTGTCATTTGCAGACAATCGTTGATCAAAATTATTAAAATAATTAAAGGTGTTTAATAGATCTATGTTAGTAGGATCTTGAACTACACTTGAAATAATATTATTTTGAGCATTAATTATTGCTTGGTTAGATTGACTATCGCCTGTTAAGATATTGTTTAGGCCGTTAGTATCTAATCTAATACCAGTGGTATAGGGATTATATCCGCCAACTGCTTGTCCAATGCCCGGAGTGGGGTTCGGTGAGTCGTATCCGTTGACTAGTGCATTACCTATTGCTACCAATCCTCCAACTTGTGCCGCAAAGTTTAATCCTGCTTGCGCTTGTTGAAGTAAAGAATTAACAGGCGCAAGAAGCCCCTTGGCTGTGTCATCAACTCGTTGAAGTGTTGTTTGAAGGGCTGTGCCTACTCCGCCAATTGCTCCGCCAACTGAATTGGTGAAATTTGCCAGTAAACCAGGAAGTCCCGCAGTAGGTAATCCCCGACTTATAATGTTCATTAGTTGAGCATTGTTTGGTTTTATACCGCTTCTTGCAACACTCGATATCGCGCTGTCAATAGTTTTTGCCTCTCCCGGAACTGTAGATTCTAAAGGCACCGCATATACATTCTGACGTTTTTCGTTAACTACTTGTCCGGCCAATCTAAGGCAGTTCAATCTTTGTTCAAATCGACCTTCTCGAAAATTACATACAACTCTGTTAACTTGATATATACCGCTAAATGGTAATAGATTTCCAAAATCACCCATTCCGTCAGGTTTAATATCTTTTATTGTTCTAAAAAATAAATCAATAAAAACTGTACCTCCTAACCATGAAGCTGAACCGTCTGAGTTGATTGCGGGAGTAGCTGGATCTACATCCTCTTCTTGATTCCCCATATTTGAAGAGACAAGATAATACGGATCTCCAACAATTTGTAAATCTATAGTGTTGAAGTCTACACTATCGCAAAGGTGCTCGTGCATTATTTGAGCCAGCTTCATATATGGAGATGCTTGCGGGGCTTTGCCGTTTAGTCCGTGTCTATCTAGCGAGGCGGCATCTGTAGCAACTCTAATAGGAATTTGTTTTTGATCTTCATTTTTAGCATCTGCTGGAGTTTCTTTTTCTTCTAATTTTTGTTGCTCCGATGCGCCCTGGGCCTGTTTTGTACCAGAGGTGTCTTTGTTGCCCATATTAAATGGACGCTGTTGAAAGAACAATCCATTAACTTTTAAATTAAAATTAAGAATGTCTACATTTTTTCCCGAATACAAATAATTGTATGAACGTCTAATTTGACCTCTTAACTCGTCACCGTCAAATAATCCTGAACCCATTCCCGGCAATCTACTGTAATGAAACTTAAAAGGTCTAATAGTGTAGGTGTAGATGTAATTGTGATTTTGTGTAGTCGGATTAATCTCCGGTTTCATTTCTGTTTTTAAATATACCCTAAACCAATCTACTAACCCATTTTTTTCTTTAATTATTGTATCTAGTTTACCTAATAACTCGACGCTGTACTGACTATCCCTAATAACCGCAGTCATTACATCTAGTATGCTGTGCTGGCTTCCGAAAGAAATTGTTTCTTTCGTAGAGTCGTACTTTGTATTTTTTGGAGGGTCGGGTGATTGGTACGAGGACTTAGGATTATTATCACTAATTTCCGGAAAAGTGTATACCTGATCAGACCTAAGTTCCTCATTAATTTTTGAGCCGCCAATTTTACTATCGTTTGGATTAGCTATTTCTTTCCCGTTCTCGTCTTGGAACACAACTTTAAATTCATTAAAGTGCTTTGGTTCTTTCTGTCCGGTGTCGCTTTTACGAGTATCTGTTAGTTGCTTTGCAAGAGAGGTAAAAACATCTCCCACTGTAACACCGCTCATCTTAACAGTTGTTGCTAGCTTACCGTCTTCTCCGTAACCCATATTGTTCCGTGGGGCGGCCGCGACACGATAAACTGTTCCCCGCTCACTGGTTTCTAGAGACATTTGATTAATGTTGATTGGAATGTATCTAGTAGACTTAGGTATTTTTTCTGGCTCGGTTAGATTTCCATTTTTATCGTACTTGTACCCAACAAATTCTATTTTAAGAACATAAATTGCTTGATTATGATTCTCATATCCTGCGGCTAGTGCATTAATCCTTAATGCTTCAATAAAACCATTTATACTGTAGGGCTCAACAACTTCAAATTTTATCTGACCCGGTTGAGCGCCGGTAGTAATATTCCATGTTAGATCAATCTCTAAATTATCAATAAAGAAATCAAATCGTCCATAACCGTTTTTATTAAAATCATCAAGTAGAGCACTAAGATCTGGATTAGCAGTTAACTTAGTATAAGGATCACCAGTTTCTTCATTTTGGGCCGCTACAAGTACATCTGTACTAGCATCAGCTTGTATTTCTCTCTTACCCTTGCCGCTAGATTTTAAAATCACATAGTCAGGATCGCCGTTTAATGTCTTAAAATAATTAGGATCGTTATATTTTTGTGCCGGAATTGCAAATAACGTTATTACATAGTTGTAACTTCTATAATCATGCAGAATATTATAATCCACTGCTTGTTTATTAGAATAAGAAAACTTATCTGTTATGAAGTTATTTTTATATTCTTTTGTTTGCAACGAACCGATTATTATAGACATGTTATAATCCTAATACTTTTTTAATTGTTGCAATTTGTGGAATATAAATTTGTTGTCCGGGAATCATGTCATAGATAGGATCTCGTAATACATCTTTATTTCTAACAGAAAATACCCACCATAGGTTGCTGTCTTTATAAAGATCATATGCAAGTAAATCGGGACGATTTTTATATTGTGCTGTTACTGCCCACAACACATCATCTTGCAATGTCGGTATGTCTACAAACTCCGCAACATCTAAATACCCCTTACTTTGATCTGTTTGGAAGTATGGGCTTCTTCTTGAATATTCTGCCATTATAAGTATCCTTTGCCTGCTAGTTTTCCTGCAAGGAAATCTGTTACATTAAAATTCAATTGTTCAGTTCTACTATATTGTACTGCTAGATCGAGACTAATTGTACAAACAGATGGAACAAAACTATTTCCGTAGTCTTTAATTCCGGCGCCTACCTGAATATAGTCAACAGTGTCAGGGTATTCCATTTTCCATCCAGTGACTACAACTGGAACATTATCTATCATACTATTGCCAAAGGCAAAAAATCTACAAACAGGTGGAGGTGCTCCTGCATCTGGATCACTACCCCAACGCATTTTTGTTAGACTGCGTAATAGATGTTGAACTCCTAAAATAATTGCCCCTTCATATTCATTTTGTGCTGTAAATTTTCCGGACACTGATATCGGTCCAACAGATGAATTTTTATAAGCGTTTGATGTATAATTACTATGGGTAGGAGCAACTGAATTGTATGTTGCTTGATTGTTCATAGTAACTGTGGGCGTATAAGGAAAAACAATGCCGTTTGTTGCGGCCAACGGGCGGCCGTTAGGACCGCCTGCTGGGCCAGCTCCTAGCCCGCCGAGATAAGACTTAGGAACCTCAAGGCGAACGCGAAGATCTCTTTGAATCTTTCCACCCCAAGAAATTTCAGCAGGTGCAGATTTTGATTTACCATCCGGATTAGGCGGCTTGCGATCCTTGCTACTTGATGCGTCATCAAATCCCGCATCTTGCTCTGCAAGCATTCTAGTTTGCTCAGACCCCTCGTTAGTACCGTAGTTAAACGATGCGTTTTGTTGAGCTACAATCATCTCGGCAGTAAGTTCGGGCATGTTAGTTTTTTCCTATATACCTTATTTACCCTGGTAAATAAACTACACACTTAATATCTCTTGACTTCTTTGTACTTTATGTTATAATATTAATGGGAGATTCTATAACAATGACAATACCAACAATAATAACAACAAGAAAAGTCAAATACCTAAATAACCGCGATTTACTAGCGGAAATCCATAAAAGTAAAATTTCGTTTAGTAGCTTTGCCAAGCAAGAACACAGTCAATACGATCTAATCTTAACTAGTTTAGGCAAGATCAATATTAGAACTATTGCTGAAGCAAAACGAAATCGTGCAAAAAGGATCGGTATTGAAACTTTCAATGCGGCAAAAATCGCTGGCGATAAGAAAATAAAACTAGCAGATGTAACACCGGACTATAAAACTATTGCAAAACAGGATATAGTTATTCGTATTATGACATTTGAGCACATTCCGCTTGCTCCGGGTCGAAAGAAAACTACCAAGACTACCGCAGACAGTCATGAAAAGGTAAACTTCCCTCCATTCCAACATTGGAGATTTAATGACGAAGATGAATTAGAGTGTGTGGGCAAGAGTCATTGGAAAGGCGGAATTAAAACTGGCAAGTTTAGCAAAGACCACGGTCGCATTACTGAAAACTTAGGCAAGATGTATATCAAACTAAGTGAACGGTATGCACAAAGATCTAACTGGCGTGGATATACTTACATCGACGAAATGAAGGGACAGGCTATTCTACAATTAAGTCAGATTGGACTACAGTTTGACGAATCAAAATCAGAAAATCCATTTGCCTATTATACCGCGGCCGTTACAAATAGCTTTACTCGTATACTGAACATCGAAAAGAAAAATCAGAACATTCGAGATGACATGCTAGAGCAAAACGGATTAACTCCAAGTATGACTAGACAAAACAGTCAAGAATTTGCGGAAGAAATTGCCCGCCAAGCAGAGCTATACAAAAATATGCGCATGCCTAAGAGCGAAGACGAACCTGTCGAAGAAGCAGAAGATTTAGAAGAAACTGGTGAACAAAAGATTTGATTTATCAATTTGTTTCTGCTATAATAAACGACAGGAGAACTGAATGAGTCTATTCAAGAAAGTAGCGTGTTTTACCGATATACATTTTGGTTTAAAGTCTAACAGCCTTGTGCATAACAAGGACTGTGAGGAATTTGTAGATTGGTTTATTGAAACTGCCAAGAAAGAAGAGTGTGAATCAGCAATCTTCCTCGGTGATTGGCATCACAACCGTAACTCAATTAACTTGATTACGCTAGATACCAGTATTAGGTGCTTGGAAAAGCTAGGTGCGGCATTTGAACAGTTCTTTTGGTTCCCAGGAAATCACGATTTATTCTACAAGGACAAGCGTGACATTCATTCTAGTGCCTTTGGTCGGCACATTCCAGGAGTCACGGTTGTAGATCGTGTTACAACTCTTGATGATGTTACCCTAGTTCCTTGGTTAGTAGGCGATGAATGGAAGACCATCAGTCAAACCAAGAGCAAGTACATGTTCGGTCACTTTGAATTACCGCTGTTCTATATGAACGCAATGGTACAAATGCCCGATCACGGAGAACTGCAAACATCACATTTCCAACACCAGGATTATGTGTTTAGCGGACACTTTCATAAACGCCAATCAAGAGACAAAGTACATTACATAGGTAATGCATTCCCCCATAACTTTGCAGATACTTGGGATGACAAACGCGGTATGATGACTTTAGAATGGAGTGGCGAACCTCAATATATTGATTGGGATAACTGTCCTAAGTTTCGTACAATTAAACTAAGCAAGTTAATTGACGAAAAAGATGATGTTATGAAATCTAAAATGTACTTAAAGGTGCATTTGGATATTGATATTAGTTACGAAGAGGCTAATTTTTTAAAAGAAACATTTATCGGCGAATATGATATTCGAGAAATGAGCCTAATACAAGAAAAAAATAATATCGAAGGGGTCGTAGACGACAACCCCGATGCTAAATTTGAATCAGTAGATCAAATCGTTACAGAGCAACTGGTTAATATCGAATCAGACGCATTTGATCAAAAACTATTACTGGATATCTATCACGGATTATGACATTTAACATTAAAGACATTACTGTAAAAAACTTTTTAAGTGTTGGCAATCAAACACAAGCAGTAGATTTTAGTAAAGAACATCTTACGCTGGTACTAGGAGAGAACCTAGATCTGGGCGGGGACGATAACGGAAGCCGTAACGGCACAGGAAAAACTACAATCGTTAACGCATTAAGCTATTCTTTATACGGGCAAGCCCTTACAAATATTCGAAAAGAAAACTTAATTAACAAGACCAACGGCAAAGGTATGTTGGTTACAGTTGAGTTTGAGAAAGACGGTGTAGGATATCGCATCGAGCGGGGTCGTAAACCTAATATCCTTAAACTGTACATTAATAATCAAGAGCAAAAAACCGACGAAACTGCCGAAGATGATAGCCAGGGCGATAGCCGCGAAACACAAAAATTCATTGATCAATTGCTAGGTATGAGCCATATGATGTTTAAGCATTTGGTTGCATTAAACACATATACTGAACCTTTTTTGAGTCTTAAAGCGGCGGATCAACGTGAGATCATTGAGCAACTATTAGGCATAACTCTGCTTTCAGAGAAGGCAGAGAACCTTAAAATTCAAATGAAGGAAACAAAAGATGCTATTACAGCAGAAAATTTCCGAATTGAAGGTGTAAAAACAGCTAACGAAAACGTTCAAAAGAGCATCAATAGCCTAGGAATTAAAAGTTCAGCGTGGAATAATAAACAACAATTAGATGTCGAGAACCTAGGCAAAGCTATTATGAAGCTAGCTGGTGTTGAAATCGATACAGAGCTGGCCGCCCATGCACAACTTAAAGCATGGAACGAAAGTAATAGTAAAATAAGAGAGCTAACTAAACAACGTGCTACTTTAGAAGCCGCTACAAGCCAAGCAGAAAAAAGTCTAGTAAAATATACAAAAGAACTCGAAAGTCTAGCAAACAAGACATGCCATGCATGTGCTCAAGAGTTGCACGATCATAAGCACGAAGAAATGACTGCTGAGGCAAATAAGTACCTGGTAGAAGCCAACCTGTACTATAATAAGGTTAAAGCTGATTTAGATCTAGTTCAAACAGGATTAAAAGAGATAGGCAACTTGCCTAAACCGCCAGCAACCTTTTACGACACAGAAGCAGAAGCACTAGGGCATAAAAATAATTTAGATAGTCTCGAACAAAATCTAGAGCTTAAGGCTACAGAGTTTAATCCGTATGAAGAACAAATTGAAGAGTTAAAGAAAACAGCCCTTCAAGAAGTTACTTGGGACACAATCAACGAACTTACTCGAATTAAAGAACATCAAGAGTTCTTGTATAAGCTGTTAACTAACAAAGATAGTTTTATCCGTAAAAAGATTATTGATCAAAACCTAACATACCTAAATAAACGCTTGAGCTATTACATTGATAAAATTGGTCTACCACATGCTGTAGTTTTCCAAAACGATCTCACTGTTCAAATTACTCAGTTAGGGCAAGAACTAGACTTTGACAATTTGAGCAGAGGCGAACGAAATAGATTAATTCTAGGATTGAGCTGGGCATTCCGAGACGTGTGGGAAAACTTGTATCAACATGTTAACTTACTATTCATAGACGAGTTAATCGATGCTGGAATGGATGCGGCAGGTGTAGAAGCAGGTCTTGCTATTTTAAAGAAAATGGCGCGAGAGCGTAACAAGAATATCTTTTTGATCAGTCATAAGGATGAGTTAGTAGGCAGGGTGAATAACGTGTTGCACGTAATTAAAGAAAACGGATTTACCAGTTACTCAAACGATGTCGACTACGTAGAGGCGCAATGATAAACAAGTACGAAGAGCTACATCAACGGTTTATGGATTCTTTTGTGCAATATCACAATATCAAAACCGCATGGACTCTTCGAAGGTCTCAAGAAAAAACGATTGCTTTACGAAAAACATTAAGTACGATGCGACAGCTGATGACCGAGATGCGTGAAGTGGCTAAGAAACTACAAGTAGCAGAGACACAGCGTAAGCAAGAAATAAAGAAACAAAAAGGAGTCTCTAAATGAGCGCAACAATTCAAGCAATTAAAGATGCTGTTACAGCATGGGAAGCAGAAGATACAAAATTTGAAAGCGGCAACAATGCGGCCGGTACACGATCACGCAAAGCTCTAGCAGAGCTAGGCAAGCTAATCAAAGCTCGCCGTAACGAAATCACAGCAACCAAGAATGCCCGCAAGGAAGCCAAGACTGCTTAATGTCTTGGACTTATCAAGGTACTGTCATTGAACAACTACCCGAGGACTGTGTTGGATTTGTTTATCTTATCACTAACACCGTCACGGGGCGCATGTATATTGGCAAAAAATTAGCAAAGTTTAGTAAAACGACCTACAAGACTGTAAAGTTAAAGAACGGCAACAAGAAGAAAAAGAAAATACGTAGTAAAATTGACAGCGACTGGCAAGAATATTACGGATCTAACTTAGAATTAAACACAGACGTTTTAAAATTAGGCAAAGAACAATTCACGCGAGAGATCCTGCATTATTGCAAAAGCAAAGCAGTATGCTCTTACATCGAGGCCCTTGAACAATTCAACCGCAAAGTATTAGAATCAGCAGATTACTATAACGGACAAATCTCAGTCCGTGTCCATGGCTCTCACATAATCAACAAAATCTAGGCTCAGTCTTACAGGATATGCTCGCACCGGCTTAAATCGGGTGCCTAGCGACAACCGGATAATAACGGGGACGGAAGCCTCTGCGCTGTACAGAGCACTTATCAACCATCCTTAACAGGACGACGATCGCAATCTGCCGCGGTTTTGATATTTGAATAGAGTGAATAAGAGCTAAAAGAGGGGAGAAAAACCCCGGTGTTATTGTATGTGTTAGCGTATATACAATAGCATACCGTCATAATAAGACGTAGCTAGGGGTACAGGATGACCGCCTCAGTAATGCTACAACGCTAAGTGACTTGCGTACTCAGATAATGCCAAGTTTTCTTTACCCGGTTACCTGGGTAAAGTGTGACCATTATATCTAGATAATAGTTAAACTACTTCGTAGTATTAGATAACTAAAAATGCTTCAAGCGAAGCGCAGAAGCAAATGAGCGTTAGCTCATTTAATAACATAAATATCCTTGTTGGAGACTATAAAATGCAAATTAATGAACTTGTAAACGAATCTGGTAATGTTAACGAAGCTCAGCCTATGGGTTTTCTAAGTAAATTAGGAAACAAAGTAGCGGCAGGTACTGGTAACTTAATCAATAAGACAACAGGTATTACACCTAACTTTAGCGCACAAGCACAAGGACGTCTAAATGTAGGTGCGTTAGCTAATCAAGTAATGGCTGGTTATCAAAAGCTATTGGGGCAAACAGGTGAGCAACCTACAGAAGCAAGTCTACTTGCTTACTTGCAAAAGAAAGGTTATCCGTTAGATAATGCTAAACAGGTAATCGCTCAATCTACTCAAGTCGACGAGCCAGCAGACGATGATATTACACATCCAACTCCGCAGGAGGCTGGCGGACCGATGGAGGAACCTGCCCCAGAACAAAAACCTTCTGTGTGGTCTAATGCCAGAAATCCTGGTGTAACCGGAACCAGTCCAGCCGCAGTTGCTCCAACAGCCCAAGAAAGTATCCGTAATATTTTAAACATGTTGGTTGAAGCTCCGAGCGATACCTTAAAAATGAATATAGTTGCCAAAGCTATCAAGGCCGCAACACAGCAACATGCTGGCGCTCAAGTGCAACAAGCACCTCAAGCATCTCAAGCTGATCCGACTGATGTTGCACAACCGACGAGCCCGGAAGTAGGACAAGCTGAACCGACTGCAGATACTCCAGCCGCAGTTAGAAATGCGGCCGCTCCAACAAGCAACGAGACAGATCCGCAAAACAACGTAAACACTACAAATGCTACTGCTTCTAACAAACAAAAGGTCGGAGTTCCCCAAGGGCGCCAGGCAATTGACAACGCAATGCAGACTGTAAATGTAGTCAGATCAGATCGTCGTCAAGATGTGATCGATTATGCAAAACAATCACTCGATTCGGCAGAGCAACAATTAGATTCTATTAGAAAAAATGCTGGGCTTCCTCCAGCACAAGCAGATGAAGAAGTACCTGCCGACAACACGATAGCCTTTAACAAGGCCGCTGGACAACAAGATGTAACTGCTCCAGAACCAAACATTAAAGGACTGCCCATTAAGAATATGGGCGAGTAAATTACTCAGCGGACTATTAAAAGAAAGCTAGTCCGCTTTCTTTAGTAGTTTCTAAGTTCTGTTTGATTAGTTTTTGGATAATATCAATATCCTTAATATCAACCGAACAGAGAGTTTCTGCAGAAACTCCACCTCTCATAAACCAACTGCATCTGTAGATCTCTTCTTTTAAGGCTTCTACCTCTTGATCCATTTCATTGACTAGCTTTAAGATTTCCTCATAGCTAAGTGATAGAAGCCTTATCCGAAAAAATTTGCGGCATCAAAACTAAATGGAACTTGAATAAATTCGGGAGCACCTTTTGCAAGCATTTCTTCTGTGCTAGCGATTCTCAATGGTTTGAGCTGATTTTTTTCATTTAACTCTGCAATTCGTTTTTTGATTTTATCAAACACTTCTCTGTCGCATTGTTTCATAAATTCTTCTAGGAATTCAGGATCAGTAACAGTTCCGCTAGCACTTTCAATTCGATGAACTGCTTTAACAATGATATCCATTGCTCTTGAAGTCATTTTTTCAAATGACGTCTTGAACTGTGCTAATTTAGTATCTTCGTCAAGTGTATCATCCCTAATAACACTCATTAATCGTTGGGTTTCAAACTCACTAATTTGAGTGTAGGTCTGTGTTTTATAATCAATAGGTTTTAAAAATACTACAAGGTCGGGCCGTATTTCTAACCGTTCTTCCCAAGTAGTATTTGATTGTAGTTGTTCTAGTATTTCCTGGAGGCTGATTTCGTAATCCATAGAATCGTCCATCGTTTCGTGATTGATAGTTAACGTCATAGTATTACCATACGTAGCTAATCTAATTGCTACAAGGATTACATCTAGATCTATAGCAGGCACCGTCCACGCATCCTTAATGTTAGGCATACAACTTTGAATAACATCGGCTAACCCCTGACCGTTCATTAGTGCATCGGGAGTTTTTAATATTATCTCGTCCTTGGCAGTCATTGAATATACAGGATATTCTCCATTAACTGTGGGATCAAGACTGCCCTCTGGGTAATATCTTCCCCTGCTAGGAAGCGTTATATAGACTTTGGGCTGACGCATGATGCTCATCAGCGGATTGATTTTTGGTGTATTTTCTGCCATTTTTAAACTCCGATAAATAGATAGGTAATCTAGTATGATATTTATCTACCAATATAATCAGGGAATTTTAATCAATGGCTCAAACAGTTAAAGGTACAATCGGCAATGAAAATGTTGAGTTAATCAACGCGGCTACCGAATCTACTCTAGCCGCGATGCTAGCCATTGCTAAACAAGACTCGGCTATACTTAAAGCTATGGCTAAAAAAGCCGATGTTAACACTGATGCATTTGAAAAAGCATCAAAGTCTATAGAGGATGCGGCAAAAGACAATGGAATTGCTGGAGACGCTTTAGGCGGAATGGCAAAAAAAGCAAGTTCACTTGGCGGATTCCTATGGGATATGGGCGGTGCCGCTGTTCAGACTATGGGTAACCTAGTTAACTTTGGTGAAGAGTTGGCGGATGGTGAAGCCCGTGCTAGCGGACTGTTTAAAGCATTATCAGATTTACCATTAGGGCTTGGAATGCTTGCTTCGGTATTTGAAAAAGTAATGAAGTATCAAGAAAAGAATCTAGATATCTATCAACAAATTAGCGGAACAGGCGTAGGACTTAACGGGAGTCTATCAGGGTTAAGAACCCAAGCTTCAAGTTTGTATCTAACGCTTGATGAGCTTGCAACTATGTATAAAAAGAACGGAGATGTGCTGTTACAGTTAGGTGGTAGTGCAACATCCGGATCAAAAGCATTATTGGGAATTAATCAAAATTTACAAAAGAATTTTGGACCGGAACTATCAAAGTTAGGTTATTCATTTACAGAAATTAACGACATGCTAGGTAACTATCTGCGTGTTAGTAATGACGGAATGAGAGCAGGTAAAAATTCAGCAGATGAACAAGCACGCCTAGCCAAAGCCGCGGCCAACTATGGTAAAGAATTAGATTTTATGAGCAGGCTTACAGGAGAAAGTAGAGAAGCACTTGAACAGAAAATGCAAGCAGAAGCCGGAGAAGCTAGTTGGCAAGCTCACTTAGCAACTCTTGATGAGGCGGGTCGAGAAAAAGCCAACATGGCACTAATGAGAGCAAATGCTATAGGTGGTAAAGGTGCTATGGATTCTCTTAAAGCCAGCATTATGGGATTTGCCGCACCGTTTAGTGAAGAAGGCAAAACTTTCTTTAGTATGATGGGAAAAGGACAACAAGCAATTGAAGGACTATCTAAGTCTGTAACAGATGGAACTAGTGTAACTGTAGCAAGAGCTACGATGGACAAACTCACAGCCGCAGGAATCGCAGGAGTTGTTAAAGACATGAAAGGCTATGGTAATATTGTTGCGGCCGCAGGACAAGGCGGTACAGAAGCCGCAAAAGGGCTAATGGAAATACAAAAAATTGTAAACAAGTATACTGCCAACGGAAAAGTTAATCAAGAACAAATTGAAAAAGAAATTAAACAAGTTATAGAAAAAACAGAAGCAGATAAAAAAGCATCAGACACGGCAGTAGAGACTCAACGTAAAATGAAAGAGCTAGGTAACAGAATCGCTGAAGCATTGCTTCCAATTATGGATTTGCTGGCAAAACACGCTAATACACTTGTTACTAAATTTACAAATTTTATAAAAGATGTTGATTTTGAAAAATTAGGTAAAGACGTAGCAAAACTAATGGAATCGATAGGAGAGTTTCTTGAAGATTTAACAACAGAAGAAGGTCGCGCTCGAATTGGGGACAAAATAGAAATGTTATTCAAATACTTAATGACATACTTAAAAGAAAATTTGTTACCTGAGTGGATGTATGGAAAAGCAGAAGCAGAAAAACGTCGGGCACTTCTTAAAGAAGAGGAAAAGCTAGCCGAAGACAGTCGTGCTCTTCAAAAGAAAAAAGCTGATATAGAAAAAGAAGCATACGCAATGGCAGTATATGGCAATCGTGAAGAATTTCTTACCAAATCTCGAAAACAACAAGAGAATTTAAAAGTATTAGAAGACATAGAAAAAACACGCACACTCACTACTGAGGAACTTGCTATACGAAAAGATAATCAAGAAGCATTAGCTTCTAATTCAAAAAACCTGGAGTTGATAAGAAATATTACCGAAGACGATTATCAATATTTCATGAGTCAAAGTGCTAATAGAAAAGCAGAGTTAGACAAGAGTACTAGAAAACTTGCCGACGATGTTAGTGTTAATAAAAATAAACAAGGCAATTGGCAAACAGGAGATACAGATCCAAACTGGAGACAAAATCAAGTCAGAGCCGCAGGACTGAGTCAACAAAGACACGGTGGCTCATTAGGCGCAACCGGTAAATTAATTGAAAATTTTAGAGATACACCGTTAATTGTAGATGGCCCAGAAGGAGTGCTCACTGAGCCACAGATGATTAATCTAGTAAAAGGCGCAATGAATACAGGCAATGCACAAGCCCAGAATAACATGGCAAATGCGTTTACAGCATTAAATAAGCAACAGGCTATGACAAATCAACTATTATTACAATCCATAGAGATGCAACGTAAGATTGCAGAAAATCAGCCTGGATGGTCTAATAGATTCGCAAGGGTCGCATAAAATGAGTTGGAAAAAATATTTCACACCAGTTAGTACTACAGGACAAATGAGCCCTATTAGCGGAAGCAATGGCGCCAATCCTTCACGTACAAATTATTCTTCATATCTACCAGATGTATATTCAGGGCATCCAAATCGTTTAGAGCGATACAGTCAGTATGACACTATGGATAGCGATAGTGAAGTTAATGCGGCCTTAGATATCTTAGCAGAATTTTGCAGTCAGACTAATGATGAAAACGGCACACCTTTTGAATTAAATTTTAAAGATCAAGCGACTCCGACAGAAATTAAGATCCTTAAAAAGTATCTACAACAGTGGACTAAATTAAACATATTTCATAAACGTATTTTTAAAGTTGTACGTAACGTATTCAAATACGGCGATAGCTTTTTTATTCGCGATCCAGAAACACAAGCATGGGTATATATAGATCCTGCTAAAGTTGACCGTATTGTTGTTAATGAAAGCGAAGGCAAAAAACCTGAGCAGTATGTTATCCGTGATCTAAACATTAACTTACAATCGTTAACAGCAACTACAATTAACCCAACTAATCAAAACTCAATGGGCGGTACTGGCTCTTACACTCAAAGCGGTGGCGGGGCAGGTGGTTCACGGGGAATGACCGGTAGCTATGGCGGAGGCGGAGGCAGTGGTAACCGCTTTATGGTAAATCAAAATCAATTTGCTGTTGACGCTAAACACGTTATTCACATTAGTTTATCAGAAGGGCTGGATAATAACTTTCCGTTTGGTAACAGCTTATTAGAAAGTATTTTTAAAGTCTACAAGCAGAAAGAATTGCTCGAAGATGCTATCATTATCTATCGCATACAACGTGCTCCAGAACGTAGAGTATTCTATATCGATGTCGGAAACATGCCAACTCACTTGGCTATGGGATTTGTAGAGCGAGTTAAAAACGAAATAAATCAAAGACGCTTGCCTAGTTTAACTGGAGGCGGAACTAACTTAATTGACAGTAGCTATAACCCGTTAAGCATTAACGAAGATTATTTCTTTCCGCAAACTGCCGAAGGTCGAGGCTCTAGAGTAGACGTATTACCAGGTGGAACAAATCTAGGAGAAATTGATGATCTTAGATATTTTACTAATAAGCTGTTTCGTGCTTTACGCATACCTTCAAGTTATCTACCTACCGGGTCTGACGATGGAGGATCTAATTTCAATGATGGTCGAGTTGGAACAGCCTATATACAAGAACTTAGATTTAACAAATACTGCGAACGACTACAAAGTTTAATGAATACTAGTTTTGATGTTGAATTTAAAACATATCTAGCAAATAAAGGCATTAACATTGATCCAAATTTATTTGATGTTGAATTTAATCCTCCACAAAACTTTGCGGCCTACCGTCAAGCAGAAATGGACGGAGTTCGTATTAATACATTTGGTAATATTGTACAAGTTCCATTTATTAGTAAACGCTTTGCACTAAAACGTTTCCTAGGACTAAGTCAAGAAGAGATTGCAGAAAATCAGGAAATGTGGGCAGAAGAAAATCTAGATGTTATCGAACCTATACCTGCAGGAGCGGAGTTGCGTGGCGCTGGAATTACTCCAGGCGGCATGAGTGCAGATATGGACAGCTTAGGAGCTTCGGATCCCGGAACTGAAGAAATGCAAGCAGGCGGCGCCGAAGAAGGAACAGCTGGTATGGCACCAACTGCCGGAGCCGCCCCTACTGCCCCTGGCACACCACAATAACTGGTAAATACAATACTATGTTATTGAACGAATTTATTTATTTTACCAAAGATCAGCAAGAACAGCAGATCAACGATCGTTATGATCCATTACACGATACTAGTGTATTAAAGGCATCTGACCTACGTAAGACTAGATTAACATTACGTATGCTAAACGATCTACGCAAAGCAGGCGATGCACGTGATCGCGAACAGCAAGAAAACTTAATTGTGGTAAAACAAATGTACAAAACACCCACAGAACAGCCAGTAGCATAAAGTCATACTTTAATTTCAAAATATAACAAGTAAATATTTTAGACAATTTAAATCAATTCTAGGCTAAGAAGCCTACGTCACATACCAAAATCTGCGGTTTTTGGCCTATTTCGCATAATTAAATCGAAGTGGTTGTAAATAAACATACATGTTTATTCCACCCTTGCCTTATAGGAGATCCACGCAATGAATAAATTCGAACAATTACTAGACTTTATCGTAAACGAAGAAAAGGACAAAGCTGAAGAGCTTTTCCATGCGATCGTTGTAGAAAAAAGCCGAGATATCTACGAACAGCTAATCGCTGAAGAAACAAAAGAAGACGAATCAGTAGAAGAAGAAACTGATGACGAAACAGTGGCCGAAGAGGAATCTGTTGAAGAAGCATTTGGTATGGATGGCGAAGAAGAGCCAGCTTTCCCAGGTGGTGATTCTGCTGATGGCCTACCAGGCGATACAGAAGCACCTACAGCCCACGACGAGTTCGGTGGCGATGAAGAAGGTGGAGACGAAACAGCTCCAGCTACAAAAGGTGATGTGCAAGATTTAGAAGACGCTTTAGAAGACCTAAAAGCTGAATTCGAACGCTTAATGAGCGGTGAAGGCAGTGATGAGGAAAGCGAAGAAGAGCCAGAAGACGGTGAAGAAGCACCAGAATTTGGTGACGAAGAAGAAGATGAGCCAGAAGATGAAAGCGCAATGCCTTTCGAAGGACGTCAATTAACTCGCGAATATCGTGAAACAATTGGCAAGCCATATGGTTCAGGAAACGGTATTTCTAACAAGAATGAAGCTGGCGACGGTAAAGCAGGTCCAGTAAATCAAAATCCAAAAGATCGCCCATCAAGCGGCGCAACAGCTAAAAACATCGCTCAAGGTGGCAATGGTACTGAAGGTATCAAGGGCGGAGAAGGTTTAGTTGGCGGCGTTAAAGGCGAGTTCACTAAAGGTGTTGAAAAGAACATCTCTAGCAGTTCTATGTCTAGCATGAAGAGCGGTTCAGAAACTACTAAGAACCCAGCCGGTCATGGCGCTGAAAAGAAAGGTAGCGGCGAGTCTGCTAGCAATACTAGATCAATCGTTGATCGCAAGATTGGTTAATTAGGAAATTACACTAGATGCAATTTTTAAGAGAACACCTAAGTTTTGATCAAGCTCAAGCGATAATCGAGAGCGATGACAAAGAGGGCAAAAACCTTTACTTAAAGGGTATTGCAATCCAGGGTGGAATACGCAATCAAAACCAACGGGTTTATCCTGTAAGGGAAATTGAGTCTGCGGTTAAAACCCTCAATGATCAAATTCAAAACGGTTATAGTGTTCTCGGAGAAGTTGACCATCCAGATGATTTAAAAGTAAATTTAGACCGTGTATCCCATATGATTACTCAAATGTGGATGGACGGTCCAAACGGATATGGCAAGATGAAAGTTTTGCCTACTCCAATGGGACAACTGGTTCGCACTATGCTCGAAAGTGGTGTAAAACTTGGCGTGAGCAGTCGTGGTAGCGGAAACGTGAATGACGGCTCAGGTGAAGTATCCGAGTTCGAAATTATAACAGTGGACATCGTGGCCCAACCTAGTGCGCCTGGCGCTTACCCTACACCTGTTTATGAGCATATCATGAACAGTCGTGGTGGGGCACGTGCTATGCGGATTAGTAAAGAAGTGCAAGACGATCCTAAGGCACAGAAGTATCTCCGCGAGGTTATGCTTCAGATTATTAGTGGCCTTAAAGCCTAAGGAGAAATAAATGGACGCATTCAAGCAATTGGTTGAAAGTGGTGTGATTAGCGAAGCCGTAAAAGGTGAGTTAGAATCTGCATTTAATCAAAAGATTCAAGAGAATCGCGACCAAGTAACCGCTGAACTACGTGAAGAGTTTGCAAATCGATATGAACACGATAAAGGTGTCATGGTAGAAGCACTCGACAAACTAGTAGGCGACCGCTTAGCCGCAGAACTAGGTGAGTTTGTGACTGATCGCAAAGCATTGGCAGAAACCAAAGCTGAGTACAAGCGCAAGATAGCATCTGATTCCAAAACAATGGAATCGTTTGTTATGTCTCAACTAGCAAAAGAACTTGTAGAATTCCAAAACGATCGCAAGACCGTTTCTGAGAATTTTTCTAAGTTGGAACAATTCGTTGTAAACGCATTGGCCAAAGAGATAGGCGAATTTGCTGAGGACAAGAAGGAAGTAATCGAAACTAAAGTTCGATTAGTTCGTGAAGCTAAAGTAAAATTTGCTGAAGTTAAAAAAGAATTCATTAAACGAAGTGCCGGACTTGTTCAAGAGACAGTTACACGTCAACTAAAAACTGAGTTACATCAGTTGAAAGAAGACATCGAATCTGCTCGCACAAGCAATTTTGGTCGTCGTATTTTTGAAGCATTTGCACAGGAGTTTCAACATTCTTACCTTAACGAAAAATCTGAAACAGCTCGTCTGTTAAAGATTGTAGATAAGAAAGAACAAGAAATCGCCGAAGCACAGCAAGCTCTTAACAAGAGTAAAGCTATTGTCGAATCTAAAGAACGTGAAATTCGCGTTAAACATGATATGGCAGAGCGATCAAATGTTATGAGCGAACTATTAGCACCTCTAAGTGCTGAGAAAAGAGCCGTCATGAGTGAATTGTTAGAGTCTGTGCAAACAGCCAAACTAGCAACAGCATATGACAAATACCTACCAGCAGTAATGGAAGGTGGCGTTCGCAAGTCTAAGCAAGTAATTGCTGAATCAGTTTCACAAACTGAAGTAACTGGCGACCGTGAGGTAAAAAATCAGCCTGAGGCAGGCTTTGACAACATTGTAGACATCCGCAAGTTAGCGGGTCTAGCAAAGTAATTATTAGGAGATAAATGATGTCACAACTTCTGAACGAAAGATGGTCAGAAACCAAAGATACCCTATTAGAAGGGTTACAAGGTACCCGTCGTAGCTCCATGCAAACATGCTTGGAAAATACACGTAAGTACCTATTAGAAAGTGCTACAGCAGGTGCTACATCTGCAGGTAACATTGCAACACTTAACCGCGTGATTCTTCCAGTAATCCGTCGTGTTATGCCTACGGTTATTGCTAACGAAATTGTTGGTGTACAACCTATGACAGGTCCAGTAGGACAAATTCACACTCTACGTGTTCGTTATGCTGATTCTAGCAACGAAGTTGTAGCGGGTGAAGAGGCACTGAGCCCATTCAAGATTGCCCAGGCTTATTCTGGTAACAATGACGCAACATATCCACGTGCTGACACAACAGCTAAGATGGAAGGTCAACCAGGCAAGCGTATGAGCATTCAAATCTTGAAGGCACCAGTCGAAGCCAAGTCACGCAAGCTATCAGCTCGTTGGACTTTCGAAGCCGCTCAAGATGCACAAGCTCAACAAGGCATTGACATCGAAGCAGAAATCATGGCCGCTTTAGCACAAGAAATTACTGCTGAAATCGACCAAGAAGTTTTAGCTTCTTTACGTCAGTTAGCTTCAGTTGAAGAAGAGTATGATCAGTCATTAGTGTCTGGTACAGCTACATTCGTTGGTGACGAACATGCCGCATTGGCAATTCAAATTAACCGTGTTGCTAACAAGATTGCACAACGCACACGTCGTGGCGCAGGTAACTGGGCTGTTGTAAGTTCGCAAGCACTTACAATTCTTCAGTCTGCAACTACTTCAGCATTTGCACGTACCACAGAAGGTACATTCGAAGCACCTACAAACACTAAGTTTGTTGGTACATTGAATAACGCAATGCGCATTTACGTTGACGCATACCTTGCTGATACCGGTGCAGATGACAACCAAGTTCTTATTGGTTATAAGGGTCCAAGCGAGGCTGATGCCGCCGCTTTCTATTGCCCATATATTCCGTTGATGAGCTCTGGTGTTGTTCTTGATCCAGCAACATTTGAACCAGTAGTTGGTTTCTTAACACGCTACGGCTATGTTGAGTTAACTAACACAGCGTCTAGCTTAGGCAACGCCGCTGACTACTTGGGTAAAGTACGTATTGTTTCTTCAAACGTATCATTCAAGTAATCCTTAGGGATTGTAATAAACATAAAAGCACCCTTCGGGGTGCTTTTTGTTGGACTGAATAAATAGTATACCAGACAAACATGTAGGAGGTCCAACCGACATGTCCTGGACTTAAAGGAGAAATAAAATGGGACGTCCATTAGAAAAAAGACAATTTGGTAACACATCGAGATCTGGTCAACAGATCCGAGTAACTGCATTTATTCCGGTAGCAAACAGTGGCTCATCGGCAGTAACAGGTTACATTAACAGACAAAAAAACGACACTCGTTTTAATGTTACAACAGCACAAGGTACCGGAGTTTGTTCACTATCAACTGGTTCTGTAACAGCGGGCCTTATGAAAATTAACGGAGTTGATTCTGCGGGCAACACTTATGTTGTTTCAAAGATTAGCGGTCGTACAGCAACAGTATATCAAGTAGCTGGTGGCGCAAACTACGTATTTGATAGCGGTGAAAAAGCACCGTGGTTGATCGGCGGAACAACCCTACCATCAGGCGGCGGATGCATTGATTTAGGTAGTGCTTAATTAAAAGGACTCTTAGGAGTCCTTTTTTACAACCTTGGGTTAGGTAAATATTGATATGACCCAATATTATGTTCCAAGAACAGTTGTCCAATACGCTGAATATCCAGACGTTAATGTTTCTTGGACAAATAATTTTAACGATACAACAGTAATAGATCAGCCAGAATATAATTTAGCTAATCCAAATACTGGTGCGGGCGCCATGAACGTACTTACCACAGTTAAACCTTTACAGCACATTCCAAATAGCGGACGCGGAGCAGTACTAGATAAAACATTTTATTTAAAGTGCAGTAATTTTGAATTTGATGTTGCTCCAAACAATATTACGGGAGTTGCAGTAGAACTACATACACAACGTAATGGCCGTGTTGTAGACGATACAGTAGCGTTCATGCTAAACGACGAAGTGATTAGCGAAAATAGAACTAATCTTGCTTCAAGAACAGACGGACACGTTAGAAACAATAATACGCAAGTGTATGGCGGAGATGGTGATACTTGGGGTATGACGCTTACTCCTGAACTATTTGCTGATCCGACTTTTAGTTTATTAATAAGATTTGCAAGTAATCCGCAATATCCGCATAGAGATGGCATGCAAATTTACAAAATTTTAGTAACATTTTTCCCTGATCAACAGTTTATATTTGAAGATAATGATGTATTTTTTGCCGCTGAAGACAACATTGATAGTATATTTGTTCCGGAATAAGCAATAAATAAAGGATAAAGGACTCAACCTAAATGACTACAAATGTTGTTCGCGTACCCGGCGACTATAGAATACAAACAAAAACCAATGGACAGTTGACATTAGACACTGGACTAAACACCGGTACGGTTGTAATTACTGGTAGCTTAGATGTTCGAGGAACAACTACTGTAGTTCAAGCTACAAATGCAAGTATTAAAGATAATACACTAGTACTCAATGCAGGCGAAACAAACAGTTATGTAACACTAGGTACTTCTGGTATTATTGTTGACAGAGGCAATAGTGCTAGCTTATCAAATGCCGCAACTTTCTTATATAATGATGATGCCGGAGTTGACGGGTTTACATGGCACACCACAGACATTAGTCAACGTGGTATTTTTGAATTTAAAGTTGCAGGTAATGTATCAGCAATTAAAATAAACGCCATTCGTATAGACGAAGGTAGTGCTCCTCGAGTAGGCGGCTATCCTCGTTTAAATATTTTTGGTTCAGACAATCCCGGAACAGTTATTAGCGTTGCAGGAACATTAAACTACGAAGATCGTATCATTGACGATGACGATATTCCAAACAAAGCGTATGTGGATATTGCGGTACAGTCAGCACAAACTACAGCAAACGTACAAAAAATTGTACAGCAACAAACTAGTATCGGCGCATATGATTCTTCTCAAGGTGGGTATCAAGGCAGTAACGTTAGCGAAGTAGTAGTTGAATTTACTACTGGCGTTCCGTCAATAAGATTTACGCAAAATAATGTTAACTTTGGAAACAATCTTATTTTCACAGAAGGTACAATCACTAGAGCAGATCCTGGAAATAGTAATGCAGATCTTTACCTTGAACCTAAAGGCAACGGAACTATTATTATTCGAAAAGCTCTAAGAATTACAGATCAAGATACTCCTCCATTAGCAAATACTAACACTACTGCTATATACACAACAGGAGTCGTAGGTCCAGGTGGCACCGGAATATATTACGTAAATAAAGATACTTCTGGTGAGTTTATATCTCGCAAACGTGCGATTATTTACGGATTAATATTTTAAGGATAGGATATGGCAATAACAAGTAAGCAAATTACAACAGCAGGCAATCCGCCTGTACAAGTGTATGAAGCAACCGGTCAAAACGCAATTACAACAATGATTTTTTGTAATACTAGTACTGTTGTATCTGCAAACATTGATGTATATATTGTTTCTGACTCGAGCGGTTATGCGGCAGGCCCACAAACACAAATTTTAAAAACTCTTCCTATTCCTCCGACAGAATCTTTTGTTATGGATTCTGAAAAATTTATTCTTGAAGATCTAGATACTATTCATGTCCGTGCCGACCAAGCAGGCGCAATTACTGTGACAATTAGTTCAGTGAGTACAGCTTAATGAAATTCGTAAAACGTTTAAATTTAGACAATCAATTTCCGGAAAGTTCAACACTTGCTGTTGAGTTAAACGGAAAAATTGTAACAAACACACAAGCTAGTTTGCAAATTCCTGCAGGCGATACATCTAAGCGAGTTGAAGCTTTTCAAAACGGCCAGTTAAGATATAATACTGACTACCAAGAATTTGAAGGATACATAAACGGTCAATGGGAATTTTTAAGAACACGTAGACAAGGAAATATACAATTTCAAACAGTTGGAACAGGCAACTATATTAATTCAATATATGGGCCATTAAGCTATAGACAAAATGCCAGTAAACCTGAAAATGTTTTTGTATTTGTTGAAAACGTTTATCAAGTTCCTACAGTAAACTACACCTTAGTAAATGACCCGGTAGTTCAAAAAGCTACAGTAGGTGTAACGAATCCGGGCGTTACAATTTTAAATATTTCAGATCAAGTTAATATTATTGTAGGACAAGAAATAACAGGCGACATTGCAATAGCACCAGGTACATCGGTGGTAAGTTTAAGTACTGTTACAAGTTCTATTGTTATTAGCGGAGCAACATTGGGAACTATCCAAGCTGGAGTTACCTTAAATTTTGCTTATTCAACCGGAACGTTTGTTTCATTCACATCAGCTCCTCCACTCAAGCCTATCTATGCCCTAAACGGTTTTGACGGCTACTACCCACCTTTTAATCAATAAAGGTAAATATATTTGATGCCAAAGGTTGGCAGAATTATACTGTGGTAAACCCGCAATGAAAGGTGGTTATCCGTGAAACTCGGTGTCTTGAGGAGCTAGTATGGCCGTAGGTCGAATTACAGGTCCGTTACTTGCAAGTAACTTGCTACGTGACGGAGTAAACTTATCAGTTGAAACTGATCTCTTATACTTAGATGTTCAAACTGGCCGTATAGGTGTTAAAACATCGGCTCCGCAATATGACTTAGATGTCAACGGCACCGCAAACGTAGGTGTACTACGTGTCTCAAATACTTCCACACTTGGCTTAATTACAGTTACTAAATCGCTAACAAGCGGTACTATTGGATCTACCCTTGGTCCAATCCACATTGACCCAGCCGGCAACAATAAAATTTGGTTAGATGCAGACACTGAAGTTGTTGGTAACTTACACGCATCTGGAAATATTACAGCTGACGGAAATATTCGATTAGGCGATACAACTGCTACTGATACGTTGCAAGTTGGTGCTGAGTTTATTTCAGACTTAATTCCACAAGTTCCAAACACATATAATATCGGCTCGGCTAGCCAAAATTGGAACCAGGGATACTTTAAAGATTTATTTGCTGGCAATATGCACATGTCTGGTAACACAGTTACCAACATATTACCTGGCAACATTGATATTGTTCCTAATGACGGCATTATTAATTTAAAAGGTAATGTTAAAATTTGGGGTGGCACACCATTAGGCACCGGCCCAGTTACCGCAAACACTTTATATGTAAATGAAGACGGTAGTGATACTAACGACGGCGGAGCCATTGATGCTAGCCGTGCTTGCCGTACAGTTTCAGGTGCAACAAAAAGTCCGTTATACAAACCTGGCACAAGTATTAAAGTAGCACCAGGTCGCTATCTAGAAAACAATCCAATTGAAATGAAGCCATATACTTCTGTAATTGGCTCTGACTTACGTACAACAGTTATAGAACCTGTTAACAAGACTCAAGACTTATTCCACGTTCGTCAAGGCTGTTATGTTGCACAATTAATGATGTACAACGGCCGTTCAGGACGTTTCCCAGGAACAGGCTATACTTCAGATACAAACAGAGGTGCATACGCAACTGCGTTTCCTCCACAAGGTGACAATGGTCAACCGATTGACGTATTCCACTCACCATATATTCAAAACTGTACCAACCAATCTGGTCCATGGTTATACGATGGTACAATGTTTGTGCCTAATCAAACAGTTCAAGTCCCAGAAGGTGTCGGCATTTCTACATACGAAGCCGGCTCACAAGAAATTACAGTTACATTAACAGAAGGCCAAATTTATGCAGGACAAGCAATTAATGGTGGTCCTCCTAATCCTGGATTCTATAATGCTAGAACATTACTACTAGCAAACAAATCGTTCATTCAAGAACAAGTTGTTGCTTATGTTGATCAAACATACGGCGGCCCCTTTCAATACGATGCAACTAAGTGTGCTCGTGACACAGGATTAATTATTGACGGACTAAGTTTAGATTTAATTTATAATTCAACAAGTCAGTCTGTATTTTCTGGTTTACAATATTGGAGCCAGACAAGTACACCGACACAAATTGCTGGAGAAGTGACTACTACAACAAATGCAATTAATTACATCAATAGTATTGCGCAATTAGTTGTTCGCGGACAAGCACTATCTAGTCCGTATCAAAATACACTAACACAAGTAACAAACTTGCCAGCTGGTACAATTGGTAATGCAAATACTGTTAGCGCATTGTTTACTACTGCAACAAATATTATTACAGAAGGTACGGTTGGTATTACAGGTAAAATTATTCCAAACGGAACAACTGTAACATCAAATACAAGTACACAAGCCGCCGCGGCCCTATTACAGGCAAACAAAGAATTTTTAAAAGCAGAAGCTATTGCATGGATTACATCTAATGCACCAACTTTTGTTTATAGTAAAGCAACTTGTAAGAGAGACGTTGGATACATTGTTGATTGTGTAACATTTGACTTGTTACGTGGTGGCAACCGCCAAGTAATACAAGCAGGTACTTATTATTACGGGTATAGCACAACTCAGAGTGCAATTCCAAACGAACAACCACAAACAATTTTAGCATATGATTACATGAAGAGTGTAATCTCTGCGGTAGTACAAAGTCAAGAATTAACAAGTTTCTATCAATCAGAAATCTCGCAAGTTTTAGATAATGCTAACGCAGGTACGGCCGCGGCCTCAACAACGTTGTCGACTAATCTTGATATTATTACACGATTAGTTAGAGTCGGCCCAGGCGGTGCACCGTCATTAGAACCAATTGGTTTATCTATAACAGCCGAAACAGGATTGCTAAAAGCCTACAACTTGCTAGTTGCAAATAAGAATTTTATTAAAGCAGAAGTAATTGCCTATGTTAACTCACTTCCAAATTTTGTTTATAACAAAGAACTATGCTACAGAGACGTTGGTATTATTTTAGAAAACGTTAGCTTTGATGCACTAGCCGGCGGCAATGAAAAAACGGTTGAGGCAGGCCTTGCATATTATAAAGGTGTTACGAGTGTAATTGCTGGTCAAGAAACACAAACAATTGGTGCTATTAACTATATTAATACCATTGCTGATAAAGTAATTAAAAATCAAACCGTTACAAATCTATTAGGATCTTTAGCAACTAAAACTCAAGTAATTAACTATGTATTAACTGGCGGGGGCATTGCGTCCCAAGCACTGGCTGATAGATTTGGTATTATTACAAACATAATTGAAAATGGTCCGACTGCGGCTCCAACTGTATATCCAGCATGTGCTATTGATCCGTACTATATGTCTGCGGAAGTTTTATTAGAAACAAATCGTTCCTTCATTCAAGAAGAAATTGTTTCTTATGTAAATCAATCGTTCCTATCATTTCCGTTTAATTCTGCAAAATGCCGTAGAGACACAGCACTAATTGTTGATGCAGTTGCGTTTGACTTATTATATCCTACAGCTAATTCTAGTCAATCAACATTTGCAGGTCTTCAGTATTTTAATCAAAATGGTTACACTGGATTAATCGGAACTGAACTTACAACTACAACAAATGCAATAACTTATCTAAGTGGTGTTGCACAGAAAATTATTTTAAATGATGTATCCGGTCCTCGATATCAATCAGTATCTTCACAATCTACTGCAAATGCATCTGGTACAGTATTAGAATCAAGTTCTGTTGGTACTAACTTTGATCTAATGATCGATATTATTCTAAATGGTACTGATGGTGTAACTGATAAGATTGTTCCAAACGGTGAAGAATTAACAACTCCGGGTGTGTTACATGCCTATGCTCAATTACAAAACAATAAAGCATATTTGATTGATGAAGTTATTGCCTATGTTGAATCAACAAAGACATCTGGCTTTACTTATAATCAAACTACTTGTCGAAGAGACACTGGCTATATAATCGACAGCATTTGTTTTGATTTACTACATGGCGGTAACAGACAGTCAATCCAGAGCGCAGTTTACTATTATTCGTTTAATGCGGCATCAAGTGCTATTCCAAACGAAAAACCAGAAACAATCGCGGCATACAATCACCTAAAAGGTCTAATACATAGTATTGTTACGGCTACACCAGTGGCACGTAGTAGAGGTAATCAGTTAACACAAGTAACAAATTTACCCCCTGCAACTACTGTAGAGTCAGAAGACTTAGAAGGATTCATTGATGTTATTACAAACATTATTAATAATGGTCCAAGTGTTGTAACCAACAAGACTCCTATTAGTTTAACTAAGAGTACCAGCACAAGTGTTCAACGAGCATTTGCATTGATGAGAGCTAACCGTGCTTTCTTAGCAAACGAAATCGTTGCGTTTATTAACGACACTTATAATAATTCTAATTTTAGTTATAACAAAGTAAAATGTTATCGCGACACAGGATTAATTGTTGATAGTTTAATCGGCGACTTAGGTTGGGGATCAAATGGATTCATTAACAGTAATTTTGCCGGTCTTCAATATTGGAATCAAAATGGATATACAGGGTTAATCCAATCAGAACTTACTACAACAACAAATGCAATTAACTATCTAAGTAGTGTTGCACAAAAAGTTATTCGTAATGATGTGTCTGGAGTACGTTATCAAAGTACAATTACACAATTATTCAATACTCTACCCCCAGCTACTGCAATAGAAGCACAGTCTATTGCAACAGAATTTACGACAATTACAAATATTTTAATCGGCGGAACTACTGGAGTAACGGATCTTGTAATACCAAATGGTATTACTATTGCAGGAGCAAATGCACAAAAAGCATTTGATCTGTTACAGGCAAATAAGAGTTATTTGCAAGCAGAAGTTATTGCTTATGTAGAACAAACTAAAACACCAGGATTTGTGTTTGACGATACTACCTGTAAACGAGATACTCGATTAATTGTTGATGCTATCGCCCAAGACTTGTTGTTTACAACGTCAAGCCAAGCAACCTTTGCAGGATTACAATACTGGAATCAAAACGGATATACTGGTGCGATTGCTAGTGAGTTAACTACAACAACAAATGCAATAGAATATGTTTCTAGTCTAGCACAAAAAATTGTGTTAAACAATACTGTTGGAACACGCTACCAGTCAACAGTAACTCAAGTTACAAACTTGCCTGTAGGAACAACTACAGAAGCATCTAGAGTTGAATCAGATTTTACAGTAATTCTTAATATATTAAAGAACGGAACTGACGGTGTTACTGATAGTGTTATTGCAAACGGATTAACTCCAAGTACCTATCCAAATATAACACAAGCCTACGATTTGTTACAGGCAAACAAAGCATATATTCAAGCAGAAGCAGTGGCCTATGTAGAATCTACAAAGACTCCGGGCTTTACTTATGATCAAGCATTGTGCTATCGTGACGTTGGTTACATGATTGATAGTGTTAGCTTTGATTTATTATATGGCGGCAACCGCCAAGCAATTCAAAGCGGCGTTTACTACTACTCATTTAATGCGGCATCAACCGCAATACCTGGCGAGGTCACACAAACAGTTGCGGCATTTAATTATATTAAATCAATACTAGATGACATTATAACAGCAACTCCGCTAGCATCTCCAAAACAAGCAGTTGTTTCTCAAGTAACTAACTTAGGAGTCGGTACTGCTACAGAAGCAACTCTTGCTCAAGGCAAAGTTGATGTTATTACTAATATTATTACCAACGGTCCTAGTGTTGTAAGCAAAAAGACCCCTATTAGTTTAACTCGCAGTACAAATGATAATGTGATTAATGCGGCATTAATGATTGAAGCAAATAAAGAATTTATTGTTGCTGAAACTATTGCCTACATCTACGATACATACTCAATGGGCTTCGAGTATGATCAGGACAAGTGCTACAGGGACGTTGGATACTTAATTGATTCTGTAAGCCACGATATTTTATACGGCGGTAATAGACAAGCAATTATGTCTGGAGTTTACTATTACGGATTTAATGCTAATTCAACAATGGTTCCAAATGAACAGAACCAAACAGTTGCGGCATACGACAGGTTAAAACAAATTGTTACAGCAGTTATAACTGAACAACCTATTATTCCTTCAGCAGGAAATGTAGCACAACAGCAATTTAACAACAATCCGTCAACTGAAGAAGTTGGTACAGTCTTGTTAGATATGTTGGGATTAATTACAAATATTATTGATAATGGCCCAAGCGAAGGTATTGATAAAGTTCCTGTAAGTTTAACTATGAACGAAGATCCGTCAATACAAAAAGCAATGATCTTATTAGATTTGAATAGAACATTTATTCAAAATGAAATTATTGCATGGGTTGACAGTACATATGGTACTGATAGCTTTAACTATAATCAAGAAAAGTGCTATCGTGACGTTGGTTTAATTGTTGATGCTATTGCACAAGATTTATTAATTGGCGGAAATCGTAAAACTATTGAAGCAGGTGTAAGTTATTGGACCGGCGGCGTAAACGTAATTGCTAGTGAAATACCACAAAACAATGCCGCAATGGAATACCTAAAAACAGTCTGTGAAAAAGTTGTAACAAACACAGCGTTAACATCAATTAGTGGTGCTACACAAATTATTAACAATTATTTTGGTGGTGGAGTTTATGCGTTAGGAAGCATTACTCGACTAATCGAAATATTAAAGAATATTATTGCCAAAGGACCAGATGTTGCCCCCGAAGCATACGAAGGATCTGGAGTATTCAACTTAATCAGTTCTTCCGCAGATGATATTCAACCAGCTTCGACTATTTTAGATGTAGAGTCGTTGGGTGGTGATAGATATAAGATTTACCTAAGCGAACCAGTATTAGGCCCAGCCACAGCCGGCACACTATACTTTGGTCAGACTGGGGTATATCCAACAAAAGAAAAATATATTCCTGCAAGGTGGGCACAACGTCGAATTGATCCGTTAGGCTCAATTGGCGGAAGTTTAGTTGATGGTGGTGTTGTTTCTAAACGTTCACCGATCCAGTCTTTTGTTTATGATGCGTTTACACAAGTTAACCAGGGCGGTATTGGTATTAAAATTACCAACAACGGCTATGCACAGCTAGTATCTGTGTTTACGATTTTCTGCGGAACATCTGTTATTGTAGAAAATGGTGGCATTTGTTCTATTACCAACTCTAACGCCAACTTCGGTGATTACTGTCTGGTTGCAAAAGGATATGGAGAGCGCGAATTCTTCGGCGAAGTATATAATCCGCCGGTGTTACCATACTATCCAAATGGTTTCTTCCCGCAAAGTCAAATTGTACAAGTATTCTGTCCAGATCCGGACAATCGTCCGCACATTGGATTGATTATGGAAGTTGTGCCGCCTGAAACATATACAAATGCTCAAGGATTACCTGGCTTCCTACAAGCCGCAGTAAACACTAGCACACTGACTACAGGTAGTGTGACAATTAACGGCATTGATACAGAAGGTATTGTTATTGGTCAAAAGATTTATGCACGTGATCAATACGGTTCTTACACTGATATTAATGGAACTCGTTATATTCCAGAAGACACTATCATTACAGATGTAAACTTTAAAGCTATTACATTAAGCGATAGTATCTCAGCAGGCGGTGGCGACTCTACAAATGTTAACTACTTTACAATGTATGTTGCTGGCAATGCATATTACACCGTTCGTTCAAGTGAATTAGCTCCAGACCCAATTACTCCAGGCACATTTAAGTTAGGATCTAGTGCAACTGCTCAAGGTAATGATCAAGGCGCTGAAGAAATTCAAGCATTGCAATACCTAAACACGTTGACTACAAGTATTGTAAGTAATACCTTAGTCAATGCATTACAAACAACTGCAACACAAGTAACAAATATTGCATTAAGCAAAGGCGCCCAAGCAACAATTAAAATTGGAGAACTATTCCAAACATTAGAAGATATCATTTCTAATGGTTTAAATGCTGTGCCAGCAACAACTAAAGAAGGAATTGTTGCACCTGGCGCAAGCGATGCGGCCGCATTATTGCTAGCTAATAAGACATTTGTACAAGCAGAAATAATTGAATATATTAATAGCCAATATTTTATTTACGACCATGCAACTTGTCGCAGAGACCTAGGTTATATTCTAGACGGGTTTGCTTGGGATGCATTATTCCAAAGTAACTATCAATCTATCAAGTGCGGAAATGCATACTTGAGAAATGTTCCAGGTAGTCAATATGTCTTAGAGACAGAAAAAGCACAAACAATTGATGCTATTTCAAAACTATCTGCTCTTACAAACCAGTTAAGCGGAATTAGTACAGTTACTCAAGCAATTTCTATAATTAACGTTGACGGTATTAATATCAATAATATCATCAGTGGCAATACAGCACCTGCTTATAATATGCCAAACCCTTCGGGATTTGATACAGGCATTGCTAATGGAAAATCGTTAATCCTAAATAACCTTGACTTTATCAAGGAAGAAACTATTGGTTGGATTAATGCAACATATCCAATCTTTACCTACAGCGAAACAAAATGTAAACGCGATATCGGATACATCATCGACGGTGTTGAGTGGGATATTGTTTTAGGAACAAACTATCGTTCAATTAAATCTGGACAGGCTTACTATCGCGGTAATGCTGATAATGTTCTTAACGATGAAAAACCAGAAACACTGGCCGCATTTAATTTTGTTAAAGAATATATTTTGGGATTAAATGCAGTACAGAGTAGTACTACTGCTACACAAACAGTAACTAATGATTTTGCCAATATTGCAAGCATCATTCAAACCGGTTTAAGTGCAAGCCCGACAGTGACCTACACTATTCCTCCAGGAACAGCAACCGGAGTTTCTAGTGCAAGTCAGTTATTGCAAGGAAATAAAGCATATATCCAGGCAGAAGTTGAAGCATATATCCATGTAACATATCCTTCATTAGTATATGACAGAGATAAATGCAAACGAGATGTTGGATTCTTATTAGATGCTCTAATCTATGACTTAACATACGGCGGCAACAGCATGTCGGTTGATGCGGCACTTCAGTACTTTAATAGCGCCAACAACAATGTTCGTGTAAATCCTGGAGAAGTAGCAGAAACTATTGTTGGCATTAACTATATCAATACTATTGCGGCTCGAGTTGTACAAAACCTAGCACCGGTCGTAAGTTATCAAAACGGTGTTACACGATTTAGTGATAATGGGTTAGGTCAAGGATCTGTAGCACTCACGACAATTGCCGATCTAATCAGCGACATGGCTACTATTGTTCAAGACGGTGTTAATGCAGTTCCAATTATTATAGAACCTAGCTATACTTGGGCAACAACAAGTCAAAAAACAGCAAGAACAGCAATTCAATCTGCAAAAGTTTTAATTGCAACTGAAGCAATTACTTTTATTAATGAAACATATACTGTGTTTACATATAATCAAGACAAGTGCAAGAGAGATTTGGACTACGTTATCCATAGTTTAATTTACGATTTAACATATGGCGGAAATTGGCAGACTGTTGATGCTGGTCTAGTATATTTCGATTCAACTGGAAGCACATTGATTCCAGGAGAAATTCCGCAGACCGTGGGCGCATTTAATTATTTGTTAACATTAATGAAAAATGTATCAACAAATACTGCTCCAGCAGTTAGCTATCAAAATACATATACACAATTTACTAACGGCTCTGCACCCGACGGAGCTAATGCACATCCAAGACTAACAGCGTTAACTGCTATCTTAACTGATATTGTTGCAAACGGGACATCAGTTGCACCTGCGATAGAATATCCAAGCACAAGCGGATACGGAGCAACGCTACTAAACGTTAAAAATATTATAGCAACTCAAGCAACTTCGTTAATTAATCAAGTAATTACGTACATTGACGGAAAGTATAACGGATTTGAATATAACCAAGCCTTATGTAAACGTGATGTTGGTTACGTAATAGATGCGCTAGCGGCCGATTTAATCAGCGGCGGTAACTATAACACAGTACTTTGCGGTAAGAGTTATTATGCTATTACAGAAACTCATCATTACGTAACATTAGAAGATAACGTTGCAGATGCGGCATTGTTCCCCGATAAAGCAAATATTAATTTCTATAGACGTGCTTATATGTCTGCATCTGGTTATTTGTTTGAGTATGTTGGTGCAGGTTCTAACTACGGCGCATTGCCGCAAATAGGTCGAGCAGATCCAAGACAGGAAAGAGAAGTTATTCAATTGAATAACGGTAAGGTGTTCTTTACATCAACTGACCAAAACGGTGACTTCCGTATTGGTCCGGGATTGGTAATTAGTCAGGCAACTGGTGTGTTATCAGGCCGTACGTTTACTAAGTCATTGTTTGCTAACTTGACACCGTTCATCTTGGCAATTGAAGGATAATAAGGAAAATACAAAATGGCACTAATTCCATTAAACACGTTTAAGACAAAGACATTTGTCTTAACAACACAAACAAACGCAACAGTTTATACAGCACCGGTCGGAGTCACTTCAATTGTGCTAATGGCCAACGTGGCTAATATTTCTACTGGTACAAATGCTAGTGTTACTTTTGCACATCATCGAAACTTGCCAGTACTTGCAGATGCACAGGGTAACGGGGGGCAGGCAGGGAATGTAACAACCGAGTTAGTTAAAAACTTTGAAATTCCGCCAAGCGATGCTGGCAATATGTTAGTTGGCAAAATGATTATCGAAAGTCTTGATAGTGTAAGAGCATATGGTACTGTTGAAGGAACATTAAAACTAACAATGAGTATCTTAGAAACAGCGAATGCATAATAGGAAATAACAATGCCATCATTAATCAGCGGTCGTGTAAAAGTAGCTTCGGCAGGTACCAATTACACAATTAACAACTACATATCGCTTAACCAAGCACAGGCTGGGTTAGGATTTACACCAACCTCTGGTACTGGTTATACATTAGTTATTGGTGCCAACGGCGTTGCAACCTTTACAAATACATTAGGAAATATTGCATTTGATAATGGTAGTATGACTTCTCAAAGTACCACAGGTGATTTAACCCTAAATCCAAGTGGTACTGGTACTATTACACTTAACGGTCCTGTTAATATTCCTGATGGTATTATTGGTTCTGGTTTTAAACGCGAAGTAGTCGTAGCATCAACTGCTAACGTTGCAGTTAATACTGTAACTTCTACAACTTATGTTGACGGTCGTCGACTAACTTGGTTAGATCGTACATTAATTAAAGACAATACCAACTCCGCTGAAAATGGTATCTATTATGTAAACACCGCAACATTTGCAAACGATACATTTACTACTTCTACTGATTTCTCATATGTTTCATCATGGACCGGAACTGTAATTAATTTTACAGATGCAAGTTCAACAATGCAACAAGTGTTAACCGGATTGTCTAGTGGAACAACATTTTCTGTTATAGACGATAATGCACTAACTTATAATATTACGTTAGCATCTACATTCACTGGCGTTAGCTCTTTATTAACAGCTACTACAGTTTTAGGAACTCCGCCTACTAAATTTGTTTCTGCAATATTTGTAGGAACTAAACCAACAAATACAATTTTAAGAAGAACAACTGATGCAGATACCACCAGAGAGTTAAATCACGTTGTTGTTCCTGTATTGTACGGAACTAGTGCTGGTAGATTATTCTTTACAAATTATAGAACTTTTGATACATTAGAAGTATCGCCATTAAGCTGGTATGAAATTGTTGATAGTGTATCGGCTCAACAAGTTATTAATAAGAATTTAGATTTGTCTCCAATCGGAGCATTTAATCCTTCAACTGGTAAATTTACATATTTAGAAGCTACTAGTTTACTAAACATTAGCTCAACTATTGATTCTACAGCAACTAGTAACGGTGCATTAACTGTTGCTGGCGGTGTTGGCATTACAAAGAATTTATGGGTAGGTGGTGCAACAAACATTGCTGGAAGTTTTAACGTACTAAGCCAGGCTAATTTAAGTCCAGCTGGCGCAACAGTATATGTTCAACCTAGTGGAGCAGGTACATTTATTGTAAATCCTGCCACAAAAGGCACATTAGATAATATGGATATTGGTAATGTGTTACCAAGAGACGGCCGTTTTGTAAATTTAAGTGCAAGTAATCAAATTCGTTCAACTTCAACTGCCACTTCAACAAGCACAACAACAGGTGCATTAGTTGTAGATGGCGGTGTTGGCATTGCCGGAGATTTAGTATTAGGTGGCCAACTAATATTCAGTGGTCTTGCTGACGAGTTTGTTGTTAATAATTTCCGTGCTAGAGGCCAAGTTTTATTTACAACAAGTACAAATTCAACTTCAACTACGTCGGGTGCTTTAGTTGTTACTGGCGGAGTCGGTATTGGCAAAGATTTAGTATTAGGTGGCAATTTAGTCTTTACTGGAGATGCGGCAGATATCCGTGCATCAAGAATTCGCATTAGCGGCACAGCTACGTCAACAAGTACAACAACAGGAGCATTAACAGTTGTTGGTGGTGTTGGCGTAGGAGAAAATTTAAACGTTGGCAACGATGTAACTATCGGTGGTAACTTAATCTTTACAGGTGAGTCGGCTGACTTACGTGCAAAACAAATTCGTGTAAGTGGTACAGCCACATCAACAAGCACAACAACAGGTGCCCTACAAGTAGTAGGCGGTGTTGGCATTGGACAAGATTTATGGTTAGGCGGAAATTTAAACTTTGCAAATGCACAAGGACAAATTAACGCACAACAAGTTAATATTAGCGGCACAGCTACTTCAACAAGTACAACTACTGGTGCATTAACAGTTGTTGGCGGTGTCGGTATTGGCAAAGATGTTGTAATAGGCGGAAACTTAGACCTAGGCGGACAATTAACATTTAACAAATCGTTTACTGCTACTTTTGTTGCACTACATATTACATCAACACAATCAAGCACAGCAATTTTTGAAGAAAATGCTGTTTATGTCGAAGGCGGAGTTGCAGTTAAGAAAGACTTGTCGGTATATGGTAGTGCGGTATTCACGGGCGGCCTAACAGTACTTGGCACACAAACTATTGTTGATAGTACAAACACATATATTATTGATCCTGTAATTGATATTGGTACTGGAATTGGCAATGCTCCGTTATCAACTAATGATGGTTTAGATCGCGGATTGTTATTACACTACAATACCGGCGCAACATCTGTTACAGATAATCACGCATTCTTAGGACGTGATAACACAACTGGTGAATTAATTTGGAAGACCAACATTTACCCAGGTGGCGGCGACCAATTCTTCCCTGCAACATTCAACAGCACTGGTACTTTTGGTACAGCTAGATTTGGTACTTTAAGATTAGTAGGTGGAGTTGCAAGCATCAGTACAAACACAGGCGACCTACAAGTATTAGGCGGCATTGGTGTTAATAAGAACAGTTACTTTGCTAGCCAAGTTACTCTTGCAAGCACATTAGCAAATTCAACACAAACTATTAATCATGCGTTAGTAGTATCAACTGGCGGTATTGGCATTGGCGGTGATTCTTACTTTGCTGGTATTGTTAAATTTGGCAATGGTACTGCAACAAGTAGTCCAACAACTGGTGGCGTATTAGTTAGCGGTGGATTAGGAATAAGCGGTGGCGCACAAATTAACGGTCCCGTTAAGATTGCAAACGGAACAGCGGCTACAAGCACAACAACAGGTGCCCTACAAGTAGTAGGCGGAGTTGGCATCCAGGGTGACTTGTATGTAAGAAATATCTACACACAAAACGGCCAAACAATCTTATTTGATGGCGGCACAATTACTCAGCCAGTATTAGAAACAAACACTACAAATTCTATTAGCACAACTACTGGTGCTATTGTAGCCTACGGCGGAGCTGGTATTGGAAAAGATTTGTGGGTTGGCGGCACGGGTTTCATGGGCAACTTGTTTGTTAACGGATCCCAAGTACTTACAACAGCAACTCCCACAGGATTTAACGGCGGAACAATTATATATCCATTGCAAATTGGGTACACAACTAGCACATTAAACACAACCGGTTTAACAGTAAACTCTGATATTGATGCAATCAGTACAGATACTGGTGCTATTGTTACTCTTGGCGGTGTTGGTATCGGCAAAAACTTATATGTTGGCCATACAATTGATCGTAGCAACGATATAACACAGCCTTCGTGGGGCAATCAAGGTGTTGCATTAAATTTAGGTAGCGCAACATTTACTGATAATACAGGATTTGGAAATTATACAAATACGCAGATGATCTATGTTGGACAACCAACATTTAAAGGTCCGCTTGGTGTTACATACAATCGAGCACAGACCTTATACATTGAAAATGCTCCTAAGGCAGGTGCAAACACTACAATCAGTGACGCTTATGCTATTTGGGTTAATGAAGGTAAGGTACACATTGCGTCATCTGCTACTTCTGCAACAAATTACTTAAACAATGCGTTAAGCATTGATGGCGGCTTAGGAGTTAAAGGTGGCGTACAAATTACTGGCGACATCAAAGCTCAGGGTGTATACGACACTGGAAATCGTGTTGTAAGTTTTGTTGAAATAGTTGCAGGTTCAGGTATTACATCTAATCCTGCTATTGCCGGGGGCCCAACAGCGACTATTACAATTAGCAATAGTGGAGTGATTCAAGCATTAGCTGGCACAGGCATCAATATTGATCAAAGCACTGGGATTGTTACGATCAGCAACGTCGGTGTAACTAGCCTAACTCCAACACAAGGTATTGGTTTCTCAACAAGTACAGGAAGTGTAACAGTATTCAACTTAGGTGTAACAAGCCTAACAGCAGGCACCGATACTGCGGTATCTAGCACAACAAGTAATATTGTAATTTGGAATACTAGCACACTAGAAACTGTAACAGGGCGCGGAGCAACTACTCCAAACGGAATTCACATAACAAACACAGGCACATCAGCATTAACAGTTGACGGTACTTCTAATTTTAATAATGTAACAATTACAGGAACATTAAGTGCTGGTAGTTCAACATTCTTTGGAAGCACAGGTACGTTTGTTGATTTAAATGTAACTGGAAACACATTATTAACCGGAAGTCTAACAGTTGCTGGAACGTATACCTACGTAAACTCTCAACAATTAACAGTAGTAGATCCTGTAATTGATGTTGGTACTGGAATTAATAATGTTCCGTTGTTAGTTAACGATGGATTTGATAGAGGTTTACTAATCCATTATAACAGCGGCGCAAATATTAATACAGATGCTCACGCATTTTTGGGTCGCGTTAATACTAGCGGTAAACTAACTTATCGTACAAACATTTGGCCAGGCGGCGTTACTGATGTTCCAAATCCGTTCGGATCAACAGGCACACTTGGCGGCGCCGTATTTGCTGGACTAGAACTTCAAGGCGGATTAGCTTCGAGCGGTGTAGGCACAGGTGACTTGCAGGTTACTGGTGGCATTTATGCTGGAGGATACACTTGGTTTGACGGCCGTGTACGCATGAACGATCTTCAAAATGCAATTTCTACAGTAACAGGCGCACTAACAGTAGCCGGAGGCATTGGTGTTGGCAAGAACGTTTATGTAGACGGAGATGTTATTGTCCGTGGATATGTTTTAACAACAGCTACAGCATACAACGGCGGCGAAGTTTATAACCCAGTTGTTATTACAAACGGCACTAGCGCAACTAGTACATTAACAGGTGCATTGATCATTCATGATGGTGGTGCAGGTATTGGCGGAGATTTATGGGTCGGCGGCGTAGTTAACGCTAGCGATTTTTATGTTAATGGCCGTAAGGTTACAACAGATATTCACTTAGTAACTGGTCCCGGATTATCTGGAGCAGTTACTACAGCAACCAATGGTGTAACAATCACAATGACCAACACAGGTATTCTAAATCTAGATGCTGGTGAAGGTATTAAAATTATAAACACAGGAACAAGCGGTGTTACAACAGTTACAAACATTGGTGTTGTAAATTTAGCTACAAGCGGTCCCGGTTTACGTGCTTCAACCAGCACAGGAAGTGTGACTTTAATTAACTTAGGTGTTACAAGTGCGTCAGCTGGATCAGGTATTGGTGTAAACCAAACTACTGGTTCTGTTATTATTACTAACCTGGGTGTTTACAGTCTTGGAACAATCGGTGATGGTATTACAGCCACTACATCAACAGGTTCTGTATTCTTAATTAACTCAGGTGTAACAGCCTTAACAGCGGGCACAGATACAGCAGTAAGCGCGGCTACTGGAGCAATTACTGTATGGAATACAAGTACATTACAGTCGATTACTGTAAGAGGAAACACAACAGATCAACAAATTTTCTTAGACAACACAACACTAGCTAATAATACATTTAGCGGCGCCTTACAAGTCCTAGGCGGTGTTGGTATTGGTAAGAAATTATATGTGGGTGGAAAAATTGTTGGCCAAGATGGATACGAGGGATTAGATCCTCCTGCAATTTTTGTTAGTACATCTAGCATTACTGTTTATAACGCAGGCATTGATCGCCATATAGACGTTGTTATTGCAAGCAATACTACAACAGTATTCAACGCAAATGGCATTACGGTTAACACAACAGGCACAAGCTCTGTAACATTAGCAGGCGGTGCATTAATTAACGGAATTGTAAGAGTAGCAAACGCTACAACAGCAACTACCACAACATCGGCCGCAGTAGTAATTGACGGTGGATTAGCAGTAGGTGCAAACACAATAATGAACGGCCACTTGACTCCCGCAGTTGACGGTGCTTACAATATCGGTAGTGCATCTAAACGTTGGGGTACATTGTTTGTTAGTTCAAGCACTATTGACATTGGTGGATTAACTGCAACGGTTGTTGCCGGAACATTACAACTTCCAAAATCAGGCGTATACGACTCAACTCAAAGTACAGGTACTGCATTTGGTGCGCTAACTGTTAAGGGCGGAGTAGGCGTCGGCGGTGCAATTTACGCTGTAAACAGCATCAATGGCGGAAGTTTTGTTTCTACAGGTACTATTACTCGAAGCGGGGACGTAACATCGGGCGCCTGGGGCACTACTGGTATTGCATTATCAGTGCCAGCCGCTACATATACAGATAATTCAAGCAATGGCGTTGTAGCACTAACGTATGTAAGCGCATTTGGTGCTCCGGTAATTAGTTCAACAAATAGCGTAAACTACACTAACGCGGCAACAGTTACAGTAGCAGGAGCACCAACAGCTGGTGGAAGTGCTACAGTATCTAATGCTTGGAGCTTGTATGTTGCTAACGGAAAAGTAAAGATTGCTGATACAAGCGTAAGTACAAACGCAACAAGCGGCGCCTTACAAGTTGCTGGCGGTGTTGGAATTGCAGGTGATGTTAATATTGACGGATACTTGGATGTTAATGCTAACACAATGTATGTTGGAAATAGCCAAATTCTTACATATACAAGTTCTGCAATTACATCGCAAACTGTAGTAAACTTAGATACTTTTGCCACAGGAACTTACCAATCTGCCAAGTACTTTATACAGGTTGTTGATAATACTGCGGGCGGACAAGCCAACAGAATGTATGTAACAGAGCTAATTATCTATCACGATACAATTGGCGGAGTTTATATACAAGAATACGGCATGAGCAGTAACTTTGGAGATCTAGGAGATTTTGAAGCCGCCCTAAACGGCAGTGATATCCAGTTAAGATTTACTCCAAATTATGTTCCAACTAGCATGATCATTAAGGTGCATAGAACCACTCTAAGTCGTTAAAAACCCTAGTTTCTCTTTTCTTGGTAAATAAGTCATAACGCAACATTTTGCCAGACGTGGAGAGGGAAACTAATGGCTTCGTATAATGACGATTTTATCGTAAAGAATGGCCTTGTCGTAAGGGCTTCAAGTAGTACACAATATATTTCGACTGGTACCCAAACGGGTGCTATTATCACCCCCGGCGGCGTCGGTATTGGTGGCGATGTCTTCATTGGAAAAACATTAAATGTTTTAACCAGTGCAACTCTGCAAGCCCTCCAAGTAAATGATGTAACTAAAATACTTTCAACAGCAGTTAATACTTCAACTATTAGCGCAGAAGGCAATGCCCTGCAAGTTTCTGGCGGCATTTTTGCTACAAATATTAATTTAAGTGGTATTGGAGTAATCAAAGGCTCTCGAATCTTAACAGAAGCTGAAGGTTTCCAGGGCGGTATTATTACTGCACCGCTGACAATTAATACAACAACGAATTCAACTAGCACAACAACAGGTGCTTTAATAACTCCTGGCGGCGTCGGTATTGGAAGAGATGTCCACATTGGCGGAAATCAATACACATCAGGCACAACATTTATCAGTGGCGATGCTTACGGATCTAAACAGCACTTATTAACAACTGTTCAGTTTAACAGTAACAGTTATATTTCTGCCAAAGCAGTCCAGTCTGGATATACTGCAACTATCACTTTAACAAACACCGGCGTAACATCGCTAGTTAGTGGTAGCGGAATTAGTGTAAGCACGTCAACAGGTACTGTTACAATTGAAAACAGTGGTGTACTAAGCATTATTGCTGGCGGTACTGATCTTACAGTTGATCAAGCAACCGGAAACGTTACACTTACAGTAGCCAGCACATTACAAGATGTTGTTGGTCGAGGAAACTATACTGACCAAACAATTGATCTTAATAGTCTAGTAGTAGGTAACAATACTGCTACAGGCAACGCATTAAACGTATTAGGAAGCATCGGAGCAAGACAGCTCAACGTTGCTAACACTAGCTATATCAACGGTGCGATTGTTGTTACAAGTTCTACAATCAATCAATATATTGGCGGTATTATTACAAATACCCTACGTATTCAAAATACTACTAGCTCAATAAGTACGCAGACAGGTGCCCTAGTAGTCGATGGCGGTGTTGGTGTAGGTGAAAATGTCAACATTGGAAAGAATTTATCTGTTGCCGGCGATGCAGTTATCTATGGCGGTTTAACAGTTGTAGGTAGTTATACTACAGTCGTTGTTAACTCAACACAAACATTATTTGCCGACGCGGCAATTGAACTAGGTGGGGGATTAAACGGTACTCCGCTAGCAATCAACGACGGCTTAGACCGCGGTTTATTACTAAGTTATAATACAGGTACAAATGCTAATGCCTATGCTCATAGTTTCTTAGGGCGTCAGTCAAATACTGGCGAATTAGTATTCTTAAAGAATTTATCAACGGCCACTGATAAGACTGTACCAAATCCGTTTAACGGAGAATGGGGCTCTGCACGTTTTGGTCAACTAAGTTTAGTTAACAATACAAACAGTACAAGTACAACAACAGGCGACTTAATTGTTGCAGGTGGTATTGGAGTTGGACAAGATGTTTATGCTACACGAGTATTCGACGGCGGCAATAGAGTTGTAACCAACGTTAATATTACAACTAGCACATGGGGCGGAATTTTAGTACAATCGTCTATATTTACGGGTTCAGTACTAAATGTAGCATTGACAAACACTGGTGTACTAGCTGTTCAAGCAGGCAACGGTGGCATCCAAACTTATGTCGGCACACTTACTGGTACCACAGGAGTTGTATCGTTATTCAACTCGGGTATAACAGACATTGGGGCGCAAGGCGGCATTTATAGCGACATTTCTTTTAGTTACGCTAATACTTTGGTAGGAGCCAATCCAAACAGCGGTTCTGTATTAGTAGGAAATAATTCTACACTACAAACAGTAACTACTCGCGGAAACACTACTACTAATCAATTAATAGTTTTAAACACTACAACAAGTACAACAGTCACTTCAACAAACGCGGTACAGGTACTAGGTGGTATTTTTGCTAAGACGTTAATGATCACAGACAAGGCATACTTAAATGGTGCTGAGATTGTTACATCTGCAACAATTAACAACTTCTCTGGCGGTGTAATTAATTCCAGCTTAAAGATTAACTCTGGTGAAATGTCAACTAGCACAGGGTCTGGAGCATTAGTTGTCAATGGCGGCGTGGGTATTACAAATAATCTAAACCTACAGAGCACTTTAACAATCTGGAGTTCTGCAAGTAACGTATTACAAGTTAATGGTGGCAGTACATTTGGTGGCACAGCAACATTTAATCAAGTAGTTAATGTAAACACAATTACGTCGATTGGCAATAACTTATATCTTACAACTGGTACTGGCAATGGTACAGTATGGGCCAACGGTATTGATTTATTAAAATACGATCCAAATGTATGGTATGTTAGCGATCAAGGAAGTGATACTAATGATGGTCATAGACTACAAAGCCCAGTTAAAACACTAAAATATGCGCTTAGTCTAGCACAGTCTGGTGATACTATTCAAATACTTACAGGTAGTTATTACGAAACATGGCCGTTAGTTGTTCCGCAAGGGGTAACAATCCATGGTCAAGGTATTCGTTCTACTACAATTTTACCAACTACTGCAACAAATACATTATCTTGTTTCTACTTAAATGGCGAAACACAAGTTACTGACTTAACTGTTTCAGGACACTTTAAACCAGGTTATGCGTTCCGCTTTGCGATCGGTGCAAAGGTTACTACACGCAGTCCATATATTGAACGTGTGTCAGTTATCACTCGTGGTAGTGTAACAACTTCAGCGGATCCGTATGGCTTTGCAAGTGCAGATGCTGGTAACGGCGCATTCTTAGATGCAAGTGTACTAGACCCAACGAGTTTAGAACCTGCAATGTTATGGAATGAAGTAACATTTATCGTTCCAAATGCCACTGGTTGGTATATGACCAACGGTGCTCGTGCAGAATTATTAAACGGTTTCTCATACTTTGCCGATAAATCAATCTACGCAGTTGCTGGTACAACTGGTTACGGTGGCGCAGGTAAGACAAGACTTAAACTTGAAAACGTAACCGGAGTATTTAAATCCGGCGAAACAATTACCTACACTAGTCCAAGTAGTGTTGTACTGGCATCCGGTACTATTGCTAGCACAGCTAACAACTATATCTATATCGCCGGTCCAAGCTACGGCTTTGAAACCATCTCAGATCGCGCTGGCAAAACTGTAACAACCTACGGCGATGCGGTACAGAGCAACGTTCAAAAGAAATTTAATCCTACCTCTGGCAAGTTTGATGGCAGTGGCGATTACCTAGAAGTATTAAGCGACGCCGATTTCCAATTTGGTACAGGTAATTATACCGTAGAAGCTTGGGTTTATCTAAGCGCATTAGGAAAGACCCAACGGATTTTTTACAAAGGTACAGTCAGCGGCTCAAACTTTAGAGTAAGTGTTACTTCAGGAAATGTGTTAAATGCTATCCATGCAGGAGTAACTATCACCGGTGTTACGACATTAACCACTGGACAATGGTATCACGTTGCACTAAGTCGTCAAGGCTCTTCAAATACAATTAAATTATTCTTAAACGGCACACTTGAAGCAAGTAGCTCAAGCGCAACAGGTAATGTAAACAATACCGATCCGGTTAGTATCGGCGGTATTGCGGCAACACCGGCAGATAGTCTCAACGGTTATATTGACGATTTTAGAATCAGCAACAATTATCGCTATCCTTCTAACTTTACAGCACCAACAAGTGCCCTAACATCAGATGCAAATACTGTTTTGTTATTGAATATGGATGGTGGCAACGGCATAACAGGATTTATTGACTCTGCTCAAGGAACACAAAACATTGCATCTTCAGGCGGTGCTACAGCCAAACGCATCGCTCTAGCTGACTATCATCAGTTTGGTGCTGAACTACGCTGTATCGGTAGTGCGGCTGTATTTGGTAACACTGGTGTTACAGCCGACGGTACTGGTACAGACTTAAAATTAATCGCATTTAACATAAGTCATATTGGTGCAGGTGGCGATATAAGTAACGACACTTCATTAACAGTACAAGCTAATGAAATTATTCAACAGAATAACGGAAAAATATATTATCAAACAGTTGACCAAAGCGGTGACTTCCGTGTGGGGTCAGCGTTTACAGTTAACCAACGTACAGGTAACGTAAGTTTTGGTAACGCACAAGTTAACCTAAGCGGATTAAATCAATTAACAATCACCGACGGCACAAATAACGCAACAATTCTACCAACAAGCATTTCGGTTGGCAATTTAAGTTTAGCCGGTGGTACAATTTCTAGCTTGTCTGGAGATATTACATTAGATCCAGCAGGAACATTAGTAACAGTAAATAGCGACTTGCAAGTTAACGGTGCGTTCTCTGTACAAACGCTAGCTGTACCGGGACTAACACAATCGACATCAACAACAACTGGTGCGTTAACTGTCGGAGGCGGCGCAGGTATTGGCGGCAATGTTAACATCGGCGGCACATTTACAACATTAGTTACTGCAAGTTCTACGTCATCTATTGCAGGAAATGCAATTCAAGCAATCAATGGCGGTCTAGGCGCAAAGACTCTTTACGTTGAACAAGACGCATGGATTGGTACAAATCGAGTTGTTACAACTGCAACTATTGGTGCTAGCTTAGGCGGTATTGTTCCAAACGCATTGCACATTACTAATCTAGATCCAAATACCGGTAATACAAATAGTGGCGCTTTGATTGTTGACGGCGGCGTTGGCATTGGTGGAAATCTAACAGTTGGCGGCAACTTAACGCTATTAGGTGGCGGCTCTGTCCTAACAAATGTTACAGTAACAACTGATGCATATATTGGCGCTAGTGTAACTAAGAGCGGCACAACCGCAACTATCAACATTGTTAACCTAGGTGTACAATCGTTATCAGCAGGCAGTGGAATTTCAGTATCAGCTTCAACTGGTACTATTACCGTTGCATCAACAGACACATTATCAGATGTAACAGCAAGGGGCGCAACAACAGCCGCCGCAATTAGCTTAACTAGTACTGCACTTAACAGCGCAACTATTGCCAACAATGCGCTATCGGTAACTGGCGGCATCGGCGCAGATAGTTTATACATTGCAAGATTTGGTTACCTACAGGGTGCAGAACTCGTTACAACAGCTACATTGGGTCAGGCATTTAGCAGTTCAACACAAGTTACTGGGCAGTTTAATATTACTAACACGGCTAGCAACGCATTTGTACTTGCTGGTGGCGCACAAATTGGCGGAACTGTAACAATCCAAGGTAGTTTAAATGTTGCAGGTACTGTTACTTCTATTAACAGTACAAGTGTTGACATCGGCACTAAAGTTGTTTTCCTATCAACACTAACAGGTAGTGCGGCTCTATCAGCTGGCTCCGGAATTATTGTTGGCAAAGATGATAACAATGCAAACACTGATTGGGCTACTTGGACATTTGATGGCGGTAGTCCGGGCAACTGGCAATCAGGCAACGGTATTATTCCGTTACGTAATGATCTAGAATTAGGCATCACTGGCGGCTACTGGTGGAAATCTTTACGTGTTAAAGATATCTATTACGATACAGCGAGTTCTACAAGCACCGTATTCAGCACATCTACAATAGCCGGTAATAGTCTAATGACTACTGGCGGCATTGCTGGTAAGAGTTTATACTTAACAACTGATGGTTGGATTAATAACGAAAGAATTATTACAACAGGTAACCTGGCTACTTACGCCGCTACGTTTGATGGCGGAACAATCCATAACGATTTAATACAGGTAAGCACTACTGATGCAAGCAGTACAATTACTGGTGCTATTCGTGTAGTTGGCGGTGTTGGCATAGGATACAATTTACGTGTTGGCCGTACAGTATATGCTAGCGATTTAAACATTACAAACACAGCACAAATACAAAGCATTACTACATCATCCGCTGTTAATAGTGGAGCATTGGTAGTAAGCGGTGGTGTTGGCATTGGTCAAAATCTACGTGTTAACACAAGTCTTGACGTTGGTACATATATAACTGCCGGCGGAAATATTACTGGCGCAAACTTATATGCTAATAGCGGTCTTCTTGGATTACTAAACGCAACACAGAATCAAATAACTGCATTAGGTCCGTTAGAAATTGGCTCCGCTAATAATCTTGATTTAGTTTCAGTAAGTTCTGATATTAATCTACTGCCATTAGGTAAAGTATATATAGACGGTGACTTAGAAGTATACCTTGGGCAGACACGGTTAAATTCTAACGTAGCGGCTGTTAGTTCAACTACTGGTGCATTAACAGCGTTAGGCGGCATTAGCACACAACAATCTTTGTATGTATGGAATAATATTAGGCAACAGGTAGGAACATTTGTTAATAATTACTCCACAGCTAGTAGTACAAGTAGTATTACTGGCAATACAATTCAATCATTGCAGGGCGGTATTGGTGCTCAAACATTGTATCTAGCACAAAGCGGCTGGATCAATGGCTCACAAATTATTACAACTGGTACGTTGAATAGTTTCACTGGTGGCAACATCAGCAATCCGTTACGTATTACAAACTTAACAGACAGCACAAGCACTACAACAGGTGCATTAGTCGTTGACGGTGGAGTAGGCATTGGCAAGAATTTAGTAGTAGGTGGAAATACATATCTACAAGGCAATTTGTTCATTGATGGTGCTACATTTGATATTCAAAGTAATACAATTCAAACTGGTGACAAGTTAATATATGTAAGTACCGGAGCATCGAGTTCACTATTAGCAACTAATAGTGGTATTGGAGTTGGACCAGTTGGATCGGCTTATGCTACTTGGTTATTTGATAACGCTTCTACCTCATGGAAATCTACAGTAAGTATTACTGGTGACACAAACCATAGTTTAGGTATTGCATTAAATCCATGGGGTACTGCTTATGTTAATACAGTTTATGTAAGAAGTAATATTACAGCTACAAATACTACAACAGGTTCATTGCAAGTACTGGGTGGTGGTGCATTTAGCGAAAACGTTTACATTGGCACATCGAGAGCCAACACATTAACTAACACTAATAATGCTCTAACAACATTAGGTGGTGCATATATTGGCGGTAGCTTAAAAGTAACAGGCGAAGCTTGGATTAACAATAGTCCAATCATTACTGCTAACTCAGCATACGATGTAATGCTAACCAGCGTTACAGACAGTTTAAGTACACAAAGCGGTGCATTACAAGTTGCCGGCGGCTTAGGTGTCGGTAAAAATATTCAAGTTGGTGAAAAGATATTCATCAACAGCTTGTATGCTTCGACAGTAACTAATACAGATAATGCATTAGTTGTCAGTGGCGGCGGCTACTTTAATAGTTTAATGGTTAACACCATTGCTACAGTTAACGGCGGCATTGTAATCACAACTGCTACTATTGGTGACTATGCTTTCAACGGTGGTACAATTAACAAAGCCATTGTTATCAATAGCGCAACACAAGCAACAAGTACAATCACTGGCGCATTCCAAATTACTAATGGTGGCGCAGGTATTGGTGGTAATTTATTCTTAGGTGGCTATTTAAACATTGCTGGCACAAGTACATTCTTAAGCACAGCAACATTTAAAACAATTAGTGCAGGTACAGCAACCTTTACAACAGCAACAGTAACAAGCAACATTGTTAACACAAGTACTGCGGCAGGAAATGCATTCCAAGTAACAGGCGGCGGTAGCTTTGGCTACTTACGTGTTGCTACTGCGGCATGGGTAAATGGAAGTCCAGTAGTTACTGCGGCAAACATTAATAATTTCTCCGGCGGAACAATTAATAATCCGTTGACTATTAACGATCCTACACAAGCAACTAGCACAATAACAGGTGCGTTAAAAGTCACTAATGGCGGACTTGGTGTTGGTGGAAATATTTGGTCAGGCGGTAGCCTAAACACTATCGATACTACGGGAAGTGTTGATGGTTACTTAGGTGCCAACGGATTATTAACAGCATTAAATGTTGGTACAAATAATATAAACAAGCCGGTTGACGTTATTGTTAACAATGTTCCTGTTGCAAGATTTAACGACAGCCAACAGTTTGCTATCGGTGGGAATCATAACCCAATTTATGGAGTAGATGTTCTTACACCATATAGCCCAACATGGAGCTCTAACACAGTCTCTAACTACTTGAGCTTACGTTCAAGTTATTGGAGTGATATATTCTCTGCAAATACACCAAGATTGGCTTTTGCGGCAACATCAAACGATTCAGGTGCAACATTTGAAAACTGGTTAGCATCGGGCGAACAAACAGCAGGCAACGCTCAACCATTAGTATTTGGTGGCGGAGCATGGGCAGACAGTAACGACACAACAGTTAATACTGTTGTTGAATGGGCTCGCTTTACTGGAACAGGAAATTTCCAATTAAAGAACAACGTAATTGTAACAAGTAATAACGTAAGCACATCGACGATTGCCAACAACTCATTGGCAGTAACAGGCGGTATTGGCGCTCGCAAGATTTACTTAACTGAAAACGGTTGGATCGCAGGTAGCCCAATTATTACTGCGGCAACTATTGCTAGCTATCAGTTTAACGGTGGAACAATTACAACTCCGTTGTATGTTAACACAAATACGCAAGCAGTTAACGCAACTAGCGGTGCTATACGTACAGCAGGCGGCATATCCGCAGTTGGAAATATTTGGGCAGGTGCAAACTTCTATGGTAACTTAATTGCTACAAACGTAACTGCAACAAATATTAATGCGGCAGGTAGTCCATTAACTATTGCCGGTACTGTACAGGTTACAACTGCAACTACAGCCACAGTAAGTGGTGGCTCTATCAACGGCGCAGGCATTTGGGCCACAGGCGGTATTGCGGCTAACCAAAACATAATTGTCGGTTCTTCAATGATCAACACCGGCACTATCGCTGGTAATGCAGTCCAAGCAATTAACGGTGGCGTAGGTGCTAAGACATTATTCTTAGAACAAGAGGGCTGGATCAACGGATCGCCAATTATTACAGCGGCCACAATTAACAGCTTCTCAGGCGGCGAAGTAGCGAACCAACTATATCTAAGTAATACAACTGATGCAACAAATACATCTACTGGTGCGCTACGTGTGCTCGGCGGTGTAGGAATTGGTAAGAATTTATGGGTCGGTGCTGATTTAAATGTACTAGGAAACTTATATGTAGATGGCACAACTTTCACACTAAGTTCCACAAACATTGAAACTGGCAACAAGGTAATTTATCTAAGCACAAGCTCTCCTAACGCAGGAGCCGCAGTTGGTGCAGGAATTGCAGTAGGAAATTCAACAGCACCTTATATTAGTTTACTGTTTAACGGTATTAGTTCTTGGAGCTCAAACGGAAATATTATTCCATCAACCGCTGGCGGATTTAGCCTAGGCGATTCAACTAACCTTTGGAATACTGTACACTCTCAAAGTGTAAGAAGTTATGCAGTAACAGATGCAAGCTCTACGCAGACTGGCGCACTTCAAACCATTGGCGGCGCAGGTATTGGTAGGAATTTATTTGTTGGCGGCACAGCAACAATCGTAAGTTCTGCATTTAATCTAACAACGTCAACAGGTAACGCATTAACTAGCTTAGGCGGTATTGGTGGTAGATATCTAACAATTGATGTTGCTGGTTACATTGGCGGTAGTCAGGTCTTAACAGCGGCAAATATCGGTGCATATTCTTTCAATGGCGGTATTGTTAATAGTGCTATCGTTGTTAATACAAATACAAATGCTGATGCAACATTAACTACTGGTTCGATTAGAACTATCGGTGGTGTAGCAATTACTAGAGATTTGTTCTTAGGCGGCTATGAAGTAATTCAAAGCGCAATATTTAACACATCAACTATTGCTAATAATGCGTTATCAGTTACTGGTGGTATTGGTGCTCGATCACTATACCTAAGCACAGAAGGTTGGATCAATGGTAGCCCGATTGTTACGGCGGCTAACATCAACAGCTTCTCAGGCGGTCAGATCAACTCCTCGTTGATAATTAATGATCCTACACAAGCAACTAGCACATTAACTGGAGCACTAAAAGTTCTAAATGGAGGCGTTGGTGTTGGTGGCAATATTTACAACGGCGGCTTACATGTTGTTGGAGTAACGCTCAATCAACAGTCTACAAATACACAAACTGGTAGCTTACAAGTATTAGGCGGTGCAGGTATTAGTGGCAATACTTATGTTGCAGGCCAAGGATATTTTGGCGGTAACGTTGGTATTCAAACACCCACTCCTGGCGTAGCACTCGAAGTTAACGGCAACTTTGTTGCTGGTGCATACAATAGTAGCCGTGTACAAATTACAGGTGCTGGCGGTTCAAATGCAATCTATGAGATAGCTACTACAGAAAGTAGCCCACGTTGGCAGATCGGCCGAGATTTATTAGGAACTGGAGTTTCTGGTATTGCGTTTATGAACGGAACGCAAGCATTAGCCACAGGCGGCGCGGCAGTCGGAGCAGTCCAGGGTCTAAATGGTTACTTAGGTTTTTATACAAGCAACGGTACAAGTCAAACACTGCGCGGAGTAGTAAGTAGTGGTGCAAGTGGCGGCGACTGGGGTATCGGTGTAGCAGGTGCTCCGTTAGCAAAACTAGATGTTCGTGGAAAATTACGTGTACAAGTTGGTAACGATGATAACATTTTCTTATCAAACAACGTAAACCAATATACAAACGTACAAATTACTAGAACGGCAACTGGTAGCTCTGCAGATTTACGAATTGGCGCTTCAGCCGCATCGGCTAACTTCTTACCCACAGCGGCACAGGGTGATGCAGTAATTACATTCGGTCAGGCAATATTATTTGGTCAGCAAAGTTCGTTTGAAGTAGCAAGACTAAATGGAAGTCAATTCTACATTTCAACAGCTACACAATCATTAAGCACACAAAGTGGTGCATTGCGTGTAGACGGTGGCGTTGGTATTGGTGGCGACGTATATGTTGGAGGAATATTTACTTCAACTGGTGCGGCGTACCATGCTTCTGCTATTGCAAGTACATCAAGCAAATCAGGTAATGCACTTGTTGTTACTGGCGGTATCGGTGCGGCTAGTTTATGGTTAGATAACAGCGCATGGATTAACGGTTATCAGGTAGTTACAACACAAAACGTTGGTTCGTTTACCGGTGCGTTTGACGGCGGCACAATTAACAATCCGTTGTTTATCAGAAATCAAACTGATAGCGGATCAACAGGTTCGGGTGCGCTCTACACACTAGGCGGTGTTGGTATTACTAAACAACTTTATGTTGGCGGTAACACAACCCTTGCTGGATCACTTACAACAATCAGCGGTATTGGAACTATTGCCAATGCCACACAAGCAACTAGCACAACTACTGCGGCATTAAAGATTACAAACGGTGGTCTTGGTGTCGGTGGCAATGCTTGGGTTGGTGGATACATTAACGTAGGAACTACTGCTACAATCGGCGGGACTGTTGATTTATCAGCCGGCAACTATGCTAACTTTGGCGGCAATGCAAGAATTCGAAGAAATACTTCAACAACTTCTTTTGATATTGAAACAGCTAATACTGTAAGAGTACAAGTTTTAGATACTGGGGAATTAGTTGAACTATCAACAATCAATGCTACTAACACAGCAACCGGTGCTCTACAAGTACGTGGTGGAGCGGCAATTGGTAACGGACTAGTTGTTGGCGGTATAACAACACTCTTAGGTGACACACAACTACAGTCAATGACTGCGGCAGGTGCTGTACAATTTACAAATGCAACTTCTGCAACAAGTACACTAACTGGTGCTGTAAGAATTACAGGCGGCTTAGGCGTCCAAGGCGATATCTATGCTCGCAACATTTACGCTAACGGTGCATTAGTCGGCACTGGTGGCAGTGGTGGCAGTGGTGGATCAAGCACATCGACCGAGTTCATTAACGTATACACAGGTACAGTTAGCTTGTCAACTATTACTGGTGCGCTGACTGTTGTTGGTGGTGCTGGTATCGGTAAAGATATGTTTGTTGGTGGACCAATAGTTGTTAACCGTACATTTATTGATAGCTCTGCAAACATACAAGTCGGCGGCAATACCGAAGCATCTGGTGCATCTGTTGCTAATGGTGTGTACTCACAGGGTGGCAACTTATTAGTTCAAAGTTCAGATTACAGTCAAGCGAACTGGAGTAAATTTAATTCAACGTTCCAAGCTGGTTCAACAACTAGCCCAGACGGTACATTGAATGGAACAAAATTAATTGAAACAGGTGCTACTGGCGGACACTACTTCCAGCAGACAATTAGTCAAACTGGCCCAGTAACATACAGCGCATATTTAAAAGCCGCAGAAAGAACATTTGGTATTTTAAATATTACTGTTGGCGGACAAGCACATGCGGCATGGTTTAACTTGTCAACTGGCGCGGCAGGTAACACAGTATCAGGTCTATATCCTACAACAAGTCGTATAGAAACATTACCATACGGTGCAAGTAGCGGATGGTATCGTTGTTCTGTTACAGTTTGGGCTCCTTCAAGTGCAAGTGCAACAGCCGTTGGCGTTTATGCGGCACTAGGAAATGATACAGCTATCAGCGGTACTTTGAGTGCCTACACTGGAACAGCAGGTAATGGATTGTATGTATTTGGTTCACAAGCAGAGCCAGGTTACTATTCAGGTGCGTATGTAGCTACAGCTGGTAGTGCATCAACTCCTGCATCAAATATATATGCTGGTGGTAGTTTATATGTTGCTAACACAGCAACAGTAGCAGGCAGTACTGTAACTACACAAGCAACATTGATGTCGCAGTTTGGTGGCACAACAGTTAATAGTTTAGTCATTAACAATGCCACAAACTCGACTAGCACAACAACAGGTGCCCTACAAATCATTAATGGTGGCATTGGAGTTGGTGGTAACGTATATGTTGGCGGCACATTAGTTGCTACAGCCAAGAGCTTCTTAATCGATCATCCAAGCAAAGCTGGTCATAAACTACAATACGGATCTTTAGAAGGTCCAGAAAATGGTGTTTATGTACGCGGTCGATTAACAAATAGTTCAGTAATTGAATTGCCAGACTATTGGAAAGATTTAATTGATGAGTCTACTATGACTGTGGATCTAACACCAATTGGTAAACATCAGAAACTGTATGTTGAAACAGTTACAGCAAAAACAATCGTAGTTGGAAATGACAATATGATTAACAAATCTGTAAACTGCTTCTATGTAGTTTGGGCAGAACGTAAAGATATAGATAAACTTAAAGTGGAGTATAAGAAATAATGGCAATCATAGACGGAACATATATCCCATTATCGGGTCTTACATTTATGGCCGACCCACGAAATGTTAAATGTTACAGTGGTGCAGGCGCGGCCGCAACAAATCAAATCGATAATTTAGGATTAACAGTAAGCTCTATTACATACTCCGGCGGTGTGTGGTTTAATAACGCGGCTGGCGTAGTACAGTCTAACTCTGCATATTCTTATAGCCTAAGTTCAGGATTTACAGTTATACAATGGTTAAATCTTACATCAAGAGTTGGCGGAACATTTAGCTATACTTCGGGCCTAAACGAAATAAACTTTTACATGGGTGGTGCAAACCAAATGCGCTGGAGAACTTACGGTTCGGGCGGCGACTTAAACAGTAACACAACAATGCCATTGAGCTCTTGGTTTATGGTCGCAGGAAGCTTCAGCGGAACAGGTTCTGCAGGCGGCTCGGGTACTAGTAGAATTTACTACAATGGTATCTTAGACAACTATAATACTGTAGCTGGCACCGCCAGCAATAGTGCAAACATGCAAATAGGACTACATTCTGGTGCTATGCAAGGAAGCATTGGTCCTACAATGTTTTATACTAGACAACTGTCTGACAACGAAATTCGTCAAACGTTTAATGCATTTAAAACAAGTTTTGGACTATAAATATTAAAATAATGGAAATAAGAGATGCCGTTAACAGATCGTAATATAGTTATAACACCTTCGGGCCCGCTGGGTGCTGGAAGCACAGAAGCCACAATTAGATTTACTGGCGCTAATCCTACAAACGGTCTTGTAGGAACCTCTACATCTGCGTCTACTTTTATTCGCGTACTTGATGACGGAAGTATATCGTTTGAGGGATCAACCGGTCAAATTAAAGCGATTGTCAACTCTGTAACTGGTAACATTTATTCTGTAACTGATAAGAGCGGTATTCCTAGTCTACAGATTACAGACGCCGGCACAGTTAATATTGCCAAATATCAGGGAGTTGTTTATTTAGGCAACAACACAGCAAGTTCAAATACAACTACTGGTGCCCTACAAGTATTAGGTGGAGTCGGTGTTTCAGGAAACTTAAACATTGGTGGATCGTTTGCTATGAACGCAAACTTAGGCGTTGGCGGAGCAGGATCTACATACGGCATTACAGTTTCAACTACTACAAACGTCGCTGGATATTTTTATGATGTAGCAGACAGTTCGAGCATTGCTTTACAAGTTGGTACTAGTACATATCCGTTAGGCGTCGGTCTAAACAGTTACAATAACGTAGGTACTACTTACGTATCGGGAACTGGACACCATGGACAAATTCAATTAGGTACTGGACAATTAAATTTCTTAATTTCGTCAGCTAGTCAATCAGCAAATGCTATTGCTACCCAAATTCAAAGTTTAAGCCTAAGCGCAACTGGCGCTACAGTTCCCCTATCTACAGATATTACAGTAACATCAGGTGTTGGATCGACAGGTACAGGTGCGATAATTACATACGGTGGTATTTCAGCAGGTGGTGGCCTTGTTACTAACGGTGATGCATATCATAATAGCATTAGGGTTGGACGGGGAGCAGGTAGCATTTCATCAAATACTGTTATTGGTAACGCGGCAGGCGCAAATTTATTAACAGGTGGCGGTAATTTATTAATTGGTTTCCAATCAGGTAATGCACTTACTAGTGCGGCCAATAATACTGCTATCGGATATCAAGCACTATTAGCTCAAACAGCCACAGGAGGTAACAACGTAGCCATCGGCTACCAAGCAATGTATACCAGCAATAACGCTAGTATGATCAACAACGTTGCTATTGGTTATCGATCACTGGGCTTAGGCAACGGCGCATTTAACCAAAATACAGCAATTGGTTATCAGACACTAGGAAACTTAGCAGGCGGCGCAAGTAACACCGCAGTTGGATATAATGCCGGCAACCAGTTAGTTGGTGGTAGTCAAAACGTAACAATTGGTTATAACTCGGGTAATGCATTGGGCGCACAAAATAACGTTACTATTATTGGTAGTGCAACGGGCTCTGGTGTTGAAAACGGTCGTATTATTTTATCAGACGGTGCGGCAAACGTTCGTATTGACTTTAACGGTACCAGCGGCGATGCTAGAATTTATTCAACAACAGCCGCAAGTGCAACTTTAGGTACCGGTGCTTTAAGAGTAGACGGCGGTGTAAGTATTGCATCAGGTTTATATTTGGGCGGCGCTCTATATGCAGGAGCTTCTGCAGGTACTAACGGATATTTCTTACAAACTACAGGTACTGGTGTGCAGTGGGCGCAGGCTGGTGTGAGTGTTACTGACGACACAACAACTAATGCGGCAAGATACATAACATTTACTAGTTCTGTAAGTGGTGCAATTACTACGATGTATGTTGCTTCAAGTAAGATTACATTCAACCCAAGCACGGGTATTTTAAGTAGTGCATTTAGCGGACCACACAATGGTACTGTAGGTGCTACAACAGCGGCTACAGGAAACTTCACAACACTTGGTGCTACATTCTTACAAGTAACTAACGGCGGCTCAATACATACTATTACTGGACCATCAAATTCGGGCGGTGCATTAGCAATTTCAAACGGTGTTTCTAATGGTAACAATCCCTGCCTAGTAGTTGGCGGATCTGGTGATATTAATATAACAACCGGTGGTTCTTTGTTCTTTGGTAGTTATAGCTACGCCGGCGGAACATATATTCGTGGAAACGCAACAGGCGAACTTTACATTTACCGTGCAGGTAATAATAACTTCCAAACAAACGGTAACAACATGCAGGTCAACGGCACACTATTTGTTACAGGCGACCTTTACACCAACTATTCAGACGAAAGACTCAAGAATCGTATAGGAAAAATTGAAAATGCGCTTGAAAAAGTGCTACAATTAGAAGGTTTCTACTATACTCCTAACGAAACAGCAGTTGCATTAGGCTACAAAGCAGGTCAAGTTAAAGGTGGTCTTTCTGCACAACAAGTAAACGCTGTTTACCCAGTAGCAGTTACTCCTGCAAGTTTTGATTTAGACGAAAATGAGCAGTCAAAATCTGGCAAAAACTATCTAGGTGTCGACTATGAGCGTCTAGTGCCCTTGCTAGTAGAAGCTATGAAAGAACAGCAAGCTCAAATAGAAGAGCTAAAATCGCAAATTAAGGCGTTGACGCCATAAATATATAACAAATATAGGAAGCTAATAACATGCCTTTATACATTGGTAACACAAACGTAATCCCCGGAATATATCCCTTACCTTCCGCTGATTCGCAATCTAGGGGCGCTACCTTAGTAACTGACGGAACACAAGCGTACTGGAGTTATCCAGGATTCCCAGGCGGCAATCCAGTAGCTGGATATCGATATCGTAGCATTATTACTCACGGATTTAGTTGCGCTGGCTACAAGGGCAGTAATTCTTGGAGAGCGTTGAATAAAACATGGATGCTTTCTGAAATAACATATTATTGTGGTGAACAAGTAGATCGCGCTGGCGACTACATGGACGGATTTTATTCAGATTACAACGGTTATGCTCTAGGTATGAACAACGGCTTTGGCGGCACATCGAACCATACATCTAGCTTTAACTTATATACAGGTATTAGTCGTACATGGGGCGGCGGAACATTCAGTCCGTACTCATTTGGCTACAACGGTGATAATCCTCGTGACGTTATGGGATACGGCACAGTCGGCGGTTGGGACATGTCTTCCGGTCGTCGTGTATTCGGAGCGTCAAGCGCGGCCAATTACCAATATGGATATGCAACAGCCGGTGGCCCACAAGGCACAGAAAAGATGCACTTTGCTACAGAAATTATGTACACTACAAACGGTAATAACCGAGGTGGTGGTAACTGTACTGGTGGTGCAGGCCAAGACATTAGTTGGTGGTCTATTAACGGCGGTCAGAGCGGTATGTACCACTCAAATGACAGTTGGTTTGGCGGCCCAATTGGTGTTACTCCAGACGGATTTATGAAATGTCTAACAACTAAGTATGGTTGGCATTATATTGGAACAGGTAACAACGTACAGCAAGGTCGTGTACGTTTCAATGACACAAGCGGTAACGCTCAAAGTTATTTTAGCCAACTTTCTGCATACGGCGAAGACGTTATGATGGCGGGGCAAGACTGGGGATATATGACCGGTCAATATGACGGCCAGCAAAATAATATGTGCGATAAAACAACTTATAATAACGATGCACAAACACGCATGGGACCGACGACACGTAACAAAGGTCACTACGGAGCAAGCTCGGGCGTAGCAATGAGCGCGGCCGCAACAGTAGCATCATCAGGACGACCAGGAGTATAATATGGCAGAAGAACAGCAATCTCAGAGCGGTAACTATTCAGTAGACTTTTGGGACGTTTCGATTGCTCCAAACGTCGAGGCTTTACCTCCCGCATTATACCAAGGCCCAGAAACACCAGCTAACCCCTTTGTAAAAGCTGGTAAAGTTTTTATGATTGTAGGTTGTAATACTATAGATCCAAAATGGTATGATACTTCTACTGGCGATCCTGCATTATGGTGCCAAGAATTATATCAATTGCTAGGAGTTACTTGTGTTTGCATGAGCGAACACTTATACGAAACTTTGAGCCCATATTGGCAAGGAGAGAAAGTTACTCTTATAACAGAAGAACTTGCACTCAATGGCCGTCAGTTTTTTGGCGACTATCGTGCCGCGGCAAAGATTTGGATTCCAAACACTGAAGCGACAATCAATCCTGATGCTCCTAACTATATCAAACGCGAAGTAGAACTAACAGATAATATTGTTTCCCAAGTAGCTGAATTTATGTTTATATTTGCTAGAGAAGCAGTACAAGATGAATTTGAACGTCGTTTCTTGCGTATGCGTCCAGGTGGCACATGCGAAGCTGTGAGCTGGGAAACACAAAAACACGAGGCTAGAGAGTGGCTAGACAAACAAGGTCAAAATGGATCACGCACTCCGTTTTTAGATTATCTAGCTGTCGAGCACGGTAAAGATAAAACAGAACTAGCTAATAGAATTTTAGAAAAAGCCGAAGTATATCAAGACGCACTTTCTGATCTATTAGTACAAGAACAGAAGATAGTTAAGGATTTCAAATCATGCACCACTGTATGGGATATGAACATTAAATACGAGCAGTATTTTGGTCTTCCTATACCGATTAATCAGGCAAAGTCAATGGGACTAACGGAAGGCCCCGATAGTAACATTAGAACAACTGAGGTGCCACATGGATTCCAATTCTAACAAATCAACATTAATACAAGATACACTTAATTCAAAACATCCTGAACCTAGGGCAAAGCGAGTAGACGAAGACTTTTTAGATCGATATGATCTAGAAGATTTTGAAAAAGAAATCATGCATTATGCTATTCATTCCAATATGGGAATGACTGCTTACCAATGCGCAAACTTCGTTGCTCGAAGCCAAGTAACTCCATGGCGCCAAGTACGTCAAGCATATATGGAACTTGAGGTTCGTTATCACGCTTATCAAGAAATTAAAACTAGCCTCCGTAAGGCTGAATTAATTAAGAAAAAATGGTTGCGCGACCAAGCAGAAGCAACTGATGAGATCGCAAAAGAAATGTTACAAGTAGACATTGATAAAAACGAATACGATCTTACAATTTATAAACGCAAACTAATTCAAGCCGAACGCGAAATTAACGCATTCTTAGATGTAGTTAAGCATTTTGCTAAAACTGAAGAAGATTTACGTTACTATGCTGAGGATAACCCAGACGAAGAACGCAAGTACTGGATTGCACGTATGGGCAAACAAGCCGCAATTGATGTTATTTCTTACGGTCGTGTAGGTTCTGGTAATATGGAAAGCATCTCAATGATGCCGGAAGAAGATCAGCTCGAAACGCTATCATTAGCCATGAAATACAGTGGCATGGTGCAAGCAGGCATACATAATATATCACTGGGCGTACAAGGCCAGATTGATAAAATGCTAGAGAGTAAAGATGAAAGATTACCAGACATTGTCAAAGACGCAGAAAATATTCAGCTTGCCGGTCAACCCAAAATTAACGGAACAACAGTTCTATAATTTTTTAGAGTTTTGTAAACAATATAAGGAGTGGATTTTTGATGTATATTTTACATCAAGGATTCCTCCTTTTGCACAAGATGCAATGGGCGACGTGCTTGTAACACAACAAGATGCTATTTCGGCTATCGAAGCCGCATTGCATATCCAGCAAGAAACTGGTATAACTGCGTGTGCAACATTCAATAATATTGAAGTACCCCCAACCCAACAATATCTAGAAATATGGTTAGAGTCCTTTCAACCATTATATGACGCAGGTATTCGATCTGTAATTATTCCGCACATACACTGGATGGCAACTGGACAAATTAAAAATAGGTATCCAGACCTATATGTAAAAAATACGATCTTAAGAAATGTAACAACAGGTGCAGAGTTTGTTGCTTACGCTAAAGCAGGGTTTGATTATATCTGTGTTGATAGAGATTTAATGCGAGATAGAGATGCATTATTAAGATTAAAAAAAGCCAAACAGTTTGTTAAAGAAACAATGAACAAAGATGTTACTATTAGTTTATTAGCAAATGAAGGATGTTTAGGGGCTTGCCCAATGATGGACGAACATTATGAATTTAATAATACCAGAGACCAAAATCGACCACAGTATTTTGCAGACGCTATTAGCAGAGTCAGCTGTCCTAAGTGGGATCATGAAGATCCTGCGGTACCTTTAAAGACCGCTAATTTACCGCCGTGGAGAGCAGACTGGGAAGAATTCTTTGATTTGGGTGTTGATGTTTTTAAAATGCATGGTAGAGAAAGCATAAACCGATTTAATGAAACACTTGACATTGTTCGCAAATATGTTGCAGGTGAAGAAATTCTTGCAGACGGCTTTGAAGAATTTATTGAGGATACTAACCTAATAGAAAAACCAATTAATATTTGGCGCGAAAAAATTAAGAACTGTAAGTTTGAATGTTGGGAATGTCAGTATTGCGATAAAATTGTTAGTAAGAAACAACAAGAAAAGATAAGTCCTAAGGTACAACATGCAGTCGATGCAGTATTGCATAGTGCAATGAATAATATTGACATTGATGTTATTGGATTAACAAGTTGGAAAATGGAAAGTTTAATTAATAAACTTGCAAGCAATTCCACACGTTATTTAGAAATCGGAAGTGCGTTAGGAGCAACAGCATGTGCGGCCTTAAAAAATAATAAGTTAGAAGTAATATGTGTCGACACTTGGGAAGACACTTTCCAACCAGCAAACGAATTGTTCGTAATGCCGGAAAATAAGAAAGAAGATTTTATTACCAATGTCAAACGATACAAAGGCGAAAATAAAGTCATTGTTTACGAAAGCGATATGCTAATGGTAAACAGAGAAGAAATTACTGATGTTGATTTTTTATTCTATGATGGCCCACACGACATTGGATCTACAATAAAAGCCTTAAAATACTATGCACCGTGCTTATCTAACGAAGCAGTTATCTTAGTTGATGACGCTAATTGGGAAGGTGTAGTTCAGGGAGTAGACGAAGCTATACGTGCAATTAATGTCGATGTGCTATATTCTAAAGTAGTATTAAACGATCAAGAAGATATTAATGCTTGGTGGAACGGTTTTTATCTTTTAGTAGTTCGAAAGAAATTAACCTAAGATATCAATTACGGTTTGTATTTTAGCTCTTATAATTTTATTATTTAGAGTTACTCGTACGCCGTTGTGCAATGGCTTCGGCCAGTGATCTAAATCGCACCAGCAATATCCACTATGTTCGTTGTTTAATTTAGGAATAAATTCTTCTTTTACTAGCAACAAATAAGTGTGATAATAAAATTCTTCATCCTTAGAAATGTATTGTTCTAAAGGAATGAATTTATCAATCTGCGGCAAAAATCCTAATTCTTCTTTAATTTCTCTTTGAAGAGTGTCAATGGGTGCTTGATCCATTGGTTCATTTTTTCCGCCAACAATACCCCAAGTTCCGGCAGTTTTTCCCTGGTTACGATGCAAGAACAGTAGCCTTTTTGTATCTTTAGATAGAAATATTCCACCACTACAAATTATATTCATATTATAATACGCCAGTTTTCAGGAGCGTATTCTCCTTCAAAGCTCTTGCTCCATATTTCACCGTCCCATAGGTACTGTATTCCAGTACGTAAGTTAGTTATATATGTTAGCGTACTTACACTTTTCGAACTGAAAATTACGGACCAGGTAGTTCCGTCCCAGGTGATAATGTCGTTAGCGTTTGCTACTAGATATGTATTGTCACTATTTTTCCATGCTGTTGCCGCAGTACCTTGACCTAATGCAACTGCTAAATTTGGGTCTGTATTAATATCTTCTAATATTAGATATCTAATTCCGCTAGTTGGATTGGATGGAACAAATGTAGTAGGATCTATAATAGCATCTATGTATGTTTTTCCACTTCCCTGGGGAACTTCAGTGTTAGCAGGTATTGTATCAGCATCTATATCTAAATGCATAATTGATTCATTTAATGGATCTAGACTAATACGGGCACTAATTTCTTCACCACTAGGTTTCATGAGTCTAATTTGAGTCAATCCCGCAATAAATTTGCCAGGATATAAATCTAGAATTCTATACCAGTTTACATCTGATCCATATTTTACAGGAGCTTCTCCGGTACTATTAGATACATGTACTCCCGGTGCTACAAGTTTAGCGGTATTGTTTACAACCAACAAACTATAATTTCCTATAGTTGTTGCTAGTATACTCGAGGGCGATCTTCCTTCAAAGTAATTAACTGAGTCGATATTTTTAAAGTCACCGCCTTCAATTGTTCCCGGAGCTTCTACAAAGATTGAAGTAATAATACTTGTAACAATTCCCATTTGTTTAACTTTTGCAGGAGTTGTTAACCATGCTGGTGCTAAAAATTGCATAGTAGCAATGTCAATATCTTGTTCAGTGCCGGCTGGAATTTGTCTGTTAGTCCAAGTCATGTCTGTAAGTTCTAGAGTACTTAAACTAGTCCAATCTAAATAGTTGTCGGTAGTTTGTAGTTCTAAGCTAGGACGGAACAACACTAATAATTGTTCTAAAATTTGTAATTTTTGATCTGTATTAGTTGTCCATATATCTGCTTGAAATGTTAAGTCGTAAGGCACAGGCATTAATCTTTCTACGGTATAATTTTCTCCCATAGTATTAATGTATTCTTCTTGCCCTGTTTCAGGATTAACCCAAGTATCTCGTTCTTTAATATGCACCTTACTAACATGAGTAGGATCTTGTAATCTTGATCTTGCGATACTTAAATTTTTAATATAGCAAGAAATCATCGGAGCAGACGGCATAGTGTTTTCACTATTTTTGCGTTGAATATTTGCAACTTGACGATTAGTATCACCGTATCGAACTGGAACCTGAATAAGTTTGCCCTTAGCATCTTTATAGCTAAAGCTACTCATTAATCTCATGAATTGTGTTAGATAGCGTCTTATTTGACCATCATAAAAATGTTGAATTTTAATTCTCCTTATTCGTCGGCCTTGGCACGTAGTACTTTACTTAATGCTTGACGCTGTACCACAACCTTATTAGCGATTGTAGCAGTTGTTGTATTATTAATAAATCCGGTAATTTGAGTTTGGCGTGTTTCTGAATTAGGATGTGTTGCGGTACCGTCAAGTGGCTTGTTGGTAATATCCATTCGTAGATTATCTTCATACTTAATCCAGTGTGCGCCATCAAATCTAAACAACCGCATAGGATAATAGTCTGTTCTTAAATGGAATTGCCCCTTGACAGGTCTTTTTGGCCAATCAAGTCCGAAGCTATAGGGAGCACCGTTCGGCGGCGTTCCGTCGTCGGTCAAATAGCCCACATAAAAGTCTTTTTCAGGACTCCTTAGTATAACACTAGCATCTATTGCGCCTTCGTGTGTTAAGTCTACATTAGTATCACTAACATCCTCGATATCAACTTTGCCTTCGTTGTTTAGTGGTAAAACAAAGAATGGAGTTGTATCGTAGCCGCTTCTAGGAACATCTGCTTCCGCTTGTGCAATCACCGCTTCATTTACAGCCAGTTGATTATTTGCAGTCGACATCAAATCTCTAATAGTAGTATCAAGTTCTTGACCCGTACTTTGGTTAACAATTTTCTTATCAAGAATTTCGCTAAACTCTTGACTATCGACCATTGGTACACATTTTAATCGCAATAAATGCGGGTACCAAGTAGGACTAAATCCTGATGCGGCCCGTGTAACTTCTTCTATAACATAAAATCTTTTTAATGCGACCATTGCATCATCTAATGCATATTCATCTTTTAAATGCGGTAATTCTAATACATCACCGGGCATTAGTTTTCTGCCCACCATTTCTACACTAGAACGCAGATGCACATGTAACAGTATAGTGTCGTTTTGTAAAAAAATACCAAATTGACTTAGGTTAAAAGCAACGTCCTGCATTTGATAAATTGCTCTACAAATATACACATCCGGAGAATAATGTCTATCTCTATTTTCCATAAACAGTAGATCCTGAATACCTAGTTCTGGTATAGGATTAGTATTATTTGGAAGTGCAGGAGTCGCACTCCCTGATTCAGGCGCAACGGGCCCTAGATATTTGTGTATGTAAATATCAGTTCCGCCCACTTGAAATTGTTCGTTGATCACGCGGTCAATAAACTTAAAATCGGCACCTTTTTCTGGCTTGTATAAAGAGAGTCTTGGCATAGTAATGTATTTAACTAAATATAAGCATGAGTGATATTCAAACAGCCCGCAAGGAAATAACTGATTATTGTAAAGCAATGCTAGGCGAAGGCATGGTCGATGTCGAACTAGATCCTATACATTATAAAACAGCTATTGATCGCGCCCTAGCAAAATACCGTCAACGTAGTAGCAATTCTGTAGAAGAAAGCTACTGTTTTCTTACGCTTGATACTGATGTTAACGAATATACATTAGCACCAGAAGTTACTAGTGTCCGTGAAGTATTTCGTAGAAGTATTGGTTCTAGAACAGGTGGCGGTGATGGCGGCACATTATTTGAACCATTTAATTTAGCATATACAAACACATATTTGTTAAGTTCTAGTAATATGGGCGGTTTAGCAACTTACGAATTATTTGCAGGCTACCAAAAGCTAGTTGGTAAAATGTTTGGTAGTTATATCATGTTTAACTTTAATTCTACATCAAAAAAGTTAACAATACAACAACGTCCTAGGGGACAAGAAATATTGTTATTATGGGTAACAAACAGTCGTCCGGAATTTACACTATTACAAGATAATTTTGCAGGCCTGTGGATTAAAGATTATTCTCTCGCACAATGTAAAATGATACTAGGCGAAGCACGTTCTAAATTTGCTCAAATCGCAGGTCCTCAAGGAGGAACGCAACTTAACGGTGATGCGCTAAAAGCCGAAGGTGCGGCCGCAATTGAAAAATTAGAACAAGACATAATAAACTATGCTAGCGGAGAAACTCCGATGTGGTTTGTAAGAGGCTAATATGAGAGCCAGAGAATTTCTCAAAGAAGAATCGGCTATGTCGCTTGTGAAAAAAGTAGCCTCTGCTAATGGCATTGCAAATCCTAATTTAATTAAAGTAGGACAACAACTAACTCTACCAGGCGGGAACACTTATACTGTGGCAACTGGGGATACATTGTATAATATAGTTACTGGACAGTTTAAAGGTAAACCACCAGTTGCTGGATCTGTAAAAACAGGTCCTAATCCAAACATTGACGATCCTACAAGACAGCGAGCACAGGCATCTGTAGCTAATTTACCAAAGCCTGCAACTACTACTCCTGCAACTACTACTCCCGCAATTACTACTCCCGCATCAAATAACCCCTCTGCTAGCTCACCGGAGATAAAACCTGTGAATGGTTCTGTAAGTAGTCCTTTCGGTAATCGAATCAATCCAGTCACAGGTCAACCTCAATCTCATGCCGGTGTAGATATTCCTGCAGGCAAAGGAACACCTATAAAGGCTCCAATATCGGGAAAGGTCACGCAGGCAACGCCTGAATCTCCTGTATGCGGGGGCACGATCGCAATTTCAAATGGTAAAATACAACATAGATTCTGTCACTGTTCTAATATCGACGTAAAAGTAGGACAAGAAGTTTCCCAAGGCGACGTCGTTGGGCTGACCGGCGGCAAAAAAGGTGATCCAGGAGCTGGCCGATCTACTGGACCCCATTTACATTGGGAAAAGAAAAACCTAGTAACTGGTCAACTAATGAACCCGGTAGCACTGGCATAAGGTAAAAAAATGAAAATACGTGATTTATTTGAAAGAAAGATAGGCAAGATTACTAAGCACGATCAGCAATCTAGCATCGGAATCAATACATATGGCGACATTGAGCACATCAGTGGAGACTATGTTTCATTTAAATTAGGGCAAGCAATGGCCATGGCTGACGGATCAAAGAAGCCGTTAGATATGGACGCAAAAAGTTGGCACGGTAAAAAGAAAACAGTACAGCCATTTTCGCCTTTAGAACAACAAATGTTTATACAGGCGGCCAACGCGGTGGGTGCAGACTTCCAAGATTTAAACAATGGTGATCTAAAAAGTAAAGAGTTAGACGACACCTACACTCAAAGTCCAGTATCGAACTGGAATCCACGTAATACATCCAAAAAATCCAAATAGCATTGACTTTGTAATCACTTTGTAATACAATAAAGTATCAGTTAGGGGATACTATGATTATTGGTGTGTGCGGTTTTATTGGGTCCGGCAAAGATACTATTGCTGACTATCTAACAAATTTCCACGGTTTTAGACGAGAAAGTTTTGCCAACAGTTTAAAAGATGCTGTTGCCCAAGTATTTGGTTGGGATCGTACAATGCTAGAAGGACGCACTACACAAGCTCGTGCATGGCGCGAACAAGTAGATCCGTGGTGGGCAGAACGTTTAAAAATGCCTACCCTGACTCCACGTTGGGTGCTACAACATTGGGGCACAGAAGTATGTCGTAAGAGCTTCCACGATGATATTTGGATCGCTAGTTTAGAAAACAAATTACGTAACAGCAAAGATGATATTGTTATTAGTGACTGTCGTTTTCCTAACGAAATTAAATCAATTAAGGCCGCAGGAGGCCTTGTAATACGGGTTTCCCGTGGCCCGGAACCCGAATGGTACGATGATGCTATTAATGCTAACAAGGGTGATGCTGGCAATTTCTCGTGGGCAACTAGCAGGAATAGACTTGAAAAATTAGGTATTCATGCAAGTGAAACTGCTTGGGTAGGAACTAAGTTTGATGCCGTGTTAGATAACAATACTACAATTGATGACCTGTTTGAACAAGTTAAAAATCTGGTCGAAGATCACCCCGTCTCCAAGGTAGCTTGAGTTTATGAAGTATGCGCTGGCAATTAGCGCATACTGTTTTTAGGTTTCCAAATTTACAATTATTTGGGTCCCCGTCGACGTAGTATACGTTAAATTGCTCTTGATATTTCCCAGTAAAAGAACAACGGTCGCAGGTATCTTTTTTCTTATAGCCGGCTAACTCCCATTTAGACTTTCCTATATGTCGGCCTCTGGAACAGTGGTCACACATAGTTCTGTAGAATATCCTACCTTCTTTACGGTAATTGATAGCAACAGGTCTCTCGTTACACTTTTTACACAAACTTCTAATCATACCCGCCCTTTTTATGCCCTTTTCATAGGTATTTAACCTACTGAAATCCGGAACAACCACTAAATACTGATACAATAAAAACCATTGTATGGGAGATGGAAAGAATGGCCACATTAAATTCACCAGGCGTATCAGTAAACATTATTAACGAGAGTTTTTACACTCCAGCGGCACCGGGAACTGTGCCTCTAGTTATCGTTGCCACTGGCGCCAACAAAGCAAATGCATCTAGCACAGGTACAGCACCTGGAACAACTAGTGCTTATAAGAGCAGAGTATGGACTATCACAAGTCAACGTGATTTAACTGATACTTTTGGAACACCAAAGTTTTACAGAGACGTGAACAACAATCCAGTTCACGGCGGAGAATTAAACGAATACGGATTACAAGCCGCTTACTCATTGTTAGGTGTGAGCTCAAAAGCCTACGTTGTAAGAGCAGATATAGATCTAACACAACTAGTACCGCAAGCCAGCGTACCAAATGGTCCTCCAGCATCTTCAAGCTACTGGTTTGACACTTCAAATACTAAATTCGGTATTTTTGAATGGAACAAGGCTACTGGAGTTTTCACAAATAAAGTTCCTACTATTATTGACGACTCTAATGCATCTCTTTATACAACAAACGGCGACGGCATAACACTTAAATCAAGTTTTGGCGCTGTTGGATCATATGTTATTACAACAGATAAAGGTAACCGCAACCTAACTAGCTACAAGAATAGCGACGGAACTTGGGTTTCTGTTGGATCATCTGGTGAAACTGCTTTTGCTAGTAATGCAAACGTTTCTACTTTTGTTTCAACTACATGGCAAACAAGCTGGCCAGCAGTAAAAGGAACAACGACAAGTCCGTCATTCTTAACTGCGGCAGGTAATCTTACAATTAACTCTAATAATATTGCAGTTACAACAGCTTCGACTGTTGCAACAATCGCACAGAGCATCAATAGTACTTTAAGAACTAGCGGCATTGGTGCAAAGGTTAATAGCCAGAATCAATTAGAGTTGTATGTTGATGCAACTCCTGGTCAAATTACTCTAACAGGTACAGCGTCTACATTAGCCGCGGCAGGCCTAGTGGCGAGTACATACGCAGGACCTGCGTTAACACTTGCTCCACATACACAATACCCAGATTACTCCGTAAAACCTTCTGGATCTGTTTATGTTAAAACAACTAGCCCAAATGACGGTGCAAGCTGGACATTAAAACAATATAGTGCAACTGCACAAGCATTTAATCAAGTAGCGGCACCAATTTATGCTACCGCAGAAGATGCGATCTATGGAATCGACAAAACGGGCGGTACAAAGATTGCTGTAGGTACATTATTTGTAGAAGCAAACTTTAATCATGGCAACGGTACAGCAACGACTAGTAGCAACTACTCTAAGTTTGTTGATTTCCGTATCCAACGACGTGCGGCAGTTAGTCCAACGACTATTACTAGCGAAGTTAAAACAGTTGCACCTGTTTTACCTAATGGTGCTGTATTAACAATTAAAGAAAGCCTAGCTAATCAATATCTATTAGACAACGAAAAGTCCATCACATTAAATGGAACTACTATTGAAGCACTAGTAACACAAATTAATGCCGCAGGATTTACAAACGTTTCTGCATCAGTTAACGGTGACAGAACAATTAGTATTAATCACAGATTAGGTGGCGAAATTAAATTCGGCGATAATAGCGGAATTTTAAATGCGGCTGGATTTACAGCGTATGCTTATAATTCAGGTACAGATACTTGGGCAGGCAGTGAAAATTACTATGCGGCAGGATCTAAAGAAGTTGACGGTTATGACTTTAAAGCCAGTAACTGGGAACCTTTAGTGTATACTGCTAGTTCTAGTGCTCCTTCAACATCTCCAGAAGATGGCCAATTATGGTACAGTTCAGTAATCGACGAAGTTGATATTATGTACCATAACGGTACTACATGGAAGGGATACAAAAATGCATTCCCAACATCAAATCCAACCGGCCCGATCCTTGCGGCCAGCGAGCCAACAACACAAACAGATGGTACAGCACTAGTTAATGGCGATATCTGGATTAAAACATCTAATATTTCCGAATACGGACAATATATCTATATATTCAACGGTGTAACATTACGTTGGGAAGAACAAGATGTAGCAGATCAAACTAGTCCGAATGGTTGGGTATTTGCAGATGCTCGTTGGAGCGGTGCAGGCGACGATGTTAATGCAGATTCTATACAAACCCTATTATCGTACGATTATGTTGATCCAGATGCTCCTAATCCAGCACTATATCCACGTGGCACACGGTTATGGAATTTACGTCGTTCAGGATTCAACGTTAAAAAATACGTAATGAATCATATTGACATTTACAGCAACAACGGTACTAATGCTCGTTACAATGACGAGCCGATGGACGGTTCTAATGCAACTACTCCATACAATCCAGATCGTTGGGTTACTGTAAGTCCTAATCAAGAAAACGGCGCTGGCTCTTTTGGCCCACACGCACAACGTAGTTTTGTTGTTGCTTCATTAAAAGCTGAAATTGATACTAATCAACAGATTCGCGATACTGATACGTTGATCTACAATCTAATTGCTTGCCCAGGATACCCTGAAGTAATTCAAAACATGATTGGATTAAACACAGATCGCGCTCAAACAGCGTTTGTTATTGGCGACACACCATTCCGCTTACCTGCTACTGGTACAGATTTAGCGGCATGGGGTAGCAACAGTAACAAAGCACTTGATAATAATGAAAAAGGTGGCGTTAGTTACGACGAGTACATGGCTATGTTCTACCCAAGCGGTTATACAAACGATAATCTAGGAAACTATATTGTTGTTCCGCCAAGTCATATGATGTTACGTACATTCATCACAAGCGATCAAAAGAGCTACCAATGGTTTGCTCCAGCAGGATCACGTCGAGGTGGTGTTGATAATGCTACAGCAGTTGGTTATATTAGCACTGAAGGCGAGTTTACACAAGCCGCATTACCGCAAGGTTTGCGTGATGTATTAGCTGGTGTTAAAGTTAACCCAATTGCAACACTTAACGGTGCAGGCATTTTAAACTTTGGTAATTACAGTCGTGCAAGAGCATCTAGCTCATTAGACAGAATTAATGTTGCACGTCTTGTAGCATTCCTACGTAGACAGTTAGATGTTTTAGTTCGTCCATTCCTGTTCGAACCAAATGACCAGCTAACACGTAACGAAGCCAAAAACGCAGTTGACAGTTTCTTGTTAGAATTAGTAGGTCAACGTGCATTATACGATTACATCGTAGTGTGCGATGAAAGCAATAATACTCCTACCAGAATTGATCGTTCTGAGCTATGGATTGATATTGCTGTTGAACCTGTCAAAGCAGTCGAATTCATTTACATCCCAGTTCGCTTGCTAAACACTGGCGCAATTAAGTCAGGTAACTTTGGCCTACAGACCAACGGTTAATGGGAATGGTAAATATTAAGGAACAAGGAGCACATATATTATGGCTATCGCAGGATTAAGTAAATTATCAGTACCAGTACCGCAGAGTAATCAAAGTCAAGGTCTGTTAATGCCAAAACTAAAGTACAGATTTCGTGTACTTTTTGAAAATTTTGGTGTAAGCAAACCAACTTCAGAAATGACTAAACAAGTTGTTTCAGCAGGCCGTCCGCAAGTTACGTTCGACCAAGTTGAATTACATGTTTACAACTCAAAAGTAAAGTATGCTGGTAAACATAGTTGGGAAGACGTTTCGATCGTTCTTAGAGACGATGCAACCAACCAAGTTATGAAACTAGTAGGCGAGCAATTACAGAAACAGTTTGATTTCTTTGAACAAAGTTCTGCAAGCTCTGGTATCGATTATAAGTTTACAACTAAGATTGAAATCTTAGATGGTTCTAATGGCGGAAATTATCAAGGTGATCAAAGCGTACTAGAACAATTTACATTGTACGGTTGCTACCTAAAACAAGCTCAATATCAAGGAGCAGATTACAGCTCATCTGAGGCAATGGATATTACATTATCTATCGCTTACGATAATGCACTACAGTCAGGACGAGGCGGTGCAAGAGTAGGTATTGGTTCAGAAGTAGCAAGAACTATTAGAACTCTAGCTACTGGCTAAAATTTAAATTACAGTTAGTATTAAAAGACCTGTATAATAACGGGTCTTTTTTTACGACTAAATATTACTATGCCAAACATTGTTGATTACTTAACCGAATTTTTTGATACCGGAGATCAGTTACGCGATTTCCAACATGCAACCCGTCTGTACCTCGATAATAACTATGCACTAGCACCAAAAACTAGTTGGATGTATTACGTGGTCTTTTCCATTGACCCTAGTGCTATAACAGAAGCACAATGGAAAAATCAAAGACGCGATTATGAAGCTGGTATGCTTGTTAAGTCGTGTGACTTACCTAAGTACCAAATACAAGTCGACACACTAAATCAATATAATAAAAAAACTAACGTACAATCAAAGATCACTTATCAACCTATTAGTTTTTCTTTCCACGATGATCAAAGTAATATTACAAATAGTCTATGGGTTAATTACTATCGTTATTACTATAGAGATACGTGGTATGGTCAAAAGGTGGGTATGTTGGACCAACTATCAAATAAACCGGCTGGTTATAAAAATAACAAGTATCAACCTATTGATTCTTATACAACGGGTCCCGACGGTCGCGCCGGCACCCCAGGGATGTATGGACTAAACAACAATCAAAGCAGACCATTTTTTAATGCGATTACGATATATCAGTTAAATCAAAAACGTTTTACGAGTTATGTAATTATTAATCCATTAATTACCGCATGGGAACACGATCAATTAGATAATTCTCAAACTAATAAATTTGCATCAAATAAAATGACTGTAGCATATGAAACAGTATTCTACGGCGAAGGCAAAGTAAGACGCGATGCTCCGACCGGATTCGCTACGTTCCATTACGATTTAACACCGAGCCCATTAAGTATTGCAGGCGGTGGCACAAATACTATTTTTGGACCTGGCGGTGTTATATCAGGTGTTAATGATATATTCGGTGAGCAAGATGGTTTATTAAGCAGAGGATTAAGCGGCAATCCTTTGAATTTAATCGGAGCGGTCTCTTCAACTGGAAATTTATTACGTAATGCTAGAAATATTACAACCGCAGGACTACGGGCAGAAGGACAAAGTATTTTAAATTCTGCACTACAAGGCGCTCTTGGTGGACTCGGCGGTGGCGCTACTGGATTTTTAAATGGAGGTCTGGGTTCGTTAAGCTCGAGTTTAGGCTTTGGACCAAAGACGGGCACGATATTAGTAGGTTCAAATTTTATACCTAATAAAGCAACAGCATCACCGGGCGATGTCGCCCCAACTGCACCAGCATCTACGACTGGAGTTAACAATACTGCCGCACTCGAAGCTAGACAAAACACAACATATTATAGTTCAGATGATATAAAACAATTGAATACCGAAGAAGAGGTACAAGGAGCATTAGATGCCCAAACGTCAAACGCAAAACAAATTCAAGAAAGATTAGACTATAGTAAATCGGTTGATGCAGAAGTACAACAGAAATATAAAGATGCAATACAGACATCCGGACAAGCAGAAGCCGATGCTATCCGTGCTCAGTATGCTTCGAAAGGATATGAAGATCCTGTAAAATTAGAAGCTAATCTAAAACTTAATACAGAAAATCAAGTAGACCTTGAAAGAAAATTAATATCAATCTTAGAAATCAAATAATATGTTAGTATACAACAACATTCCAAAAAAGACAACCTCAGATAGTGCAAATGCCTCAAGAACAGGCCTTGCAAACTTTTATAGCAACGAACTTCCGATGAATGATGCAGACTTTACTGCAATGCTAGGTTTTTTTGAAAGCCGAGGGTTTAGTAAAGAGTCATCAGAAACGATTGCATACATTATGTTCTTACAGGCAAGAATTGACGGATACAATCCTTTTGATGTTTTGTCAACAGTTAAGGATTTAAATGGCACAGAACTTACAGCACTAGTTACAGAAATTTTAAATTTTAATCGATTCAAAACAAGTTTTTTAGGATTATCAACAACCTATTCTACAGAATCTGAAGTGCAAAAAGAGATACTGCCTTGAGTTTAAGATTTGCAAAAGGTCAATACAACCTTAAAAACCCGGACAAGTATATAGGTACAGGGCAACCTACCTATAGATCTAGCTGGGAACTAGCAGTTATGCGAATGTGCGATAACAACCCATCTATACAGCAATGGGCTAGCGAAAGTATAAAGATTCCATATAGAGATCCGCTAACTGGAAAACAAACAGTTTACGTTCCGGACTTTTTAGTTGTATTCATTGACAAAGACATGAACAAACGTGCAGAGCTTTGGGAAATTAAACCAGCAAATCAGCAGATTAAAGAGAAGGTAGGAAAGAACCCTTATAACCAAGCTCAATATATTAAGAATATGGCCAAATGGCAAGTAGCAACACAATGGGCACAATCAAAAGGGCTTAAATTTCGGGTTTTAAACGAAACTGATATTTTCCATCAAGGCGCCTTAAAACGATAAGTAAAAATATGACTAAGAAATTAGAAGAACTTTTAAACATTTCGCCTGCTGAAGATGCTCCTTTAGAAAAGCCAACTGTTACCCAAGTTGAAACACATATAAGTTTACAACAGAACTTAGAAGAGTTTGATAAAATTTCAGCCGCTCTTCCAAAAGTAGAGGGACTCGGGCATATAAGCGACTCAGAATTAGATGCGCTTGCTACTAAAGCAGAACAAGCATATGATGATTTAATGGACCTAGGTATGCAAGTAGAAGCAAGATATGGTTCGCGTATGTTTGAAGTTGCGGGTAATATGTTAAAAACAGCAGTAGAGGCTAAATCAGCTAAAATTGATAAAAAACTCAAAATGGTTGAACTACAGCTCAAGAAGCTAGCAATAGATAAAAAAGATAATCCCGGCGGCGACAACGGAGTCGTAGCAGGCGAAGGATACGTGATTTCTGACCGAAATAGTCTCCTGGCAAAACTTAAAAACATGGATAAATAAAGGGTAGGAATTAACTATGAAAACATTTAAAGAATACCTGGCAGAATCAAAAAAGACTTACGATTTTAAAATTAAAATCGCAGGGGACTTTTCCTCTGAAAACGAAGGCATACTTCGTCAAGGGTTAGAAAAATATTCTGTGTCAGGATTTAAAAAAGTATCAACAACACCAACTCAGGCACTTCCCTTAGATTTCCCAAGAGTAAAAAATTGTGAAGTGAGCGTGTACGAAGTTAGTTTAGAATACCCTACTACTAGTTTTGAATTACGTGAATACATCACAGCATCATGTCAGTTAGGCACAGATCATGTTGTAGTACGTAATCCCAATGAACCTTCCGAAGCATATCAGCAACCATTAGAAAAGCGTGAAGGCGCATTATTAAATGATCCAGATTATAAAGAAGTACCAGCAGTTGACAGTACAAAATATTATGGTACAGAATACAATACTAGCTTTGTAAAAGCATTAAACGATAATTTAAAGGCCAATCGTAAAGAAAGGGGCGAAGTTATTCCAGCTGGCGACAGCGGCAAAACTACCAACGATGTGGCGCAGAATAACACAAGCCCTATAGTTCCAAGGAAAAACTAAAATGCAAATGATCGACGTAATTAAAAGATTGGCTGAATTAGATGACGCCAATGGTGGCATTAAAGAATCTACCAAAATGGTTCAAGACGCAAATGTTGCTGTGATAACTGAGTCAGCGATGGGAGAATGCGGTGGTCCAATGGGGATGTCAATGACTCCTTCAATGGGCATGGCAAACAATACTCCTGCTAGCTTTAGCATTAATGCTTCTGCCGCAAGCGGCGACGAAGTTGCAAACATGCTGACACAAATTATGACACTAGCCGGTGTTAAAAAAGACGGTCCAATCGACGGTCCAATGGGTCACAATGAACCAAGTCGACCATTAACTGGCGAGCCTCCGATGGGCGGCAAGGACGATATTCGATCTGCATTAAACGCAATCGATCAAGTCGAAGACGAAGAATCTTCTTTAGGTGGAATGGACGATATCGGCAATGACGAAATTGCCGATACAGGTGACATGGGTGCAGAAATGGGTACTGCTGGACCTGCCGGCGGCGACATTAGCGATATGGCAGACCAAGTACAAGACATGGCACAGCAATTAGCAGGCAAAGACAAACAAGATTTAGGCTTAGAAAGTTTACGGCAGTTTGACAATAGTCCACAAGAAAAAACAAGAAGCACAGATCCTTTAAACGATTTCGCTAGCGTATTAAACAAAATTCGTAGTTTTGAATATACTCCTCCAAACAGTGGCTCAAACCCAATGACAGCAGAATCAACAGTACAAGAAAATACAACAGAGCAATCTTTATCATCTATTACAACAGATTTAATGAAACAATACGAAGTATATAAGGCTCAGTAAAACAAATTGGACTCACAAATAGGCTCTTCGGAGCCTATTTTTTTCGTAAATAACATTATGAGTTTACCAAATAACAGTGGCTTAATTAAGAGCGCAAACAAGACGCAAAAATTTACAGAACAGGATATACAAGATATTGTAGCCTGTGCAGATCCTGATGCTGGTCACAAATATTTTTTAAAAAAGTTTTTTGCAATACAACATCCGACCAGAGGACAGATACAGTACGAGGCATACGGATATCAAGAAAACTTAGTTGATAGTTTACACAACTATCGTTTCAACGTAAACATGCTTCCTCGACAAAGCGGCAAGACAACTACTGCCGTAGGATATCTATTATGGTATGCAATGTTCAAGCCAGATCAAACGATTCTTATTGCGGCTCACAAATACACAGGCGCACAAGAAATTATGCAACGTATTCGCTACGCATACGAATTATGCCCTGATCATATTCGTTGCGGTGTTACAAGTTATAACAAACAGTCAATTGAATTTGACAACGGTTCACGTATCGTGGCACAAACAACAACTGAAAACACTGGTCGTGGTATGTCTATATCATTATTATACTGCGACGAGTTTGCATTTGTTCCGCCTAATATTGCTAAAGAGTTTTGGACTTCGATATCCCCAACACTAGCAACTGGTGGTAAGGCGATTATTACTTCAACTCCTAACTCAGACGAAGATCAATTTGCAGAAATTTGGTTTGGTGCAATTAAAATAGAAGACGAGTTCGGTAACGTCAAAGAAGACGGACTAGGAGTTAATGGATTCTTTGGCTATAAATCAAACTGGTGGGAGCATCCGGATCGAGACGAAGAATGGAAACAAGTCGAAATGGGGCGTATCGGCGAAGAACGCTTCCGCCGAGAATACGGTTGCGAATTTCTAGTCTACGATGAAACCCTAATTAGTTCAATTTTTATGACGCAAATGGAGGGTTCAGATCCTATAGTTAAAATGGGGCAGGCACGATGGTATAAAAAGATCGAACCAAAATGTACCTATGTTATTGCCCTTGATCCTAGTTTAGGTACTGGTGGCAATTATGCGGCCATTGAAGTTGTTGAAATACCTACGATGATACAAGTAGGCGAATGGCACCATAATTTAACTCCTATTCAAAGTCAAGTAAAAATCATGCGAGATATATGTAGATACATCGAAGAGGCATGTCAAGAAAAGGGAGCGTCGGCTAGCATATATTATTCTGTTGAGAATAATACTGTTGGAGAGGCCGCCTTAGTTGCTATAGGAGAACTAGGGGAAGAAACGTTTCCGGGAATGTTCCTAAGCGAGCCCATTAAAAAAGGACATGCTAGGCGCTATCGCAAGGGCTATAATACTACGGAAAAAGCTAAAGTAGCAACATGTGCCAAATTAAAACATCTAATAGAAACTAGAAAATGCACGATTAAGAGCCAGAGTTTTATTAGTCAGTTAAAAACATTTATTGCTCACGGCACTAGTTTTAGAGGTAAAAACGAAGAACCGGACGATTTAGTGTCTGCTATGCTGGTTGCAATACGCATGATTATGCAATTACAAGAGTGGGATCCGACGATCTACGACACTATGCACGACTACGTAAATGAGGAAATGGAGCTTCCGTTACCCATATACGTCAGTAGTTTTTAATAAATACACATTATGAATGCTATTGAACTTATTTCCCAAGATCTTTTTGACAAAGTCCGTAGCCGCTTTTCTAACCTTCAAATGGGTAGCGAAGCAGGCGCCGTTACTGTAGTACCGCAAGAAGCTCGTTTTTTTGATTTTGATTTTGTCGTTGAAGGTGACAACTTAGGAAGAGTAAGTATCAGTATAAACGAGCTAGGAAGCCTAAAAGTTTATTATAGCCAAGGAATTGTAGAAGATACTAATTCTAGTATACAGAAATTCTGGTTTGACTTTTTAAAAGAAATGCGCCAATTTGCTAAACGTAGGATGTTAAGATTTGACACTCGTGATATTAGCAAGGGTAATCTAGACAAAAATGATTTTGCGTATCTTGCAACACAGCAGGCCGCACAACAAGCATCAGCACAATCAACCGTTCCACAGGAATCAAATATGACAACCGAATCAACAATGTATGGTAGTTCAAAGAGTAGCTATCGACCACTAGAAAAGACTTTATTAATCATTCGTCACAATGCTAAGGTTGGCGAAGACCGTGGAGCTCGTAGTCGTCCAAATAATATCAAAGCAGTCTTTATTCAAAATGAAGCCGGCGAACGTTTCAAATATCCATACGCTCACCTTGCAGGCGCAAAGGCAATGCAACGTCACGTATCTAACGGCGGAACACCATTTGATCCAGCAGGCGCATCTATTATGCAGATGAGCGAACAGATCAAACAGTTAAGTACATTTAAACGTCAAGTGGGCAATATTGAAAGCCTGACTAATGAAGCACGTGGCATTGTTGACCGTGTTGGTTCTAAATTAAGTGACTTACGTGCCACTATTGAACATATCGCTAAACAATCACATTATGAAGCATGGCGTGAAAGTTTAGACGAAGCTATTGCAGAGATGACTGAAATTGATGCGGCTACTATTGAAGATTACAAATCTAAATTTACAGTAAGCAGTTACAAAGAAGACCTAACACAATACTTTCCACTACTATACAAAGTAATGCAAGAAACAAGTACAGTTGATCTAGAAGACTATGTCGGCGAAGATAAAGAAGAGTGTACTTGCACCTTTGAAGGCGGACAAGACGAGTGTCCTATACACAGCAAAGAAGACATTAAAAAAGAAAGTTTTGATGCATTTGAAGAGTGGGCAGACGAAATTGCAGACGGACCTGACAGAAGTACTATTCCTGCCCAATTCCGTAAAGACAAGGGCGAAAAGCCTTTAACTAAACAAGAATTAGATGCAGAAGCTGAAAAGAATATCAGTCATCCTAAGACATTAGCTAGAAACAGCGGACGAGATGTTAAGGAAGGTGGTTATTCTCTAGAGCCAACTAGCTATCAAGACTGGAAAGCAAGCATCGAAGATAGGCTAGCGAAAGGTGAGATCGAAGACCCGGCAGAAATTGCCGCAGAGATTGGCATGTACTTTCCCAAGTTTAATGACGAAGTAGCTATGAGAGTTGCCAAAAGCATGTTTATGTCTGCAGGCGGCGAAGACCCAATGGCTAAACATCGCGTTGCTCCACCGGATGACGGAATGGGTAATGTGTCACAAAGTGGGGATGAAGAAGACGATGATGATTCTTTCCTAAATAGATTGCGCTCACAAGCCAAAGGTGGCTCAATCAAGCCAGGTGTTGACACTGGCGGCGTTGAAATGGAAGAAATGGATCAGGGAAAATTACCAAAAGACGCAATGACTGAAATTGCTCGAATAGTTATGACCAGTATCAATCGTGGTGATGATCCAGATTTGGTCGGAACTGTTCCCCGTGGAGACGAAGCTATTAAGATTGAAACAACCAAACGCTTTGGCCAAAAGGCAGGTGACCTTGCATATGAGTTACTTCAAATTAAGAAAGAAGAAGTTAAGCGTGATTTTGAAAACCGCCAACAAATGGAATCAATGCGCAGACTAAGTGGATTACCTCCATTAAGTGAAGCCGAAAAGAAAACTATGAGTCGTGCGGCCAAAGGCATAATGAAATATGGTAAAAAAGGTATGCAGGCCTTACGTGACGCAGAAGCAGAAGGCAAGGACTTAGAACCAGTACGTGCCAAATTCAACAAGTACAAAGACAAATAGGCAAAACCACTCTGTTAACAGAGATTAAAAAGGCAGAAATATTCTGCCTTTTCTCTTGACATGATAAATAAAAGTGCGTACAATAACACGTATGCACTTTTTCTTTTATAGTCAGTAGGCTTTAAAAGAGAGGCAAATAAAGGCATAATTTAAATTTTATTAAGGAGAAATCATTATGGCATCTTTAGCAGAAATCCGTGCGAAACTTCAAGAAGCACAATCACGCCAAGGCGGGCAATCCGCTGGTACTGGCGACAACGCAATTTATCCCCATTGGAACATTCAAGAAAACAGTGAAGTAACTGTTCGTTTCTTGCCAGACGGCAACGGCGACAATACTTTCTTCTGGATTGAACGTGCAATGATTAAATTGCCATTTGCAGGTATTAAGGGCGAAACAAGCTCTAAGCCTGTTACTGTACAAGTTCCTTGTATGGAAATGTGGGGCGAGACATGTCCAATTCTTACTGAGGTTCGTCCTTGGTTTAAAGATCCTAGCCTAGAAGCTATGGGTCGTAAGTATTGGAAAAAGCGTAGTTACTTGTTCCAAGGATTTGTATTGGATAATCCTCTAAAAGAAGACAAGACTCCAGAGAATCCAATCCGTCGATTCATCATTGGTAGCCAGATCTTTAACATTGTTAAGGCCGCTCTAATGGATCCAGATATGGAAGACTTGCCAACAGACTATCTACGTGGCGTAGATTTCCGTATTGCTAAAACTAGCAAAGGCGGATATGCAGACTACTCAACATCAAAGTATGCTCGTCGTGAACGTGCATTAAGTGATGAAGAAAAGGCCGCAGTGGAACAACACGGTTTGTTCAGCTTGAAAGACTTCTTACCCAAGAAGCCAGGCGATGTTGAGCTCAAGGTAATGAAAGAAATGTTTGAAGCGTCAGTCGACGGTGAAGCATATGATTTAGAACGTTGGGGTCAATACTTCAAGCCAGCAGGAATGGGCGGCAGTGGACAGGCAACTGGTAACACCACAGCAAAAGCACCTGTAGCATCAACTCCGGACGAAGACGATGTCCCTTTTGAGAGTGCGGCGTCAGCACCCGCAGTTAAAGTTGCTGAAGACGCTCCTGTGGCGGAGAAAGCTACATCAGCGACTGCAGGGACCGATGCAAGTGCAAGAGCGCAAGACATTCTTGCAATGATTCGTAACCGTCAAAAAGCATAAGGGGAATAGACTATGGGAAAGGCCTTCGATATTTCGAAGTTCCGTAAGTCTATCACCAAAAGTATTGATGGCTTAGGAATTGGTTTCAATGACCCAACTGACTGGGTCAGTACTGGCAACTATGCACTAAACTATCTTATCTCGGGGGACTTCTTTAAGGGAGTCCCTTTGGGTAAGGTAACTGTGTTTGCCGGAGAGTCTGGTGCAGGTAAATCATATATCTGTTCTGGAAACATTATTAAAGCCGCTCAAGAACAAGGTATTTTTGTTGTCTTAGTTGACTCAGAAAATGCGTTGGACAAACAGTGGTTGCTAGATTTGGGTGTTGATACATCCGAAGATAAGTTGCTTAAACTTAATATGGCTATGATCGATGATGTGGCTAAAACCATTTCAGAGTTCATGAAAGAGTACAAAGTAATGCCTTTAGAGGAACGTCCTAAGGTGTTGTTTGTAATCGATTCACTTGGTATGTTGCTTACTCCAACTGACGTAAATCAGTTCGAAGCAGGCGAGATGAAAGGTGATATGGGCCGTAAACCTAAAGCACTTACAAGTCTTGTTCGTAACTGTGTAAACATGTTTGGTAGTTATAACGTAGGTATGGTTTGTACAAATCACACATACGCAAGCCAAGATATGTTTGATCCAGATGACAAGATTTCAGGTGGTCAAGGCTTCATCTATGCATCTAGTATTGTTGTTGCTATGCGTAAACTTAAACTTAAAGTTGATGCAGATGGTAATAAAGTAACTGATGTGTTGGGTATTCGTTCAGCTTGTAAGATCATGAAAACTCGTTACGCAAAACCTTTTGAAAGTGTACAAGTTGAGATTCCATATTCAACTGGTATGGCTCCTAGCTCGGGGTTAGTTGACATGTTCGAAAAGATGGGTGTACTATCCAAGGTCGGTAATAAATTAGCTTACACTAGTAAAGAGACTGGTGAGATTGTTGCAGAGTTCCGCAAGAATTGGAGTGAAGAAAAACTCATGACAATTATGAAAGAGTGGGATGCATCAGCAGTCAATTCAACTATATCACTTGATCAAGAGGAAGAAGAAGCAAATGGATGAAAATCTAATTATTACAGTTTGGGATATATTCCGTGAATATATTTCTGAAAAAAATCGTGAAATGGCCGCAAATCAATACGTTGACTTTTTACTAGGCAACGATATTAGTGCCGAAACATTGTCTGGCTATACTGGCTACGATCCCCATTTAGATGACGCTATTAAGTTAGTAGTCGAAGAAGAAGGAGTTGATGACGATGAGCCGTTTGACGAAGATAACTTAGGTTACGAAGACGAGGACTATTAATGGCTTGGTACAGTAAAGTAAGTCGAGATCTTGCTCACTTGCCTGATTGTATTGAGTATTTTTATACTCAGTTAGACGAGGCCAGGAAGGAAGTTAAAGTGTATGGCAATCTTGAGAAAGCCAGCGCCGCACTTCCTGGTATCGTTGAACAACGTTTTAACCAGCTTCAAGAAATTGAAGCTGTGTTAGAATATTTAAATATTGAACTTAGACGTACTCGAAGCAAGGCGTTTAAGAAATACTTAGAGAATTATCAACGTGCTCTAAGCTCACGGGACTGTGAGAAATATGTTGACGGTGAGGCCGACGTAGTCGATCTAGAAAAAATTGTTAACGAGTTTGCCTTGTTACGCAATCAATGGCTAGGGATTATTAAAGGTCTTGATATTAAACAATGGCAAGTCTCTAACATTATCAAACTTAGAACTGCCGGAATGGAAGATGTACATATCTAATGTTTGTAGAAGATCTAGTCATGCGTCTTGCTTGCGAAGACAAGTACTTATTTGAACCTGACATCATTCAAAGTAATGGTTGGGAGAAAAATTTTGTCTCTAGTCTATCAACACAAATTCAGCGCGGCAATGCGTTAACAGAAAAACAAGCAACTCTAGTACATCGCATTATTAAAACATATCAAGCTAGCCTAGAAGTTTATTTTCAACGTCAAATAGATGTTAACAATCCTGTATACAGAACTCCATTCAGACACATTATTAACGAAAAATCTATTAAAATAGAAAATATCGATGGGGACAAAAAAATTGCAGTAAGATTTCCGTACGACGAGAAATTAATTAAATTAATCCATAACTATGTATCTAATACTGGATGGAAAAGTTTAATATATGCTAACCCATTAAAGGGGCATATCGCCGAATGGAACGCAACAAATAAGGCCTGGGTATTTTCTTTGCGAGAAGATAATATACTTTGGCTACAGACAAATTTAGTAGAACATGGGTTTATTACTGACCCGGTGTTCAACGAGTTTTTAGAAGATATACTTAAATCATTAGACAATATGCTCGACTATGCTCCGCATGTTTCTAAAGATGCCGACAAGTATTTTTTAAAGAATGCTTCTAAGAATATTAAAATCAAGCCGTCTACTAATTTAATTGAATATTTGATATCTGCAAAAAATTTCGGAATTACAGCATGGGATGATAAAGTAGCAACAGATCTTAAGTTGACTAAATTAGATCCAGTGACACAGACTATTATTAATAGCGTTGATCCTATTTTCATTGACTCCGCAATTTATAATATCGATCAGTTTGAAAATTTAGTTAAATTTGGCGGCCCGATATTAGTTATTGTTCCCGGAGGCAGTGAGATTCAACACACTAGGCTGTGGCACGAAACTGCATTAAAGTGGGGCATTAGTAGTTCTCAAATGTGTGTATTGTTCCGAATGCCGAACGAAAGTCACGGGTCTTTTAACGCCTATATAAAAGAGCACAATTTAAACAACGACATACATCCAGATATTAAGATTGTATTTGCCAGCATAAAAATTCCTAAGCCGTTGGTAAAATCAGAATTGAGATTTAATACTGTCATTAACTTAGGTTATTACAAAGATTTGCATTATTCTATGAGTGTGCTCTTGCAATCTACCCCCAATATAGTGTATTATAACAATAAGCATCCACATGGAGTAAATGTTTGTCCACAACAAAATTAATAATCAAAGACGAAATTAACGTTAAGTTTGAAAACCTTGACTTAGCTACCCGCAAGGAGTTAGTCAAGAAATTCAAATACTTTGATCCGTCTGCGAAGTTTATGCCGGCATATAAGCTAGGGCGTTGGGACGGCTGTACTCCTTTCTTTGGCCTTGGAGGTACGACTTATGTTAGTTTGCTTGACCGTATTCTTCCGTTGTTAGAAGGATGGGGCTACTACATTGAAGTCGAAGATCAGCGTCAGCATAAAGAATTATCGTTTGAAAAAGTATCTGGAGATTTTTGGGGAGACCAGTGTTGGCCAGAAGGACATCGCTTTGCCGGAGAGCCAATTCGTTTGCGAGATGACCAAGTTGAAGTAGTTAATAACTTCCTAGGAAATCCGCAGGCATTACAAGAAGTAGCAACGGGTGCAGGTAAGACTATTATGACTGCTACCCTTGCTAAGATTTGTGAAAAGTATGGTCGCACTATGACTATTGTTCCTAACAAAGATCTTGTGCTACAAACAGAAGAAGATTTTAGAAACGTTGGGCTAGACGTCGGTGTGTATTTTGGCGATAGAAAAGAACTGGGTAAAACTCATACTATCTGCACCTGGCAAAGTTTAAATGTGCTAGATAAAAAGTCGCATGATCCAAATACACTTAGCCTTGCAGAGTTTATTGAAGGTGTTAGTGCTATTGTTGTTGACGAAGTGCATCAAGCCAAAGCAGAAGTATTAAAGAAATTGCTTACTGTTAATTTTGCAAATGCGCCAATTCGTTGGGGATTAACGGGAACAGTACCTAAAGATGATTTAAGTTTTGAAAGTATTAAATGTAGTTTAGGTGATGTAATTCATCGAGTTTCTGCATACGACTTACAGCAAAAAGGCATATTGGCCGAATGCCATGTAAACATTGTGCAAACACAAGAATGGAAAGAATTTGAAAGCTATCCTGCAGAATTAAAATATCTTGTTACTGACGATACTAGGATGGAATGGGTATCAAAATTAATAAAAAATATTGCCAGTAGCGGCAATACCTTGATCTTAGTCGATAGGATCGAAACTGGTAATTTTATTATAAACGAAATTCCAGATAGCGTTTTTGTTAGCGGAAAAATTAAATCAAAAGACCGAAAGGAACAATATCGTGAAGTGGCGACTGCTGATGACAAAATTATTGTTGCAACCTATGGTGTCGCGGCTGTTGGTATTAATATACCTAGGATCTTTAATTTGGTTCTTCTGGAGCCCGGCAAATCGTTTGTCCGTGTTATTCAATCAATAGGTCGCGGAGTTCGAAAAGCTGACGACAAAGACTTTGTACAGATATGGGATATCACTGCTAGTTCAAAATACGCAAAGCGTCATCTTACTGAGCGTAAACGGTTTTATAAAGATGCAAGATATCCATTCGCAATTGAAAAGGTAAAATACTAAAATGCAAATATTAACATTAGAAAATACAACATTCTATTTGAATGATCTGCCTAATGAAATTGATGAAGATTTTCGATACTCTGTTTTAGATAACAGTGATAATCAAAATCCTGATCATTTTTTCTTACCGCTAATCTTCTTAGAAAGTTTTACAGGGCCTGCCGCCGTACTTAAGATCGGACCTTACGAGCTCACCATGCCTTTAGATTGGTGTACTATCGTAGGCGACCCGACCGGACCAGAAATGGAAGTATTACCTTTAACTAGTTTAAACGATAGAGGATTTAGGACATTTTGTTTCAACCCATTGAGTAGCTTCCGTCCTGAGTTTCACGATATTGATATTATCAACGTATACCCTGAAGTAAAATGGTATTTTCCAAAAATGAAACCTGGTCAACTACTAACTACTCCGTTGTCTGGTGGAGAGAAACCTGTATGTGCTTATTTTGTTAAAGAAGTTAGTCGCCAGAGCGAAATTGTAGATTATTCGAAGTGTTGGTAAACTATGGGAAGTCTTAAACCTGGTGCAACACTTATACACGAACGTGTGGGCAATGTAGTCTACAGTAGAGAATTTGGAGCAGACCCTATGACTAGAAAAGTAACCGGTTGGGACTACGATAAAGATAATCCAAACTTTGATCCACGTACTAGCGACGGTCGTCCGTTACACGATCACATTACGGAAGATAAAATGTGGGGGGAAATTCGTCGAATGGCAAAAACTAATCCCACTTTACAAGACGCATTAGAACGTGTTAAAATAATATATCACCTAAGCAAGGATAAAAATGGCTCTTGATATTAAGCGAGAATTACGTGCAGTAGATCAACGAGAATATAATTTCTATGACAATCTTTCTGACCAAGAAAAGAAAGAATTCAGCCCCTATATACTAATGCGGTATGTTGCAAATGTACAACTTAATGAAACAGATATACAAGAATGGTATTTAGAAAGGACTAACGAATTTGTTAATAAAAACCATTGGACTCTAAGTAAAAATCACAAGGCATTGTTATGGAAATTGTTTGCTAGCTGTGGCACCGGAATTAATTGCTACCATCCATATTTAAAAGCCAGTAGCAAAGAAAAAGCCATTAAAATTGAAAAATTATTGCTCGACTTGTATCCAGCAATGAAGTTAGAAGATATAAAAATAATGGCCAAGATGATGGACAAGAAAGATAAAGAAGAGTTATTTGATAAGATGGGCTTTGATAAAAAGCAACGGAAAGAGTATGAGTAACTTGTATCCGTTAACACCTATGTCCGCCACAGAAATACAATTATTAGTTGGGCCTGACTTTATTAAAAACTTTCAAAAGGAAGTTGATGAATTTATGGTTCCTATGCGTAAGCAGATTGCTAAAGGTAGACCACTTAGCATAGGTAAAGAAGCGTGGGAATATGCTGTTGCAGATAGTATCGTTGGAGCAGAATGGGCAGGGGCTGGTAATTCAATTGTAGATGTTCGAATGGGGATAGATGTAGGGCTTGACGTTAAGAGTGTAGGCAAATGTAATGGAAAAGGCAAAACATCAAAGTCAGGCGAAGCAAGCATGTTCCAGACATACCACAGCCATGTTGATACAATGTTTCACACAAAAGATTCCCCCGCACTTTGGAATGTGTATATAGAAGGTTGGTTTGAAAAAGTAAAAGCAGTTAAGGAATATTATCTCCTTGCTATTGTAAAAGATAAGCAGTATAATTGTAGTTTATGCGGATTTAAGAGATCTGGGAATCTTCCTTTATATAATACAACATACGGAACATTCTTGACTGAAACTGGAAAGCAGAGCAAAGGTACATGGACTGTACATCAACTTGCTGATCCGACTTTGTTACATACTATGGTAATTAAAGGAAAAACAAGATTAGAAATGCGACTCCGACCTAAGATGCACGACCCACAATATTCACTACCGGTTTATAAATTTTGATAATGGAACTAGCCGAACAACCTTTTCAATGTGTACATTGCACTAAGAGTTTTATGCAAGAGAAAACTCTGATGGCTCATATGTGTGAGCCAAAGCGCCGTGCGATGCAACGAACTGAAAAGCGTGTACAGGCAGGGTACATGGCATGGAATCGCTGGTATGAGCTCAGTCAAAATCAGCGCAAGCAAAAGAGTTATGATGATTTTTGTAAAAGCTCGTACTATAATGCCTTTGTTAAGTTTGGAAGTTTTGTTACTAATGTAAGTCCGTTATATCCAGACAAGTTTGTTGACTTTGTAATTAAAAGCGGAATTAAATTAGACCATTGGTGTAGAGACGAACTCTACGATCAGTATCTTTTTGAAATGTTAAAGATCGAACCAGTAGAAGCCGCAGTTCAAAGAACCATTACAACAATGATGGAGTGGGGAGATACTAGCGGAGCACAGTGGCAACATTATTTTAGGTATGTTAATCTTAATCGAGCAGTACACGATATTAGAAACGGCAAATTGAGTGCATGGGTGGTGTTGAACTGCGTTAGTGGTAAGACAATGTTAGAGAATATGAATGACGATCAACTTGAATTAATTCAGCCAGCGTTAGATGTAATGTTTTGGGTAAAGAAATTTAAATCAAAACCAGCAGATGCAGAATTAGTGAAAGAAATTTGTAGGGAGAGCGGAATTGAGTGATAATAATTTCTTCCAGCGTCGAAATATTAAAGTTATTGATAGTAATAAGAGATTTTATAGAATGAGAAAACTTATTACTAACAAATATTTTGAATATCCCCAAGACAAAGAGATAGTCGAAAACTTAAACATAGTAAATGATACCGAACGGTTGCTCACTATAGAAATTCCAGAAAGCGATCTGGAAAAAATAAAAGATTTCGAAGAACAAGTTTTCAATAATATGAAAACTTACGGATCTCATCACTATCGTATATTTGAAACGTTAATGGAACAGAAAGAACAAGAAAAGTTTCTTCGTAACAAGTACCCCTCTGTACAAAAAGCATTTGAGCAGTACAGTATGATGTTGGCATTAGCAAAAAGCGGAGAACTATAATGCCAGATATTGACATCGACTTCGCTGATAGAACACAAATACTTGAAAAAATTAAAAATGTACCTGCCGCAATGTCTGAAGATAAGAAACATAACACCGGTGTATACTGTCATCAGATCCCAACTAACCCATTGACTGGGTTAGCTAGCATTGAATACAAGGAAGCAGAATCAAGAGGCTATTTTAAAATAGATTTTCTTAACGTTGGTATATACAATGGTGTAAAAAACGAAGAACATTTAATCCAACTAATGAATACGGAGCCATTATGGGATTTACTGGAACAGGACGATTTCGTCAACTTGCTTTTTCACGTCAACGGACATGGTTCAATTCTCAGAGAAATGAAACCGAGGACTATAGAACAACTAGCGGCGGTACTAGCGGTTATTCGTCCAGCAAAACGATATCTAATCGGAAAAGATTGGGAAATAGTGACAAAGGAAGTATGGGTTAAACCAGAAAGTGATGAGTATTTCTTTAAGAAAGCACATGCAGTTGCGTATGCACATGCCATCGTTGTTCAAATGAATTTAATCTGTGAACAAATTAGCTACGGATATTCCTAGGACTGCGAACTAGCTGAATAGATTTACGTTTTATCCGTTTTTCTGCAATTTCACTCAAATTTACAGTAGGACCGAAGATTATTGAAACATCTTTACTTGTAAATGTTTTAATATATGGTCTAAATATCGACATTTCTTGTTTTAAGAAAATATTAATAGGAATTTTACGATTAGATTCCCACCACCAGTTCTCGCCCATCTCTAAAAAGATAGATTTTTCAGTTTCTGTGCGAATTATGCCGAAATCGTAGATACTTGTGACGTTAGAATCGTAGTTTATTACAATTCCGACGTATTCGTCTTCGTTACATTTAATGCAGGTTATAAAAGGAAAGTTTTCCTGGAATTGCTGGTCTTTACGTGTTATCATTTACTTAATAAATATAGGTATGCAGAATTTACCTGTCTATTTATATACCAACATCTACCATGTACAGCTAGATTTGGAAAACTCTCGAGGTGTGAACAACGTCATGTACCAACGCAACCTAACTTTTCAAAAGGGCTTGAAAAACCAAGTCCAGCTACAATTTAAAAATTCCGATCAAAAGCCGGTTAACATCAGCTCGAGCACATTTTTCTTTAAAATGTTTGGTGAGGATAACGTTATGCCGTTCAATCCTAAACCACTTACAGTTATTGACGACGGAGTCACTACTAGCACTAGAGGGTTAGCAGTATTAACACTCTCAGAAAGCGACCTTCTAGATATACCAGCCCAGAGTTTTAATTTTTCAATCGTAAGTCTAGATAGCCAAGGTAACTATACTCCGACGTATGCTGATACATACTACGGAGTTAAAGGAACAGCCGAAATCCGTAACGATGTAGAGCCATACTTAACACCTAGTATCGAAAATACTACCTTTGAAAACTTTAGAGATAGTCCCAAGGACACCTCTGGTCAGGTGCAACACCAATGGTGGAGCTTCCATTCAGGAAATATGGAGGCTAACCCAGCTTTCAATACTAATAACGGTCTTCAAACACTGGCATTTTATCTCAATAACTTTAAAGGACATATTGATGTATACGGCACATTACAAAATTCCCCAAGCGGCTCTGGTAATAACAACGAGCTATATGCCCTACTTACCAGTATTAACCTTTCTACTAAAACCAATGGTGTAAGATATGTTAATGTTAGTGGAAATTTCACAAATATTAAAGTAAAATACATTCCGGATGCTGACGGCTCTGGACAAAATTGGTACGGTGCTGGTGCGGCAGGTAACCCGACGCCCAATCAGCCATATTGGCCTAACGGAAAACTTGACAAAGTCCAACTAAGAAGTTAAAATAGTTGCATGAATCTGATTCAAGCGACATTTTTACAATTTCTGCCTCCGAAGAAAAAACAAACTCCAAGTGGTTGGATCAGTTTCAACGCCCTCTGCTGTGTCCATAATGGAGAGAGGCAGGACAAGCGCCAGCGTGGGGGCGTCAAAACATCAGGCGATGACGGATTCCAGTATCATTGCTTCAATTGTGGCTTCAAGGCCGGTTGGACTCCTGGTAAACTATTAAGTAAAAATACTAAAAATCTTATGCGCTGGCTCGGTATGCCAGATGATGAGATCAACCGACTTAGCCTAGAAGCACTAAAGAATAAAGACGAATTAGACAAAACACCTATACCACTAAATTTCAGTCTCGAGCCGAAAAAATTGCCAGAAAATTGTCTTCCGGTACAGCAGTGGATTGATGAAGGATGCGAGGATCCAAATTTTTTAGAAGTGGTCGCATATATTTTTAATCGAGGTATGGACCTTGATTGGTACGACTGGCATTGGACTCCAGAGAACGGTTATAAAGATCGTGTGATAGTGCCATTTTTTCATGAAAATGTAGTTGTAGGGTGGACGGGTCGAAAAATTACCGAAGGGAAGCCAAAGTACTTAACTACTAGTCAATCAGGAGTTGTCTTCAATATCGATAGACAAACAGATGATCGTAAATTTGTTATTGTTGTCGAAGGGCAGTTTGATGCGATCGCAGTAGATGGTGTAGCAATCATGCATAACGAGCCAAATGACACTCAAATTGCTAGAATTAATAAACTTGGTAAAGAAGTAATCGTTGTACCTGATAATGATAAACCGGGTGCTACGATGATTAAGAAAGCACTCGAAGCCGGATGGTCGGTTAGCCTACCAGATTGGGGACCAGATGTAAAGGATGTAGCAGATGCCGTGAAGAAATTTGGAAGAATTTACACACTTTTCACAATTTTGCAGTATCGAGAGCAAGGTGAGATAAAAATACAACTAATAAAGAAAAAGCTAGAACAAAAACATGATCAATAACAAAGACAAACAAGCACCTAATTATAGTTTTGATGTTCAGAAGCTATATATTGAAATGTTCATGAGTGATGCAGAGACATTTGTACGCTGTCAGAACATATTTGACCCTGAAAATTTTGACAGAAAATTGCAAGAAACTGCAACCTTCATTAATGAATATGTAAATGAATATAAGGTAATGCCCGAGGCAAGTATTGTAAATGCGGCATGTAATACAAATCTACAACCAGCACAATTACCTAGAGAAAACTATGATTGGTTAATGGACGAATTTGAGAATTTTTCACGTCATAAAGGGCTTGAACGTGCAATTCTTAAAAGTGCTGATTTACTTGATAAAGGTGAATATGGTCCAGTTGAGAAACTAATCAAAGACGCAATTCAGATTAGTTTGAACAAGGATATGGGCACAGATTATTTTGAAGACCCGAGAGCACGACTTGAAGCATTAAAGAACTCAAATGGTCAAATTAGCACAGGATGGCCGAGTGTTGACAAGAAATTATATGGCGGATTTAACAGAGGCGAATTGAACATTTGGTGTGCGGCATCAGGTGGTGGTAAGTCATTGTTCCTTGCAAACTTAGGAATCAACTGGGCACTAAATGGTTTAAATGTTATATACCTAACATTTGAATTAAGTGAAAATTTAGTGTCAATGCGTATGGATAGTATGCTTACTGGAGTTGCAACTCGTGAGATTTTTAAGAATCTCGAAGACGTTGAACTTAAGGTTAAGATGACTGGAAAGAAGGCAGGCAACATTCAAATTAAGTATATGCCTAGCGGAAAGACTGCGAACGACATTCGTGCATATTTGAAAGAATATCAGGTTAAAAAAGGCTTCAAGCCAGACATTATCTTAATCGACTATTTGGACTTGATGATGCCGATGAGTGTTAAAGTTAGTCCAAGCGACTTGTTTGTCAAAGACAAATATGTGTCAGAAGAGTTGCGCAACTTGGCGATGGAGACACAAGCGATTGTATGTACAGCATCACAGTTAAACCGTAGTGCTGTTGAAGAAATTGAGTTCGACCACAGTCATATCTCGGGTGGCTTGAGTAAGATTCAAACTGCTGATAATGTGATTGGTATCTTTACAAGTCGTGCAATGAAAGAACGTGGACGCTATCAGATTCAGTTTATGAAGACACGTTCAAGTAGTGGCGTCGGTCAGAAAGTTGACTTAGAGTTCGATGTTGATACCCTGAAGATTAACGACTTAATGGAAGATGACGATTCTGGTAATGGCTTTAAGAAACCTGCTGGCCCTAGCATTTATGATTCTCTTAAAAAGACCTCAACGGTAACAGCAAATAATGTGGATAGTGAAACTGGGGAAATTAAGTCAGATCCTACTGAAGGAATTTCAATAGGTAAAATTAAAGGTGTAACTGGTACTTCAAAGGTACGAGAATTGCTTGCTGGGCTGAATCCTGAAAAGGATTAAAATAATGTTGCGATCTGGTTGTTAACACAATGACTGATCGCACGTTGCCACTGTTCTTCGCCGGTACCTGATAGACATACTTCGACAGTTGCTGGCGCAGTAAGCCAACGATGATCAGGAGTCCACGGACTAATACCACTCATTTCTCCGTCAAGTTGGCCAGCACTCCAAGCCGCTAATCCAATTCCTGCTCTCCACAAACTAGGGCCTTCGCCGCCTGCAATAGCGGCCATAATACTCATATCGCCAGTGATGCCAATATCATGCGTTACTTGCATTGTGCTACTACTAGACCAATCCATACTGTGTACAACATGAACTCTAGCTGGCTCAACTGGTCCTCCTAAATATACTGTCGAACTTCCGGGATAATCAATACCTGCGGCATGCATTACTGTGCCAATATTAACAGTCTTTGCTTCCTTGTTTAGCATTACACCCCATGCTCCATTAACACCGTGCTGGACTACTAACACAACACCTTTTGCAAAGTGAGGGCTATTACATTTAGGTTGGCTTACAAGTATTTTTCCTGAGAATGATTCAAAACTGGTCATATGGGTATTTACGCCATAAATATATCATCTATGTATATCTTTGAGTTTAATCCCCCTATTGAGATTCACAACGAACTAAACCCTGCCCTATGGGACGACGGGAAAATTAGGCGTGAAATCCAGGTCAAATTGCTTAAAATCGCCAAGGAATTCTACGGTTTTCTAGACGTTTCGACACGAATTGACGACATTTTAATCACTGGTTCACAAGCCAACTACAACTACACTAGGCAGTCAGATATAGATCTTCATTTAATAGTGGATTTTTCTCAGGTAGATTGTGAAGGCGAAGTTCGAGAACTATTTGATACTAAACGTAAGTTATGGAAACAAAACCACGATATTAATATTAAAGGGATCCCAGTTGAGTGCTATGTGGAAGATCTAAACGATCCCGCAGTTACCGCAAGTTACAGCATTATCAAAGAAACTTGGATTAGACAACCTAGTAAAATAACCAAAGATTACGACCGCAATAAAGTTGAGGAACTAGCTACAATGTGGAGCAAGGTTATAGACAATGCAATCAATTCCGAGGATCTTGAAGTTATGCAGGTCATAAAAAATTCCCTAGCAGTATTCCGTAAAAAGAGTCTTGCTAGGGATGGTGAGTTTGGTTCTGGAAATCTTGCGTTTAAGGCACTCCGCAATTCAGATTACATTAGCAGACTAATGACTGCTATTAACGATAAAAAAGATCAACTACTAAGTTTATGATACCCAAGGCGGAATTTGGGTTGTAGTTTTATTTTCACGAAGTTGCTCTAACTGTATTTTTAAATTATCAGTTAGTCTAGAAATTTCGTCTTCGCCTAATGTTTCCTCAAGCATGTCTTCAACATAGCTTTTAGTTAGGTTATTATAATTAACCCATCCTTCAATAACTGCACCGTTGTGTAGTTGATCTACTGCAATTTCAGTTTCTCCGTATAAGGGGGCACGATTGCCGTGATCGTCAAACCCCCAAAGCGTCCAAAACACTCGTGTAACTACATTAGAATAGTCACCAATTTTTTCAGTGCTTTCTAGTTTAGTAACATCCCAATCATAATAAAATTGTTCAATTGACATTATCTAGGATTCCAGGGTCTCTGCTCTGGATTGTGTATAGAATCGTCCTTGCCAATCCAAGACTCAAGTTCTTTAATATTTTTAATTTGTGTACCGTCTGGTAATTGAATTAACGGTAAATTACTCCAGTTTGGACTAGCGGCCTTAAACTGTGCCCATGTCCAAACAGCATTATCTACTTGACGTTCGTCAACGTTAACCTGTTTACTCTGCAGATGCTTTAATACTTTCATGCATAATGAATCTAGAGGTCTAGACCACATAATACAGCTTTTTTGTTCTTCCATTTTTTATTCCTTTTATATGTTTGATCTTAAGATCCAAGAATATTTAATATTTGTAATAGTTGCGGTGCTTTGAGTTAGAAGCGTTGAGACGCTAACATCGCTATTATAAACTGGAATCTTAATTGCAGATGTTGATGTCCAAGGAGCATTTACGCCTGACGAAAATCCAACTGCAATCTTATCTGTTTTATTACCAGACAAGTTAGGCTGAACAATGTATGTGTTATCAGGATAAATGTGTATTTCTAAAATACCTTTATAGTACTCGGTATTACTTGTATCAGTAAAGCTCATTGCTAATTCACCGTATGTAACATCAGTGCAATCAACAGTTACTAGTGTAGCAGTTGTTCCGCTAGCTTGTCCACGGGGCAATGTAATAGTCCCGGATACTGTTGTTGATGGAGCACCGGCGATACTTTGTTTAGATGCACCATAACTGTCCATGACTGCTATACGACTTACTGTATCAGTAGTTTGAACAAAGAACTGTTGTCCGCTAGTGTATGTAACCCCTGTCGGATCATCAATTGTAAAATAAGCGGTGCCGGCATTAGTTGAAATGTTACTAATTGGATATTCGACAGTTTTTGCTGTATTAAATAAACTCCATTGGCCCGAAGTATATGATGAAGTTGCATTGTTAATAGTGTTAAGCCATTGACTTGCAATAGTACTAATCACCGTAGTGTTACTAGTAGCGGCTTGATTAGTTGTAAATGAGCCAGGATTAAAAGTCTTAGTTACTAGATATTCATAATTGCCGTCGGCACGTATTTGACCAGGTAACTGATCCAATTCACCTTTTAAACTCGGTGCAGTACCGTTATTATATTCGGCGCCGACCATTTCAATAATAGATGTTGCAGTATTAGTGCTCAGACGCCCAGTATTATCAATTGTTAATCCTGTACCTACTTTGATTCCACCTAATACATATTCGCTAGCAGTTTGTATTTCAAAAGTATTTGGTAGATCGGTTAGATCAAGATAGCTACCTGATGTAGAAACTGCGCTCAATCCCATGTTTCTATAGGCATTAAATTTTTGTTGATTAGATAAATTCTGTGTATCAATATCGACACGCAAGCGATTTGCTAATGCAGTAGTTACTGATGTGTTAGTGCTTGCAGATGCTAGCTCTTGTAATACAGTATAGAATGTACCAGAGCTACCAATAGCTAGATCAATTTGATTACCTACAATTTGAATAGCTTGACTTGTGGTTACATAATTTAATAATGTTAATGTAGAAAGGTATCCAACGTCATCTGTAAAAGCAGATAATCCTGTCGGAGTATCTAATAAATCATTGTAGTTAGCAGTTAACGCAACTGCAAAACGACCACGCAGGCTAGCTGTACCTGACCCAATTCCTGGGCCGGTTGCTGTGAATACCGTGCCAGTGTTGTTATTGGCCGCGCCAATCAATGTAAAATTAGTATTACTTGGATTTAGAATTACATAGGTCGATCCTTCTGCAAAACTACCTGAAGAAACTACAGTATTTGTTGTACGTAAATTGCCTAGACTAAAGTTAGGCTTGTGTGTGAGATCGTCGTAGTTACCAGTTGTTGCAACTGTAGCTAACGGAGCACCGCCGCCACCAGTTAATGTTAACCATTCAAATCGTCCGGTATTATTGATACTAAGAACTTGCCCAGATTCTGCAACGTTCGCTGAATTGATGTGACTAGGAATAACAATAGCATTTTGACCAGTAGGAATTTGAGTTTCACCGATTTGACCTGTTAGCTGTGAGAAGCCAGTAGCACCACCGCTAGCATAGGCAAGCTCATTCCAGTACGAACCGCCGTTACCGATTTTAAATTTACCTGTGTTAACTTCAAATCCTAGTTCACCTTGACTAAGGATAGGATTAATCGTAGTCCACTGATTTGCTGTGTCTCTTCTAAATTGAATTTTTTGTGCCATTTTTATGCTCCGCCTCCGTCAAAGGTCTCATCTGGTGTAAAAACGGAAGCCGCGCCGCCTCCATCGATTGCTAATGTGCCACCGCTACCTAACCCAGTAACAGGAACTCCACCAGGAGTTAATCCGTCGCCTATGTGTAGAACTAACGAATTAAGATCCACAGATACTTGCCCTCTTGGCAAAACGGGTGGGTTGGTAGTTAAAATTTCTTTACCTTGGTAAACTCTGTAGGGCATATCTTGTTCCTTTGTCGTATAGGTTAAATATATTACTATGCTATTTACCGTCAACGCTCAAAGTTTAACCATTCCGCCAGCCTTATTGCTGAATCAGATTAAGATAGGATACGGTGTTAAGACACAGCCATTTCCATTAAATCGTGCCAGTATCAACTGGATCTACGATCTACCAGAAGAATCAGAAACTGGTTATCAAGTAGTGCCTGGGCAAACAGAGCTAGACCTAGTGTTAAAATATTTTAAAACCCTAGTTAAATGGGTCAACGTTAAAGAAATTAGAGATATATCGTTTACCAATTTTAAGTGGAGTGGTCATTTGTACGTTGATCAACCTATGTATGTACAATTTGTTATTACACGATCTAAACCTAGAATTATGTGTACAGACATCGATTGGCTTGCTCAAACACTACATGCTGATGGTACACCTAGTTTTGGCATGAAAATCAAACAACGCATATATCCATAGATTAATGTCTTAAATATGCTATAATTAACTTAGCATATAAAGGACAGCGATGTTTTACAAATTCAAACCCGGCCCATATGAGCCAGCACCCTATAAACCCGGCGACACTCTAACATTCTCACAGACATGGACTTTTGGTGACATCATTTATTCCATGATTCCGATTAGACTGTTAGGTGGCGGCGAGTTTTACCTACGATTTGAAAACCTCGATAACCTATGTCAAAATGTAATCGGTTGGCGTGATGGAGGAAGTCACTCAGGTCGCATGACGCAAAAAGACTTTGATTTGCTCGCACCCCTAATTGAAGCACAGCCTTATATCAAGAAATGGGCCAAGTGGGAAGGTCAAGAAATCACACATCCATTAGATAACATCTGCTGTTGGTTCTACGGCAATCAAATCGACAAGGGCCACTATGGTCGCTTGTATAGTCTAGCAGTAGGTCTTGATCCAGCTCAGTTTGAACCAGAAATTACTCGTCCGTGGCTAACCAACGTAAAAAAGACCAGCGTAGCCGGAAAACACATTGTGATCAGCAAGACTGATCGCTACGGCAACGGACAAGTACATCAAGTATGGCGTAACATCGTAGAACAAGAATGGTACAAGCAGGCTGTGTTTGTAGGTACTGCTGAGGAACATGCAAACTACGAAGAAGATTTTAAAATCAAACTACAGCACTATAAAACAGAAGACCTATTGGAACTAGCAGAAGTTATCAATGGATCACAGCTTTATATTGGCAACCAATCAGTAGGTATGGCCATAGCACAGGGATTAGGTGTAAACTTCTGGAATGATCATCGTAAGGATAACTGCACACTAGAAGGTTGTGAAACTTACTTTAAACGAGACAATGGTTACTACTTCTGATCGCACTCCTATAGATCTAGACAGCAACGGTGAAGACATCGATTTCACCGAGTGGAAGTGTATCGACAACAATATATACGAGCTGTGGTTAAGTCCCTGTAAAAAGTGGTTAGTCCAATGGTACAACTGGCACGGACAGCCACATTGGCGGAATCGTCGTACAGCATTTGAACAAGATGCAGTAATCATGCAACAGTATTTTTACAGTAAAGAATTACGATGGTGCCCCCGTATTAGAGGTTTTAAAAACTGGGACTTTCAAATCATACATGACTTTGAAGGATGTGAGTGGTTAGGTAAACTACCTGACCCTGACCCTATCATACCTGTGATACTTAGAGATTTAGAACAGCACAACTTAATTTGGCCTACACTGGAAAATAGAAATCTCTATCGTACACAAGATGGATTAACTTGTTGTCTAGGTGCGGGACTATGTTTTGAAGATCAGGCACAGCCCATTAACCTAGCCTTTTGGGGAGACCTAATGCGCCCTGAACATAGGGTAATAGCCGAAAGTTTACCACGGGATAGCGACCTAGGACCGGGTTATGTAGATCTGCGCATTTGGCGAGAAAACCATTTTAAAACCATTGACCCTAGATAGGATTCAGCGTATAATGTAGTATGGTATTTGAACCTTTCTGGGTCCGCCCTCTTAAAATAATCAGTGTAGTCACTCTACTCGCAGTGGCCTATGCTTGGACCAGTGCAGATGATTGGGAAAAAGAGTTTGAAGTGGAACAGCCAAAGTATCCACCCGTTAATTTAGTAATTTTAGAAGAGCCTGAGCCAGCATTGCTACCAGTAGTTCAAGCTCAAGAACCTGAACCTGTGTTTATACCCGCCCCCGAAGGTGTGGTAAAGAAAGCTAAACGTGCTGTATCAAAAGCCAAACGCAAAGTACGTCAGGCTCTTAAAACCAATAATTAACCCAGGAGATTCTGCGCTCGATCCAACTGCGATCTGTAGCCAGTGATACTGGTTTCCATACGGGCAATTTGCCGTTCAATTTCCGTGAGTCGATCACGCTGTGCAAAAGTAACTTTGCTGGGTTCGGGATCAAAAGCACCAACCACTGATTCACGATGTGCTCGTAGTTTTGCCAGGCGATTTTCCAGCAGTTGTATATGTGCTGATATTTTTTGTATTTGGAACATACTGTTAGTTAGCCCACCGTAAGACAAACATGGTGCGATCTGGATCACGGCGAAATGCCACACAGGCTTGCCAATAGGCCTGCTGATCCAATGATGCATAAACCCAATGACTGTAGTGGCCGCCCACATACTCTCGCAACCACGATTCCAGTGTGTCTACACACAGTATCCAATCCCGCTGATCTTCCCGTATGTCAATGGGCCAAGGCACTACCGCACGATAGGGAAAGTAGGGATCCACGGGATGGTCGATTAAACATCGCATCCAGTATTTATTTTAGCGGTTTAGATCCGTTGAAACTGTATAATGTGTGCGGCGGCTGGTACAGTGATCTCAACCAAGTCATCTTCAGTGTCCACGCTGTCACCTTCATAGACCATTTGGCCATTGGCATAGATCATGCCTTCTAATACCAGTATATAGCTTTGACTCGCCTGTAGAGTGTGCTCCAACCAGCCCGCCCAAACAGCTACCTGCGGGTGATATAAATCCAACTGTAATTGAGAAAACTCACGGGGTCTTTCAACCAAAGAGTAACGGGGTGGCTCTAGAAAACGTTGAGCAGGACGTAGCCAAATCTGTAGATAGCGATTGAGTTCGGGTCCGGGATTGGATTCTGTGTGCCAAATACCCGCGCCACAACTCATGTGCTGTATCTGCCCGGGTCCTGCTACTCGATGATTACCCAAGCTGTCCTTGTGTTCTACACTTCCCTCGATCACGTAACTCAATATGTCCAGCCCCATGTGATTATGCCAAGTTGTGATAAATCCGGGTGCAGTACGATCATCGTTGATAGTGTCAACGCAATGCCAGCTGGGATATTCGGGACTGTGAAAACTCATACAGTCAAAACTACGATAGCTGACAATTCGATTGGTACGGGGACTGGCAATGCGGCCACGGGTTTCTGCTGGTCGGATCTTCATACCCATATTTACGAGCCAAAAAAAAGCCCAGCGATCAAACTGGGCTTGAATAAAAAGACTGGGTTAATTAGCAGTCGTTTTCAATTGCCCAGCCATTGATCTGACCTTGGAAAACATAAGCCGAACTAAAGTATGGGCTGTCATTGATGTCGGTTTCGACAACTGATACTCGTCCACCTGCATTTGATTCTTCATTACCAGAATAAGGTACTGTAGCACGAGTAACGACCACAGTAACATATGATTCTGAGGGCTGTCCAACACCGTAGAATTCTAAACGTTGTTGTAGAACCTGTAGTAGACGTTGGAAATTGCTGTCGCTATTGGCGTAGTTAGTGTCTAAGCTACCTGTAGTACAGCTAACATTTATCTGTAGGAATACTAGATCTTTTGTGCCGATCGCATAGCTTTCCTGTGCTTTGCGGTCATTTGGGCTAAGTGCGTAATTGTCGGACATGTCGACTCCTTTTGTTATATATGAGTTTATTTAGTCAGATCGGGATGGTCGATTAGGCAACGCACTGATTGTTAGCCCGAAGTACCCCAAGTTAAATCAGTCCAGCCGTAGCCATCTTGGTACACCTGTACTCTATATTCCCAGTTAGCGCCACCACGATCCAATAGACACAAGATCATCATGCCCCTTACTGGATTTGGTAAGGCCGCATTGCGATCTGCTATACCGTTGTAAAAAGGCAGTTGTACATAGGGTCCTGTTAGATCCACTCCGCCCGGAGTATATCCATTACTAATCTTTATGGTGTTGTCAACGTCGTCTATGATCAGCTCACCATCTCTGCCTACAAATGTATCAGCATCTTGCACGATACGTTTAGTTGTAACTATTCTTGTGGCCATAAAAAGTCTCCTTGTTATGAAATTATTTATGGTTTTACCAGTCGCTAGCTACCAAGACAGAAGCCGCGAAGCGGCCAGCGCAAAGCGCAAAAAAACAATGTGCGATTAAATACATGATGCGATTCACCGTAGCTTTAATCCTAACACTGGCATCACAGTCAGTCCAAGCTGAACCAGTGACTCGTGCAAAGACCGTGCTATGCGATAATATAACAGCAGTCTTTCAAACTATCATAGGTGAGTATAAGGAACAGCCCGTATGGCATGGAATTAGTCCCGGGACTGATACCGAATTAACTCTGACTGTAAATCCCCAAACGGGCTCTTGGACACTGGTTGAGTACAAAGGATCACGTGCTTGCATAATCTCTGTAGGTGAGCGTAGCAGTCAACGAGTGACTAAATCCGCTCCACTGATCTAATACTAGTCCAATAGATAGCAGACAACAGCCAGTGCTAGAGTAACTGGAATCCATGCCCATTTGCTGAATAAGGATTCGTCACTGGATCTAGAGTAGTATATGTCATGATCTGGATCGTAATGATAAGTTTTACCGTTACGTACAACTGTTTGGTTATATAGGTCGTTCATAGTATTATATATGCCGATCTATATAGCAGACAAAAAAATCCTGCGCAAAATTTTTACAATCCGGTTATCAAGTCCAATGAAGTATCTACGGGCGGGCAATGATCTCTAAAGCGTAGTATAAAGTCTGTATATAGTGGACTATCTACGGGTACCCAAA